GACATCGAGCAGACCCTCGACGTCCCGTCCGGGCCGGACACGCTCGACGAGGCGAAGGAGGCGGCCGCCGCGGCGCTCCTCGCCGCTGGCTGGCACCTGCACGGCGACTGGGTCGATGAGCCGAACGAGACGACCGTATTCGTCGCCCAGACCCCGGCCAACTACAACGAGACCGACATCATGGCTGGCGTGCCGCTCTCGGAGCCACCGGCCCCCGTCTCGTCCCCGCGCCCGTCATGGCGTGACCGCCCCTACACCGGCCCGATGCGGACGGCCGCAGAGCGCGCGGCGTACCTGCGCGAGTACGGCATCGGGTAGCGGCCTATCTCCAGTGCGGGGCGGCACCTTCCCCGCGACCGCGGAGAGCAAGAGACCCTGCCAGGCCAGCCCGCTCGGGGAAGCCTGGCAGGGTCGTTGTCGGATCCGGTTATGCCTCTTTCGCGCCGGTGGCCTCCGCGCGGGCGTGCGCCACGGCGGCGTGCGCCGGTCCGCCGTACAGCGGAACGGCGTCGAGCGGGTCGTGCTTGGTGATGTCGACGGAGCCGTCGGGCCGGTTGTAAACATCATCGGCGAGGGTGGAGTCCCGGCTCCAGTCGCCGGCTTCGTTGCGTTCTTCGAGCGGCACCTGGGCCTCGGCCATGTCAGTGTTCGGGCCAGCGCGCAGCGAATGCGAGGTGACCTTGAGCCCGTCGATGTAGGAGAGGCCGACGGCCGCCACGCGGGCCTTGACCATCACGTTGACGGACCGGCCACTGAGGAACTGGCCGCTGACCTTGGCGTTCTGGCGGCGGGTGAGGTCACCCTTCGTTGTCAGGGCCCGGAAGAGGGGTTTGTTCGGGAGGTAGGCGCTCTCGCCGTCGGTCGGGTTCTGCTCGGTGGCGCTGGGCTCGCGCAGGTCGCGGAGGTCGGCGAGCCAGGCCCGGACGCGGGCGACGAGTCGCAGGTCCTCGCGGTCGCGGATGAACCGCCACCGGCCGTTGCCCTTCCTCCTGGTCTTGGACTTCGAGGTCCACACCGAGACGCCCTCGGCGTGGATGCGGACGTTCTTGACGAGCAGGTGTGTGACCTCGACCGAGCGGTAGAGCATGCCGTACTGGAGCGCGAGCATGGCGGCGTCGCGGCGGCCGATCCGGGTGGTCTCGTCGATGCGGTCGAGGACCGTGACCAGGTACTTCATGGTCAGGGCCGCGGCCTCCTTCTTCTCGCCGCCGGCCGGGATGTACTCCTCCAGCCGGTAGCCCTCGATCATCTCGCGGATCGCGGAGTCGTCGGGCCGTTTGCCCTTGGGATACCAGGTGGTGATGTGGGTGCAGTAGGCGAGGAGACTGTCGGGGCTGTACGGCTGGTATGGCTCGCGAGGCTTGCCCTGGCCAGTCTCCATGAGGTGGCCGATGTACGCGGCGAGGTTGGAGGTGGTGGTCTCCGGCCACGCGGCGCGGCGGGGCTTCTGCTGCTCGCACCAGGTGCGGTAGCGCTTGCGGGTGGCGTCCCGGTTCACCCGGGTGTTGCGAGACCCGCGGTTGTCGTAGCGCTGCTTCACGGAGTCGGGAACGTAGAAGTCCGCGGTGGTGAAGCGGGCGACCTCGTCGACGCGGGGCGGCAGCTCGCCCTCGCCGAGCACGGTGTGGCGGGTGATGTGGAAGGCGGGCGCCGGCGCGGCCTCGATGACGACGTTGGCGGGCAGGTGCCCGGGCCCGTCGTCCACGAGCTCGCCGAAGACGATCTCCTGATCCTCAGTCGCTTCGGTCGCTGCATCGCTCATCGCGCCTGCTCCTTTCAGGGTCGTCAGTCGGACGCGAGCACATCGGCCCAGCAGTTATCGCACGCCAGGTCGTCCTCGGCTCTGGGCTGGAAGGGCAGGGTGCAGCGGATGCAGTTGTCGAGGCCGTCGAAGGTCATCGAGCAGCTGGGGCAGAACTGGCGCCGTTTCTCCGGAGCGTCGGCGAAGTACACCTCACCGCACAGGGTGTGCCGGCCGCAGTTGGGGCAGGTCTCGCCCGCACCTGTCTTGCGGTAGTCGCGCCACGAGTGGCCGAGCACGCCGACCGCGTACTCCAGCGCGAACCGGTACGGCTCCCACGCCTGCTGGTCGTCCGGGCAGAGCCGGCAGTGGAACCCGCCGTCTACTACGAGGGCCCACTGCTCGCAGTTCGGGCACTGCAGCGTGCTCGCCTTGAGCGCTTCGAGTTCGGGCTGGAGCTTGGCCATCCGGGCGGTGACGTAGGAGCGGATACGGGGGACGCTCTCCCGGACGACCGCCATGTCCTCGGCGTCGGCGCCGCCCAGGTCGTACGGCAAGTGGTCGTCTATGAAGCGGAGGAGGAACTCCAGTACCTTCCCGGCACGTTCCTCGACCGCCGCGGCGCTCAGCGTGCCGCCGAAGTGCGCGATCTTGTTGCGGTCCCCCGCCAGTTTCTCAATCTGCCGCTTCTCCCCGCCCGTGATCGTGACCTCGTGATCCTTCAGGAGAGCGACCGCCCGGCCGTGCTTGATGCTGACGAAGTCGCCCGCCTGGTACGCGGCCTCGTCGGCTTCGTCGGGGTTCTGGAAGACGAGCGTCCAGTCGATCGATGCGAGGGCAGCCTTCAGGAGGATCTCGGTGGCGGCCTGGAGGTGGAGGACGGCGAACTTCACGGCTCGGGAATCCGGCTCCGGCCCGTCCAGGTGCTCGACGACGCTGCGCAGGAAGTCGAGGCCGTTGCGCACCGCGGGGTAGCTGAGCTCGGGCTCGCGCGCCTTGTCGCTCATGCGGGCCACTCCGAGATCGTTGCGGGCGCCTGGGGGACGAAGTAGGGGCGGTAGTCCGGGTGGCGGTTCCAGCCGGCCGCGATGTAGCGCAGGGCCTGGCCGAGGCCGTCGCCGACGCCGGAGGAGTACTCGGGGCCCATGTCGTCGAGGAAGGGGAGGATGTGCGCGTAAGTCGCCAGTAGTCCGCTGACGCCCGCAGCGAGGGGCAGCGCAAGACCGGTGCCGGCGTCCGCGATGCGGTCGGTGACGAACTGGATCAGCTCCTCGCTCTGCTGCCGTTCGGCAGGGGGGTTCGGATCTTCGCCGCCGCGGGCGCCCGGCAGGTAGGTGACGTTCACGAGGCTGCCTCCGCAGAGGGGTGGGCCTCGGTCGCGGCGGGGTATGCCTCGACCGCGGTGGCGAGGGTTGTGAAGATGTCGAGCAGCGGGCGGGCCAGGGCCCGCCAGATGCCGGGGTTGTCGAGGTGGGTGAGTTCGACGGGGCCGCCGGTGAGGTCCAGGCCGAGGTCGGCGGCCCGGGCGAGGACCTCGGTGTTGGCGGCGCGCAGCGCATCCTCGGCCGGGCCCGCGGTGTCGCGAGCGTGTGCGCGGGCGCTCCAGGACAGGTACATCGCCGCTTCGCGCAGGACGCCGGTGCGATAGGCCCACACCAGCGGCTCGTCGTCCAATTCGTCGCCGAACTGCATGACAGGCGGGGCGAGTTGAGCGCGTACGTCGGCGAGCACGGCCGGGAGGGCGGGGATGCTGTCGGGGTCGTCGCCCATGGGCAGGGCGTTCAGCGCGGCGAGCGCGGCACCGTACGCGACGCAGGCCGGCCGGGTGCAGCGACTCCAGGCGGTGACCGTGGTCATCTCACCTTCGGTGGTGACGGTGAGCCCGATCGTGCCGGAGGCGGGGCGGCACCACGCCGGGTCGTCGGTCAGCTCCTCGTACACCTCGCGCTTGAGCTCGTCGAGCCCGTGCTCGGCGAGGAGCTGCTTGCCCCAGCTGGTAGCGGTCTCGTGGTGGACGGCGACGGGCCGGCCGGTGAGGGGGTGGTGCTCGATCTGCACGCGCGCTCCCGATTGTTTCGGTTCGCTAAGTTTCAGGACCTGAAAGCTTGCTACTGCGGGGCTTCCTGACGGGGCCTCACTACCTCCTATTCTTCCACGAATAGGAGGTAAGGGGATCCTTACTATCACTCTCGTTCACTCGATGTGGGTAAAGGCCGCATAGCCGAGGCCCCACGGCACTACAGTCGCACCATCACGCCTACACGGCATCTATCCACGCCTTATGTAACGGGAGGGCTGAGTGCGAATCACCATCACCATCGAGAATGCGACCGGCACAGCCAAGGACGAGCTGCTCGCATGGGCTGACCGGCACACGGCCAAGGTCGAGGTCGACACCGAGTGGACCCTGGAGCGCGCCGAACGGTACTACCGCGAGCTCCCGCCCCGCGCCGCGCGCATCCTCCGCGAAGCCGTGCGCCGCGGAGGGTACGTGCCGGCCGAGGAGCTGCGCGAGGAGGGCAAGGGACTGCAGGGGCACTCCAGGGGCCTCACCACCACCCTGGGCAAGGGCGTGGTCGCGGGGTGGTGGCCCAACGGCACGAAGCCGCCGATGGACTACATCGGTCCCGGCTACGGCCAGGTCCGCGGCTACCGGCTCCGCGACGACGTCAAGGACGTCTTCGCCCAGGCCATCATCAAGGCCATCCCCGAGGAGGAGTCCCAGTGACCGAACTTGACGTGACGCTGGCCGAGTTGAGCCAGCTCGTCGGGAAGGCGAAGGCGCAGTCAGCCGCAGGCAGAACCGCTGAGGACGTCGAGCGAGGGGCGCGAATCCGCGAGGCTGTCAGCAAGGCGCGCGAGGACCTCGATGCAGCCGCCGACCGCGCACAAGAGCACCACCCGGAAGACCTCGCAGCGCAGTGGGCGTCGCACCGCCACTACCTGGAGCAGGCGCTCCTGCGCCTGATCGTGCGGGTGTCGCCCTACGCAGGGCCCTCTGCCGCTGTCAAGACGACCCCGAAGGACTCCCAGTGACCCGCCAGACCGACGCTCCCATCGAGTACACCAACTTCGAGATCAAGCACGAGCGCGCCAGCTCCCTGGCCCGCATGGTGGAGGAGGGCCACCTGGACCTGAACCCGCCCTACCAGCGAGGGGACGTGTGGACGCTCGACCAGCGAATCCGTCTAGTGGAGTCCTGGCTGCGCGGGATCTCCGTGGGCTCGGTCGTTCTGGCCGACCGCTGGAACTCCCGGTGGCGTGACGCCGACGGCAAACCCTTCAACCCGGAGTCGGATCCCTCTCTCGCCTGCGTGGATGGCCAACAGCGCATCACCACCGCGAAGATGTGGTTCGCCAACGAGTTCGCGGTCCCGGCCAGCTGGTTCCCTCCGGAGCACGTCGAGCGGACCGAGGACACCGAGGACGGCCCCTACGTCCGCTTCTCGTACCTGAGCCGGCTTGGCCGGAACAAGATGACGCTGGAAGCCTCGATCCAGAGCGAGACGGTGAAGACCGCGACCTGCCTGGAGGACGAGGCCCGCATCTACTTGCTGCGGAACACCGGGGGGACGGAGCAGAGCATCGAGGACCTGGCGAATGCGGACCGCGTCGCCGCCGGCGCTCCGACCACGTAGGACCTGTGACGTCGACCGATACCTGGCCCCACAGAGGGATAGGTGGCCCACGTCCTTCTCACGGTTGACTCACGTGTGCGGATCCAAGACGGAGCTGACGATCTCGGCGTACTCAAGGGCGTCCTCGAAGCTGACTTCGGGATCGTCGTCGCGCACGCTGCGCACTCGCCACACGGCAATTGAAACGCCGAGATCGGATGTGCCTTGTCGGCGCAAACGCTGTTCGTACTCGTCGAGGAGGGTGTCGAACGACTGGCTGGGGTCTGTGGTCGTCATGCCTGTCCAACGATGCGTCCGGCCCTCGGGTGCGCTAGCCAGCCAAGGTCGATCTCACCGATAACCCTGCCTCCCCCCATCAGGTGTAGTCGCCGTCCATGAGATGACGTCCCTCGACGCGCGGCGGCGCCCAGGCGGCCTTGTAGTCCGGGTGATCCTTCCATCGCGCTGCAACGTGGAGCAGTGCCAAGCCAAGTCCGTCGATGAAGCCGGCGTCACGTCTGTCGAGGGTCTTGTGTTCGCGGTAGGGCAAAACCTCTTCATGCACGATGACCTGGGCGGTGACCGCTGCGACGAACGGATCGGTCATTGCGCGGTGCCCCGTCTCGCTGATCCGATCGGCGATGAAGTGGTGGATCGCCTTGTACTGCCTGGTCGTGATCAATCCGACTTCCCTTGCTTCGCGCCGAGGCCAGACGCCCGCGACTCTTCGAAACCGAGGAGGGCGACCGTATCCCGGGCCTTCCTTCATCGTGCACCCCTGCCGCCCGTGCCGAGCGAAAGGGACTGTCGTGAAGGTGCCCGAGTCCGTCCATACCGAGCGCCGAGGGTTCACCGCGCTTCGAGCTCGCCTGAAGAGACCAGCGCCAGGTCGACGGCAGCGCCGTCGACGACTGGGCGAGGACGTCGTCATGCCCGCCGGTCTCGTCCCGGGGCGGTCGTGGGAGATCGCTGTGCCCGACGGGGTGAAGCTCCTGAACAGCAACGCACGGATGCACTGGATGCAGGCCGCGGGCCGGACGGCGGAGATTCGCCGCGAGGTGGCTGCGACCGCCCGCTCGATGCGGGTTCCGCCGCTGCTGTGGGCGCACGTCGTCTACCGCGTGCACCCCGGCCCGCGCACCACCCGCTTCGATCCGGGAAACTGGTCCCCGACCGTGAAGGCTGCGGTCGACGGACTGGTCGACGCTGGCGTCCTGCCCGACGACAACGCCTCCCGGCTCAAAGGTCCCGACCCGCGGCCGGGCGAGCGGTGCGCGCAGGCCGGCGGCCGCGTCGTCCTGGTGCTCACCGAGCTCCGCCCTGCCCCGATCTCCAAGGAGAGCAGCACCCCGTGAACTACGACTTCGACGAAGAGCAGTTGGAGCAGGAGCGGCTGGACCGTGAGCGTCGGGCCTCGAACCTGGAGCACATCCGGACTTACTACGGTCTGGAGGAGCGGTGCGGGATCCGGGTCGACATCGGCATCCGGGTCCGCTCGGAGGGGCGTGAGGGGACGGTCGTGGACACGGCTGGGCAGTACCTGGTGGTGCAGCGCGACGGCGAGGAGCGGCCGGTGAAGCTGCATGTCACCTCGGGGATGGAGTACAAGACGCCGGACGGCTGGGTGTCGGCGTCTCCGCGGCCGACGCCCGCGTACCCGGGCGCGTGATTCACGGACGACCGGTATTCACAGAGGTGCCTATCGGTGCATACTCGGAGGCATGGCAGACACCACAGTGAAGGTCAGCGCCGAGACCAGGGACCGGTTGGCCGCCGTCGCCGAGGCCCGCGGCATGAGCCTGCGCGCGTTCCTGGCTGACCTGGCCGTCCAGGAGGAGAACCATCTTCGGCTGACCCGGGCGACCGCTGAGTTCCGCGAGGTCACCCGGCGGCCGGGCATCGCCGAGGCGTTCGACGCCGCGTTCCCCGAGGACGCTCCGGCTCCCCGAGATGCTGCACGCCGGGCGGCCTGACCTTGGAGCTGCACGTCGACCTCCGGTGGCTCCTCGACCGCCAGGAGGACTTGCTCGGCAAGGAACTCGGTGTCCGCGACTGGTCCGGCCTCGTGGCCGCCGTCGCCCGGCACAAGGTCAACACCCCCGGTCTCGAAGCCGGCGAGCCGGACGCCTACTGGCGCGCCGCGGCGCTGCTCGATGCGCTCGTGCTGCTGCGCCCGCTGCCGGCTCGCAACGCCTTCTTCGCGTACGGCGTGGCGGTGGCGTACATCCGGGCGTCCGGGGAGACCATCGATGACGCTTTCGAGCCGTGGGAGGCCCTGGTCCGTGACATCCGCGGGCTGCGGCTGTCCGTGTACGACATCGCGGACCGGCTGCGGTCGATGCAGCCGCTCCGCTGACGGTCGCACCAGGCTCGTCCCCCGCTCGTACGTCGAGGAGCTGGCACGCCGCCGGCTGCTGGAGTCCGTGCCCTCCTTGACCGTCTGCTTCGACGAGGAGGGCCTGGCGGTGGAGTGGTCCGTCTTCCCTGAGGTCAGCTCGGACGGATGACGGTGGGCATGAGGCGGTGCGCGATGCGGTGGATCCTGCGCATGTAGCTCCAGTCCTCCGTGCTCATGTCGTATGGCGGCGGGAAGTCGAACCGCTGGCAGGCCGGGCAGGACGGAACGGCTGCGGCCTCGGCGCCGTGGGCGTCGATCTGGTGCTCGGCCCAGGTCTCGATGGCGAGGAGGGTCCGGTCGACCGCCGTAGTCTCCGCTTCCGGACTGTCGGCCTCGGTCGCGCGGGTGCGCGCCCGGTCGAGCTGGGCCTGGAAGACGAGACCGAGGGGGCAGCACGGGCCGGGAGGTGGCGGAAGTTCCACGGTCACCTCGCGAGCGTAACGATCCCTCACCTCAACTTCGGGGCCCGTGGCGCGAATTCCACCCGCGCACCGGCCGATCATGGCCGGTACCCTTCGTATGAGACTGGCGCAAGAGCGAGCGCTGGCCCCGGCCGAGAACTCCAGAAGGGCATGCCGATGACGCGCACCCGTACCCCCCTGATCAGTGCTGCTGTCTCCCCGTCCGTGACGTGACGTACCCCGTCGTCTGGGGCCCGCACATCTACGTCACGTCACTCGGGGAGGACCCGCATGCCCGCCAGGGACCGCGCGCTGCTGCGCGCCGCCATAGCCGTTTCGAGTGTGGCCGGTACGGCGTACCGCTGGTGCCTTCGCCGCCGCTACGAGCTCGCTCCCGCCGCCGCCTCGGCCTCGCTGACGGGTCTGGGCTGGCTGCACCACGTCTCAGACGTCAGCGTGGGCGAGCACGTCGTCTACGGGCTGAGCACCGTCGCCACGGCGGCGCTGACGGCCGGTGGCGTGAAGCACAAGAAGACCGTTCTCGCGGCGGCGGGCGCGGGGATGACCGTCGTGCTCGGCGACACGTGGATCAACGCGGCGGCCGGCCCGTCCGCCCCTGCCTTCGTCGCGACCGGGATTACCACCTTGGGCGCCTACTGCGCGTACGTGCCCTGGCTGTCGCGCCGCCGGGACGAGCGGATGCGTCTCCAGATCGACGCCGCAAAGGCGGGCTCGCTGCCCGGGGCGCTCGGGATCGATGCCGGGGCGCCGGGGGTGACCGGCGAGAGCGAGGAGGAGACCGCGCTGCGCCGCGCCCTGACGGCGTTGGGGATCCCGCCCTTGGACGTCACAGCGCTGCACTTCACCGACAACGGGTGGACGGCGCTGGTGACGTTGCCGCCGGGCCGGAGGACGTCTGCGGAGGCCGTCATCGCCCAGCGCCAGCAGCTTTCGGCGAACCTGGGGCTGCCCGGGCGGCTGCTGCTGTCCATCGGCGGCCAAGACAACCAGCTCCTCGTCCGGATGCAGGTGCACGACCCTCTGGCCGAGACCATCCCGTGGGAGGGGCCGTCGATCACCTCCATCACAGAGGAGATCACCCTCGGCCGGTCCCGGGACGGGTCGGAGGTGCGGGTCTGCCTGCTCTACAGCCACACCCTGATCGGCGGGGCCACCGACAACGGCAAATCGGGCCTGCTGAACGTCCTGGCCGGGAACATCGCGGCCGCGACCGACGCCGAGATGCTGCTCGTGGACATGAAGCCGGGCGCCGTCGAGCTCGGGCCATGGCGCGCCTGCGCGCGGGCCTTCGCCGACACTCCGGCGAAGGCCCGGGCGCTGCTGCGGTTGGTCCGCCAGGAGGTGGAGCGGCGCGGGAGGATCCTGGCCCAGCTGAGCCTGGAGACGGGGAAGCCGGTGCGGAAGTGGGTGCCCGGCGTTCACGGCACGGCCTGGTTCGTCATCGTCGACGAGCTCGCCGAGCTGATCCGCCAGGATCCGAAGCAGTCCCCGGAGCTGGAGTCGCTGCGCCAGCTCGCCCGGTTCGTCGCGATCCACTTCGTGGAGGCCACGCAGTCGCCCTCGAAGAAGGTGTTCGGTGGCGACACCGACGCCCGACAGCAGTACCAGATCCGCATCGGTCTGGGCGTCACGGAGACCACCCCGATCAACCTGATCATGGGCCCGGGGGCGCTCGGCGCCGGCTGGTACCTGAACGAGCTGAACCTGCCGGGCAAGTTCATGATCTCCTCGCGCGCGCCGGAGCACGCCGAGCCGATGGAGCGCCGCGCATTCATGATGTCGGACGACCAGATCGCGGCGACCGTGCACCGGTACGGCGGTGTTGAGGCGGTGGATCTGGTCTCGGAGCGGCCGTCGGAGGAGCGGCCGAAGCCACCGGAGCCGCCTCAGGGGCCGCCGGACGGCGGGGGCGGCGGGGAGCGACCGACGCTGCACGTCGTGCCAACCTTCCCTGACGGGTCGGAGATCCCGGATCACCGGCTCGCGCTATGGCAGGCGATCGAGAAGGCGGGCCCGGCGGGCATCACGCTCAACGGGCTGGTGGCTCTCGGTCTGCCGAACGTCGGCTCCAGGACGTCGGCGGACGGGCCGGTGCAGCAGTGGCGGGCGAAGGGCTGGGTCGTGGAGGCCGGGAAGGACGAGAACCGGGCGATGCGGTTCAGGGTCGCACCGCGGCGTACGGCGCCGGCGGCCGCGCCCGTGAGGGAGAAGGAGCGGACCACGGTCGGTGGTTGACGTCTCGTGGGATGATCGGCGCCATGATCAAGTGGTGGGGGAAGGCCGCGAGCGTGCTGCTCGCGGCCTCGGCCGTTGTGGCGGTCGCAGGGTGCGGTGAGGACGCGGGGGAGACGGGGAAGGCTGCGGCGAGCGCGAGCCCGGCGCCGTCGGTGTCGCGGGCCCGGACGGTGTTCGAGGACGACCTGGACGCGCTCGCGTGGGACGGCTGCCCGGACGACTGCGCGCGCGATCTGGACGAGGTCGTGGTGAACGCCCGGGCGCTGCGGAAGGCGATGAACGCCGACTCGGCCGGCCCCGCGTTCTGGGGGCCCGCGTACAAGCTGATCGACCAGATCGAGGCCGGGCGGGCGAAGGTCGAGGGGGACGCGGGCTGGAACCGGACCCTGGTGCTGCAGCCGGCGCACGCCCTGGAGGACTGGCTCGCCGCGAACCCGGCTGGATAACGCTGCCCGCTGGTGATCTTGTGGGACGCTTCCAAGACGCCGTTCCTTGAAAGGACCTCCTTACATGGGATCGAATTCTGAACCGAACGGGAAAGCGGCCCGCGAGAAGTACACCGTGTGGGTCTCCGTAAGCCTGGCCTCGCATTTTCGCCTCCTTGTGCGATTGAACCGCCTCCGGGAGTCGTCCTACGTGGAACGGCTGATCCAGAGAGGGATGCCGCCACGGGAGGCCCGGCTGCGGGGAGCACGCCGGCGGGCCCGGTGGTGGCCGCCGGTGACGAAGATCGTCGCGGACTCGATCCGTCTGCGCCTGGAGGAGGAAGACCTGCGCGGTCCATGGGCTCCGCTCACGCCCGAGGAGGAGGAGCAGCTGCGGCTCTCGGGCCGGTGGCCGGGCCACAACGTCGGCGGCCTGCGCCAACGGAATTATGAGCTCCCTGTGTCAATACTCTCCGCGCTGCGTACGGCGGCGTGGCGGGTGAGCGAGGGGCCGCTCGCCGAGCTGGAGGAGAAGGGCCTGACGCACTACAGCCGTGATCTGACCGTGGAGGAGATGGAGGAGAGGGAGGAGCTGATCGAGAGGGTGTACTCGCCACCGCGGATCGTCAGGGAGGCGCTGGACCGGTACGGGCCGAAGCCTGTGGCGGCCCGGGAAGAGGAAGGTGTCTGAGGCCCTTGGGCCGGTCCTTCTAAGGACCTCCTTTCAAGGTTTTCTATTTAACCCTCCCTCGAAATGGCCAGTTCGGCCATTTACGGCCGCCATAAAGGATTGGCGTTGCATTTCACTAAAAGAATGCGCTAGACATTTCCTGTCGGGAATTGGAGCGAGTGCGTGGAGGGTCATGGTGGCGAAGGCAGATGAGGCGGTGCTGCGGTACCACGGGGAAGTGCCGGTGTACCGGTCGGACCGGGCGCCGGAGGGGCTGATGACCCGGCGACAGCTCCGGGCAGTCGGGCTGAGCGCGGCCGGGCTGAGGCCGGCGGGCTACCTGCACTACAGCCCGCATCACGGGATCTGCCAGCTGTTCGACCGCCAGGCGGCGCGCCCGGTACGTCCCCTGACGGAGCGGCAGCGGGAGGTCTTGGCGGCAGGGCGCCTTCTGGCAGGCACGAGCCCGTGCCAGCTGTGCGGGGTGCGCACGAAGTGGTCGCCGGCGGACTGGGAGGAGCGGGGGAAGCCGGTCTGCGGCCCGTGTCTGCCCGCTCTTCGGGCGGCAGCGAAGAAGGCGTCAGCCGAGCGGCACAGGGCGCAGCGGCAGGCGTTCGAGCAGATGCTGGCGAAGGATCGGGCATCGGCCGCCGAGTGGGCTCGGGACGTGCTCGCTGACCCCCGCTGTGCCGTCATCGACACGGAGACCACGGGCCTTCTGGACGATCACCCGTTCGTCGTGCAGATCGCTGTGGTGACGGTGGGCGGCGATGTCCTCCTCGACACGCTCGTGAACCCGCAGGTGCCGATCCCGGAGTCGAGCACGAGGATCCACCGCATCACCAACGCGATGGTCGCGTCGGCCCCCACGTTCGACATGGTGCTGGAGCAACTGGCCGAGGCCCTGCGCGGGCGCCGCACGGTCGGCTGGGGCGCGGCTTTCGACAGCGAGGTGATCCGCAACGAGCTCGTGCGGCACTTCGATTGTGGGGTGCCGACGGAGGCGGCTCGGCAAGCTGATGAGTGGCTGCGGACGTTCCTGGTGCCGGAGTGCGTGATGGAACGGCACGCCGAGTGGTACGGGGACTGGGACCCCTACTACCAGAGCTATGTCTGGCAGCGCCTGAACGGCCCTCACAGCGCCCGCGGAGACTGCGAGGCGGTCGTGGAACGGCTGCGCCTCATGGGCCGGGCAGACGGCCAGGAGGCGGCTCGCCTCGCCGCGGTCGGGGAGGCGTGATGTCGCAGATTCGTTTGATGGACTCCGACCCCGAGCGGGCCCGGCGTACAGCGGCCGCCATCATGCGGGCGCTGGAGGCGTCGCCGGAGCTGGTGGTGCCGAACATGTCGGAGGTGGTGCCGAACCGGCGCGGGCCGGGCGGCCGGGTCTACCTGGAGACGATCCTGCTGGAGGCCCGCACACCGACGGGCGCGGCGGAGGACCAGGACGTGACGGTGGAACGCGCGGACGACAAACCCCGGCACACCAGGGGCCGGAGAGCTCTTCCTCAGGGCGGGCGGGCGCTCGGATCGTGATCTGCAGGACGGTCAACGGCCTGCCTCGGCGGCGGATATGCTGACCGCCGGGCGGCCACGACCGTCCCCCGCCGAAGAGGTCCCTGCCCACGCCAGGCCCTCGCCGGAGGCCAAGCCGTCCTTCGACGCATCGTGGCACCCCCTTCTTCGTCCGCTTCAACGCGGCGTGTGCGTGGGGCGCGCTGCGGCACGGAGTGAGACATGGCGAGGAACAAGCCGGGCAAGCCCAGGAAGCCCCGGAAGCGGTCGGTAGAGCTGCACGCGAGCAGCCGGGCGACGGGCGCGAAGTACACCAAGCTGATGCGGGAGAACGACCAGCGGCGCGCCGCCGGCTTCGAGTGGCCCCCGGCTGGTACACCCCAGTCCCCCTACGCCGAGGATGATTCCCTCCAGGCGTTCTCGATCCCGATCCTGCTGATCGCGACGGTGCCCGAGGAGTCGGAGCCCGACGACGTCGGCGCGCACGTCGCTGACGCCTGCTCGCGGCTCGTACGGGATGGCGAGGGCTGGTACCCGGCGATGGCGTATGTGTGGACGACCCCGACCCGCCAGCCGGACCCGGAGCATCCTGGCCATGTGCTGGAGTCGCTGCTCGTCTCGGTGGCCGCGAGGCGTCCATGGTTCCAGCCGGATGGCACCCCGACCGAGGGCGAGGTGGAGGAAGTCGCCACGGACGCGCAGCGGGCGATCGGCGCGGCCCTCGCCTACCTCTACCCGACCGCCGGGGCCTCGCCTGCGGCGCTCCTCCCCCTCGGGCCGGACAAGGCGGAGGCCATCATCGCGAAGGCCGGTGGGATGGACGCGGCAATCGTGACCGCAGACGTCCACCCCTCGCTCGACGACGAGGAGGACGAGCCGGGCATGGAGAGTCCTGCAGCAGCCGAAGCGGCGCCGACGTACCGGGTCGTGGACCAGCTGAACCGCGGCTGGCACATCGCCTCCGGCCGGGACGAACTGCTGAGGTACACGGTGGACTGGGCTGGCCTCCGCCCGGACCGTCCCGAGGAACTGCTGTCCCTCGACGAGCTGGAGGCAGCACACGGACCGTTGCGCCCGGTCACGTCCCCGGACCCGAGCGACGCGATGGTCCTGCGCGGGGCGCTCCACAACGCCGGTGTGAAGGCCGCGGGCTCCGTGCTCGTCGCCCTGTACCGCCTGGCGGTGGAGTACACCCGCGGGTCATCGCCGGGCGGGTTCGAGGGCGGCTCGCTGCGCGCCGGCCGCGAGGGATCCTGGGAGGCCGAGGCGCTGTACCGGCTGGCCTGGACGATCGGCGGTGACCTGGACGAGAAGCCGAAGCGGTACAGCGAGGACTGCGTGAAGAGCGTGATCACGGTGCTGCGGGAGTGGACTCAGAACCCGCGGTACTACGTCGAGGTCGCCGAGAACCTGCCGTACTTCTTCGGGCAGGTGGCCGACGAGCTCGGCGGCTGGAGCAAGGTGGCTGACAAGCCGTTCCAGCCCGACACGAGGGTCGGTCGGCATCCGGCTGACACGATCGAGGCGGTCTACGGCTACCTGATGTCGCAGTCGGAGCACCGCTTCGATCTCGACCGCGGCGACTTCGTGTAGGCGTCTCGTCGTCCTGGTGCTCCTCGTGGGGCACCAGGACGACGGCGCGCGGGGCGCCGGGGCCTTGCTCCTTCGCTCCTCGCTCGGTGGATCCGAAGAGTTGGGCCGCGCCCGGGCCCGGAGTCACCGTATCGGCTCCGTTTGCGCTCGCGCCCGGACGATCCCGCCTCGTCGCTCTTCCGGGTGAAGGGCCCGGGGCGGGCTCAGGTCGGGCGCCCGCGAACGACGAGGAGCTGCGGGGCGTCGGTTCGGCGTTCGTCGCGCTGCTGGAGCTCCAGGGCGACGGCGCGGCGGAGCGGTTCGAGGCGAGTCGGCATCGGCTGCCACTCCGGCGGGCGGCCGGCGGCGCGCCTGCGGATCAGGTCCTCCATCTCGTCGTTCAGGAGATCGGCAGCCCGGGCGAAGACTCGCTGGATGCCGCCCTTGCGCAGAGGGACGCCGGGCGGCTCCTGGATGGTGGCGCCGTCTGGGCGGTGGCCGGTGTGGTTGTGTTCCAGGCTGACCCACAGGTGGTTGACCGGATGCTCCAGCGGCGTGACGAGGCTTTCGCGCAGAGGGAGGTAGGCGCGGAGGGCCTGCCGGGTGGCGGGGGAGAGGGGCCATTCCTCCAGCGGCGGGGGTGTGGTGGCGCGGCCGCCGCGGGGCCGGTGGACGCGAAGGGTGGACAGGTCGGCTGCCAGGTGGGCCATGTGCTGGGCTACGAGGCTGCCGGAGCTGGAGGCGGTGTCGAGCACGACTCCGTACATCGCGAGGAACCGGATGCGGAACGGCTCGGTGACTTGCCGGTCGACCTGCTTCTCGAAGCGCTGCATCAGGAGCTGGCGGACGGGGGCGGCCACGACGGGCGCGAGGTCGGGCGTGGGGGGCATGTCGGGGAGCTCGAAGGGGACGCCGGCCTTGGCGGCGATGAGTTCGAGGCAGCGGCCGCGGGCGCGGAGGGCGGAGTCGGACTCGCTCTCGCCGGTCTTGCCGTCGCCGCGGACGAGGCCCTTGACCACCAGGTCGAAGAAGGCGCGGGTCGCGTCGTAGGCGAGCAGGGAGGGGAGGTTGTCGTACGCGTCGGGGGGTAGGCCGCCGAGGGCGAAGGCGCGCTCGTAGGCGCCGAGGAGGGCGCGGAGCTGTTTCTGCCGGGAGAGGCCGATGTCAGGGTCCCTGCACAGCGCGTCCACGACGCGGCCCATGGCGTGCAGGGACGGCACGAGCGGGAGCTGTAGGGCTGTGGACATGGGTCCATGATGGCGGGTCCGGCTGTGTGGTGGGGCCGGGGCCGGAAATCGTCCCGGGGGAGGCCGGCGGAGAGCCGCCCTTTCGGGTGATCGGCGGCCGCGGTCGTGCGGTCGGAAATCCGGCCATCGAAGCGACCTGCGGTGATCAGTTGAGCAGGCCGCGGTTCCGGATCGGCTCGGACTCGTAGATGGACAGGAGGATGCCCTCGGCGCGGTCGGGGCTCTTCATCCCGCGGGCCCGCATCTTCTTCTTGGACTCCACGACGACGTGACCGCCGGAGTTGTATTCGAGGTTGGGGGTGGAGAGCTGGATGGCGGCGTCATGGTCGACGCGGAGGCGCAGTCGGCCGACCCCGGTCTCGGGGTCGGGCTGGAGGAGGGCTCGGGTGGCGAGCCACATCTCGTCGCGCTTGGTGTAGGGCCGCATGACGGCGCCGGGGTCGTCTCGGAGGGGCGCTTCGGAGACCATGACGCCGACGATGGCGGAGTTGTGCCGGCCGTTCTCCCCCCAGGTCTTGAGCATCGACACGGCGCCGTGGCCGAGGCCGTTCTTGTCGACCTTGACGCGGACCTGGTGGGGGCTGCCGAGGGCCTGCGCGAGGCGTTCGGCAGCGTGGATCTCCTCCAGGATCTTCTTGGCGACGCGGACCTGGTTGTCGTTGGCGGAGCCGCTGGAGTGGTGGCGGTGCTCGACGACGTCGCCGACGATCCGGTAGATGGTGAACTCGTCGCCGCCGTCGGCCGCGACGTCGACGCCGAGACGGACCCAGGCGCCGCGGCGGACGGTGTGCTTCGCGGTCTCGCCGGTGAGGCCGAGGTCGCACAGCCGGACCCAGCCCGGGCCGGTGGGGTCCTCGACCGCCTTGGCGTCCTCGATCCAGGTGATGGGGATGACCTTGCCGCCGCCGCCCTTCGGGAACTTGGCGTGCACCTTCGCGATCACGTAGGGGTGGTCCTCGCCGTACTCGCGGATCGTGCGGTTGACCCAGTCCATGTCCGGCAGGTGGGTGGCGAGGGAGTGCCTGGGCACGCCGGGGGGACAGTCGTTGCAGTAGGGGACGCGTTCGCCGGTGATGGCCGGGCTGTCGAAGGTGGCGATGGGGATGGTGACGGTGGTCGGCTCGTCGGGGTTCTCGCCCTCCTCGCACATCAGCTCGAACCAGGATCGGGGGTCGTCCATCGCGGGGTTGCCGATGCCGAGGAGCGCCGCTTCGCCGGTGAGGAGGTTGTTGGTGCCGTTGCCGATCGCGCGGGCGATGCCGCCGGCCTCGTCGACGACGATGAGGAGCTTCGGGGTGCCGTGGATGCCCTGCATGGAGGCTTCGTCGTGGGCCTGGGCGGTGAAGCCGTAGGCGACTCGGACGTCGTTGCCCCACTGGTCGGGGATCTTCCATTGGACCTCGTCGCAGAAGCCGGGCAGGCCCGCGCGGGCGATCGTCTTCCGGATGTGGGGCCAGAGCTGGTTGCGGACCTGCCGGAAGCGGGTCGCGGTGGTGACGATCAGCATGGTGCCGGGCGGGTTCACCGCGCCAGCCCAGGCGACGAGGCGGCCCGCGATCCAGGTCTTCCCGACGCCGAACCCCGCGGGGACCATCGTCCGCTTGTACTTCGGGATGGCGTCGACGATCTCCCGCTGCTTCGACCAGATGCTTTCGCCGAGGACGTCCTCGATGAACCCGCTCGGGGTGTCGTGCCACAGGCCGTACAGGGAGCCGGTCTCACGCTCGACCTCGGTCAGGATCTGCGCCTGGTCGGCGTGGCCGAACCGACGGAAGGCTTCGCGCCGGACGGGGACGGGAGCACTCAGCAGTTGGTCGGCGAGGCTCCCGGCTTCCTTGGACCGCACGCCGGACCGCTTCTCCTTGGAGGCGGTGGCCGCTTCGGCGGCGGCGGTGCGGGACGGAGGCGGCGTGGGCATGGCGCGCACGGTGCCGGGGCGGGTGAGCTTGTGTCGCGGGCTGCGTGGCCTGCGGGAATGTAGGCGGCCCCCGTCCGGTCTCGTGCATCCGCCCGCGGAGGGGAGTCCGGGTTGGCGCGTGATCGGGGACGGGGGCCGGTGCCAGTGTTCAGTTCTCCGGTGGCCGGCTCCGGGTGGGAGGGAGCCGGCCACCGTGGGCCCCGGGCATCGGGCCCGGGTGGGTGAGGCGGGGGATTGCCTCACCGACTACAGACGGAGTGGGGCCCGGAAGTGTTACAGGGGTCCGCAGAACTTTTTTCGGGCCCGGTCTCAGCCGTTCACGACCGCCGTGACGTACGGCTGGAAGACGCCTGCCGTGTCGGCGATCCGCTGGTGCGTCCACTCGTACGGCGCGGCGGCCAGCACGGGCATCGCGGCGTCGCGGATCGGGAGGGCGGCTTCGCGGATAGCTCGGTGCCGCTCGTACTCGCGGGCGATACCGGGCAGCGTCTCGTGCGCGTCCTCCACGAACGGCACGCCGGCGTCCTTGCCCGCCTGCACGAGGTCGTCGCGGACGGGGAGCTTGGCGTCGCGTTCGAGCCCGAGGGCCCGCTCCATGACGCGCTTGACGCCGGTACGGCTCAGGCCCGCGGAGTAGTAGACCGCCTTGGCGGTGGTGTAGCAGTTCAGGGAGGCGATGGCCTGGTCGCGTTCGACGATGAGGCGGTCCATCTCGTCTTGCGCATCGCTGCTGATCTCGGCGGCGCGCTCCAGGCGCTCCTCGGGCCGGGTGATGTCGGCGAACGCGGCGAGGACCTGGTCGTGGGCGTCCTTGCGGATCTTGTCGAAGTCGGGGCGCTCCAGCGGCGGCACGGCGCTTCGGCGGGCGGCAAGCTTGGCGGCGGCGAGCCCGAACTGGCGACGGGCTTCCTGCCACTGGGCGTCGTTCTCCTGGTACTGGACCGCGAGCTCGATGGCCTGGGCGCCGGTCTCCTCGGTGCAGTGCAGGCCTAGGCCGTCGGCGACGCGGGCCATGTCTTCCTTCGGCGGGAGCGCGGTGCCGGTGACGCCCCAGGTCTGCCCGAGCGCTTCGATCCGGATGCGGCGCAGGCTGGAGTGGGCGATGCCGAAGGCTGCGGCCAGGTCGGCGAGCTTGTGCTCGCCGGCGTGGTGGAAGGCGTAGGCGGCGATCAGCTGGTCGCGCTCGGGCTTGACGATGGCCATGTTGAGGTACGCGGCTTCGCGGATCTCATCGGCGGCGGTGCGGCGGGCCTTCGGGTCCTTGATCGGCTTGAGGATCTTGCGGACCTCGTCGACGGCCTTGCTGCGGACCTTGTCGTAGTCGACGACGGGGAGGGTGCTGGTCATGGCGGATCCCGTACGGGAGCGCGCCCGGTGGGCGCTGGTGGCAGGGGAAGCCCCTAGCCCTTAGTCCTTCTCTTCGGAATGTACACCAAGTTACCCCCGCATGGCCCAACCGCGGTGGCTACTGCTTCGCGGGGGTCAGCGGAATGCTGACGCGGGTGCGGGTGCCGTCGGGGTGGAGGACGTACTGGGCGCCGTTCGGGTAGGTGACGGGCGTCTCGCCGGGGAGCATCGGGCGGCGGACCTTCCAGCCGTGGCTGTAGCTCTCGCGGGGGTGGTCCTCGAACCATCCGTTGCAGGTCCGGCACGCGAGGAGGAGGTTGTGGGGCTGGTTGATCCACTCCTCCCGGGCCCCGCCCATGCCGCGGTTGACCCGGTGGTGGATGGTCAGGTCCCGGGGGGTGTTGCAGCGGGTGCAGCGGCCGCCGTCGCGGATGAGGACGAGTTGGCGGACGGCGTCGGTGGGGCCGGTACGGCGTCGGGCTGGCACGGGGTGCTCCGTCCTGCCCCGGCGCCGGGCCGCGGGCGCGGCCGCTGGTGAGCGCGCAGGGCGAGGACGGGAACATGCACCTCGGGTCGGTCTTACGTCGCGGCGCCGGCGAGCTCGCCCTCGTCGGCCGGGTCGGCGGCGCGGGTGAGGGCGTCGAGGACGGTCGCGGCGTCGGGGATCCGGACGTAGGACATGTGCAGCTTCCCCTCGTCCTGCTCGCCGAGGGTGACGGCGAACTCGGCGCCGGTGGTCTCCTCGTCGTAGTAGTAGGAGCCCGGGCCGCACTCGGCGAGCGGGCCGTCGGCGTTGTCGAGCCAGGCGATGCCGAAGACCTCGTCGATGGCCTGGGCGAGTACGTCGTTGGGGACGCCCTCGAACTCGACGGTGGAGCGGCCCTCGTTGTCGATGCAGACCCGCCCGGAGCCGAGGCCGGGCTGGTCGTAGGCGAGCATCACGTCGCAGCAGTACGCGGGGGTGGGGTTGTCGTCGAGCGGGGGGAAGGCGGCCCGCATCGCGGCGGCGGCCGCTTCCTCGGTGTCCTTCCAGGCGCGTTCCCAGACTTCGATGGCTTCGGTGACGGCAGGTCGCATGGTGGTTCTCTCCGTTCTTCCCGACACGGGCATCCCGCAGGGCGCGGCCGCCGGCCGGGGGGCGGTTCGGTCGGAGAGAACCGTGCCGGCGTGGGGTGCTTGTGTCGCGCGAGGCCGCTCGTCGGCCTCGGACTCGCCCGGCCCGAGCGGGCCGCGAGGGGCCAGGCCGAGGGCCACCACCGGTGAAGTTCATCTGGTTCGGTTCATCTGGGTTGAACTACATCTTGTTTACGTACGCCACAGCGCATGAGGCCGCGTACGCCAGAGCGCATGAGGCCGGATGCGCTGTGGCGCATGTGGGGGGTGACCTCATGCGCTCTGCCGCATGTGGGTGACCTCATGCGCTACAGCGCATGAGGGTAGAAACTCGCAGGTCAGGAAGCCGTCTGCGGCGAACGGGAGAACAGGGCGCGGAAACGCGACCACAGGCCGCCCGCCGGGCGCTCCTCGACGGCGGCGGCCGGCTCGTCCTCCACGACGGTGACGACGACGGGCGCGGAGGGAAGGAGCACCGGCTGCGCCCCGGCCGCCATCACCGCCTTGTACTTGCGGGCGGTGTCCGCCTGCATGATCCGCCGGTAGAGGTTGCCGTACGGGTGCTCGGACTCCTCCACGAGGTTGCCCTGATCGGCCTGCACCTGAGCGGCGCGGCCGCGCGTCATCCAGCGGGCGAACGAGCCGGTCGTGATCCCGGCGGCCTCCGCCGCCTGGGGGCGGGTCAGGCCCGCTTCGACGGCCTGGCCCAGCTTCTCGATGACGACGGGGGTCAGGAGCGTCGGGCGGCCACGGCGGGCAGTGCTGCGAGTAGTCATGGCGCGGACCGTAGGAGCGCCTCTCGGTTTATGTCGCGTCCTCGGAAATCAGGCTGGGACACAAGGTCCGGCGCAGCTGCATTGTGCGCGGCGAACGGGGCGCACCGGGCGCTCCTCGACTGCAGGAGCACCATGCCCTTCTCGTCGTTGTCGTACGTCTTCGGAACCGCCGTCGCGTACGCGCTCTCCCTCCCCCTTCTCCACCTGCTGCTGACCGTGTTCTTCGGCCCGGCGCTTCACGACTGGCCGTGGTACGCCGCCGCGGGCTTCCTGGCCGGTGTCACGGCCGGGTTCATGCCCCGGGAGAAGGTCGGCTGGCGATCCCTGCTGAACATGGGGATCGGGACGGTGGCGTCGGCCGTGCTGTCATCGTTCGGCGGTCTCTGGGTCGCCGCGTTCTTCGCCGCCGTGCAGCTCGCCCTCTGGATCGTCGGCCGCCGACGCATGCTGTCGCAGTGCGACCCGACCCGGCCCCGACGCCGTCGGCGGCGCATGCGGGACTGGGTGGGCCGCATCGGCGGCGACCGATGACCACGGTGCGATCCCTTCGGCTGTCGCAGCGGTGAGGGATGGACTGCTGGTTCAACCCCCTTAACCCCTGGGTCGGGGCCTACTCAGTGCCTCGGCGCACCGATGGCAAGCGCATCGGGGCGGCCGTCACCGTCCTGAAAGCCACCGTCGTACTGAGGTGGCGTCCGTCCCGGCCGAAAAGCTCTCCCGCGGCTGCCTACGACCCGACCGGGCCCCAGCTCCACCACCGAGCGCGGGACTGGGCCGACACCGCGTCGGAGTCGATCGCATCCCTGTGGGACTGATCCGCCCGCACCTCGGGACGTAGACCCGCGAGGCCGCACCCGAGACGTACACCACCCATGCCGTGCCCAGCACAGTGCACACCGACCGAGCCGACCGCCCGACAGTGAAGCGGTCGGCTCAGCCGTTCCCACCCACGATGACCTGGAGGTCACCCGTGTTCGCGTCCGTCTTCATCCTGCTCTACACCGCCCATCTGCTGTCCGACTACGCCTTCCAGACCGATCACCAGTCCGAGCACAAGGCCCTGCGCACAGCCGCCGGCTGGCGGGCCCTCACCATCCACGCCGGAACCCATGTCCTGACGTCGGCGGCCGCACTCGGCATCGGCATCGCCGTTCTGGACCTGCCCCTGACCACGTCCGACGTGGTCATCGTCCTGGCGTGGGTGGGCCTGTCGCACGGCTTCATCGACCGCCGGTGGCCCATCCAGTGGTGGATGGAGAACACCGGCAGCGCGGACTTCTACACCAGGGGCGGGGCGCCGCTCGTCGACCAGGCCGCGCACGTCACCGCGCTGTTCCTCGCCGCCCTGGGCGCAGCCGGGTGAACGGGCGCGGGAACGCAGACGGGCCGCCGAGCAGTTGTGCTCGGCGGCCCGAGGCCGTGATCAACCCGCCGACGCGGGCCCTACCGACGCGTGGTGCGAGAGGGCGGCCTGGGTGCGGCAGGCACCTTCACGGCCGGGGCCTTCGGCGCCGAGGTCTTGGGTGTCTTCGGCTTCTGCAGCGTGCCGCCGGGCACGGCCGGGACAACGGAGTCGTCGCCGAGCACGGTCTTCCCGGCGCCGTACAGGACGCACGGACGGACCCCCGCAGGCACGATGTCCACGCTGCCCGTACGGGAGACCGGGCAGGACGGCGGCCCGTCGTCCTGCCCGACCAGGGCCAGGCTGAGGAGCGCGGCGAAGGCGACCACGGCGGCCGCTATGGCGCAGCCGAGACGGTGAGGGGAATAGGAGGAGTTCACGGGGGCCTTTCGGAGGTCAGGGGAGGGGCTGGGGGCGGCCCTCGTCGCTGTAGAACGCCTCACCGGGGAAGAGCCCCCAGCGGTCAGGGGTGACGATCTGCCAGAACGGCCAGGCCGGATCGACACCCTCGAAATCGGCGGTGTCCAACACACGGCGCAGCCGAACCATGTAGCCACCGGCCAGCACCCCGCCCAGCTCCAGGCCCTCAGCGGGCTCCAAGCCCTCACGGCGGAGCTCTTCGACGGCCCTGTCGATGACGGAGAACGCGAGCAACGCCGGCAACTTGTACACGGCCAGTCCGTACGCGCTCCCGAAGGGGCTGCGGGTGTAGGCGACGGGCGGCAACTCCAGCGGTCGCCTGTTCACGAACATGACGGCCTGCCGGGGAGAGTGCTTTACGAGCTCGCTTCCGGTGATCACGTGGCCGCCTGAGCGATCCGGAACTCCAGCGCCATGGCCACGCCGCGCCCGCTGCCGTCGAGGACCTGCCCCAGGCGCCGCGTCTCCGCCCGCAGATCCGCGACGGTCCCCTCCAGACGGGCGCTGCGCTCCCTGTGGAAGCGCAGCAGAGACTCGTGGTCGCCCATCACGCATCGGTCGGCGATGTTGAGGGCGCGCACGGCCGACGCGGCGATCCGCTGGCGGACGCTGGCATCGGAACTCCCGAGGACCCACAGGAACTGTCCGCCCGTGCTGATCCCCTGGAACGAGTCGCACGGTTCCTCGCCGGCGCGCAGCCGGGCCACCTCCGCACGCAGCACCGCGTTCTCCGCCTCGACATCGGCGCGGCTCCGGAAAGCCGTCCCTCCCGCGAGGGACAGGCCGAGGGGGACTGCCTGCCCCGCGAGGGACAGGCCGAACGTCGGCGTCTTGCTGCTCATGAGGTGTCCTCCCACGCTGAACCGGTACGTCGCCTAGACGGAGTCAGGGCCGGATCTGTTACACCCCCTCCGCGTGGGCGCCGAGGGGGCGCGCGGCCGGATACCTACATGAGCGGCTGCGCCTGGCGGTTGTCGCCGTAGTCGTCGGCGTCCGGGAAGCGCCCCTCAACGTCGGGGAGGAGGACCTGCCAGACGTCCGGCTGGTGGCCGAACAGGGCACGCATACCGGTGAACGGCCTGGTGTCGGCCGCGCGCCGGAGCCGGACGAGGTAGCCGACGAGGACGTCGCCTACCTCCAGGCCCTCGGCGGGTTCGAGCCCCTGGAGGATGAGTTGGTCGACGGTCTTGTTGAGAACCGTGCCGGCGATCTCGGCGGGCAGACCGGCGAGGGCGACCTCGTAGTCCCCGTGGCCGGGCCGGGCACACAGGCCCACGGTGTACGCGAAGGGCGGCTTCACGCCGTCCGGGTCGAAGACCCAGCGGATCGCGTGCCCGTGCTGCTGGATGATTCGGGTCGTCTCGTCGACGGTGCTGCTGTCCATGTGGTGCTCCTCGGGCCGGGGGTCGGGTGAGGACGCGGTACGGGCGCAGCGGGGCCCTGGCGGGGCTGCGCGGCGAGCTGCGCGGAGACATCGGCCATCCACGCCCGGAACGCGTCCGGGGCACCACAGCCGGCCGTGGCCGTTAGCGTCCACACCTGGGCGGTCGTGGCCATGCCGGGGAGCGCGGCCGGGGAGGCGGGGAGCAGCGGCCCGTGGGGGATGCGGTGGATCCCGAGGGCGGCGGCCACGTCTCGCGTGAACCAGACGACCTCACCCTCCCGTACGCGAGCGCGGACGTACGCGGTGCCGTAGCGGAAGACGCGCGACAGGGACGGCATAGGAGAGGTTCCTCCGGGGAGCAGGACAGGACACCGGTACAGACGGGGTGAGCAGCGGATCCGCTACACCCCGCCGGCGTCGGGCCGGGCGGGGCGCAGCGGCGGGGGCTCACAGGGAGTTGCGGCTGGACTCCTCGAACTCACCAGAGGCCAGGTCGACGATGAGGTGCGCCCCGGTGAGCGGCGGGCGCAGCCGGGAGTAGTCCGCCAGCAGGTCCCCGTACAGGCTGTAGGCGTCCTCGAACGCCTCGTCCTCCCCCACCTCCGGGTACTCCATCCGTACGACCATGCCGTCCTTGCGGTGCAGGTAGAAGTCCTCCTGGTGCCAGTGCGGGCCGTTACCGTCGTCGGCGTCCCACGTGACGAACTCGACGCGGGCGACGTCCCCTGGGTCGACGAGGGCCCGCAGAGCGGCCAAGAGCTCGCTCCGGGTACGAACAGTCAGTTCCTCGGTGCACCGGCCGATCCAGTCGTACAGCGCTTCGCGGCTCATGCTCGTGAGCAGCGCACGCATCCGGTCCTCGTCGGTGAGCAGCACGGCGGGGTCGACGGCGGCCGGGAGCGGGGCGGCCGGGACGCGGGTCACGCCGACCTCGATGGAGCGGCCGGGGATGTTCATGCGGGGGTTCCTTCGGTGAGTTCGGGCAGGGTGTATCCGGCGGTCTCCAGGCGCGCCACGAGGTCGGCGGCGCCGTTGGACTCGACGACGTACTCGGCGACGAGGCGCAGGATGGCGGCCGGCTCGGGGTCGGCCCACTCCAGCACCGTGTGCCGGAGGAACGGACCGACGTACGTCGCGCGATGCTTCTTGGCGGGGCCGTGCGGGGCGAGCTCGCATGTCACGTCGACGGCCGAACCCTCCTCGGGGCCGGGCGCGCCGCACAGGGCGTCAGGCTGGGTCACGGGCTCTCCTGGAGCGGCCGGGCGCGGGCCAGCGAGGTACACGGCCCGCGCCCGGTCAGTAGGTGGTGGGGATATGGCCTTCGACGTCGTCGACGAGCGTCAGGCCGGAGGGGCGGGCGTACTCCTCGTACGCACGCTGGACGGCGTGGCTGTGCCAGTCGACGTCGAACGCGCACGCGTTGTCGGCGCCGTCCCGTGCGGCCGCGTCCTCGAACAGGGCGTCGATCGCTTCCTGGTCGCCGTCGGGGACCTGGTGGGAGTCGATGATCGTGAGCGTCTGGTCGTCTTCGGTCCAGATGAGCAGGGTCGCCACGGGGATCTCCTGGTGGGGTCGTCCGGCCGTCGGGCCGGTGGCGGTGCCCGGGGCCGCGCCGCGTGGCCCCGGGGCGCGCGAGGTCAGGTCAGGAAGGTGCGGGCGGCCTTGGCGATGGTCTTGCCGACGGTGCGCAGCTCGGCCGGGAGGCTCGGGGCGCCGTCGGGGAGGTCGATGGTGACCGTCTCCCGGTCCGGGTAGTGCTTCCAGCCGAGGACCAGGTCGTCGTAGTCGTCGACGTACAGGCGCAGCTCCGGGGAGCCGTCGGGGCCCCACAGCAGCCCGTACGAGCCGATGTAGCCGGACTCCGCGCCCCACCCGTCGCCGAGGGCAGCGGCGGCCGCGACGGCGTAGTCGGATATCCCGTAGGCGTACTCCCGCCCCCAGCCCTCGTTCTCGTCTTCGGGGGCGAACGGCGGCGGGACGACGACGATCAGGGTGTCGCCGACCTGCGGCTGCTCGAAGTCGGCGAGCTCCACCAGGGCCTCGGCTACCCCCGAACGCTCGAAGTCCTTCGGGTACCGCGTCCCTTCCGGGGCGTTGGTGTAGTAGGCGGTCGCATCCGAGGTGTCCCACGCGGGGCCGTCGTCGTAGTCCGTCGTGATGGTGAAGCCGATCGCGGCCGGGCGGCGTTCCTTCGGCTCGTCGTTGAACCAGTCGGCGAGAGCAGAGCGCAGGTCCTCCAGGAGCGAGCCGTAGTTCTCCGGGGCGTCCGGGGTGACGTCGTTGGTCCACAGGCGCCCCTTCTCGCACTGGGCGCAGCGGGTGGTGTTCAGGGTGTTGACGGCCCGGCAGACGCAGCGCCACATGAGGCCCTGGTGCGCCGCCAGGTCGGTGAGCTCCGCCCGCTGGGAGGGGAATGCGGCGCTCATCAGGTAGTCGAGGGCCGGAGTGGCGGTGCTGCGAGTTCGGGTGTGCAGGGACAAGGCGTGTCCTTCGGGTTGGCTGTGCGGCGCGCGGGCCGGCGGCGGGGTGGGTCAGGCGGGGGTGAGCTGCGGGGCGTCGGCGAGCGACGCGAGGAGGGGGCGCACGAAGGTGCGGGCAAGGGGCATGTCGGCGTCCCGCCACGAGGAGGTGGATCGGATGGCCTTCCAGCGCTCTTCGGTCATGGGCAGGGCCGGGGCGTTCTCGCAGTGCGGGACGGTGCCGGGGGTGTGGGCGCCGGTGATGTCGACGTGGGCGCCGTCGGGCCGGGTGACGACGATGTGCCCGATCCGGCACGGGCACTCGTCGTCGATCTCGGCGCCGCACATCCGGTCGGTGCCCCAGCATTCGGAGGTGAGCAGCGCGGTCGTCGGCCAGCCGGTGACTTCGTGCAGGGCGAGCGCCAGGGCGTGGCACTGGCCCTCGGTGAACGCCTTCCGGGCCGTGTCGTCGAGCCGGCCCGGGATCACCTCGTACCGGGTGTGCCACTGGCCGAGGACGGTGACGGGCCGGTCGTCGGGGAGGCCGAACGCCTCCGCCAGCGCCTCCATCACGCTGTCGAGCCGTTCGTCCGCCTCCAGGGCGTAGGTGAAGCGGTCCTCGTCGTAGTCGGGCATCGCGGCCTCCGGGATGTCTCCGTCGTCGTCGGCGTACTCGCTCAGGGCGGCCAGGTGGGCGGCGTTCATCGCGCGGTAGTCGGTGATGGCGGCGTGGACGACGGCGAGGGGGGTCAGGTTCTTCGTCATGGCGGGGATGGGTACCGGGGGCCGGGGCCTTATGTCTGGCCCCGGCCCAGGGCGCGCCCTGGGCCGGCTGCGGTGGGTGCCCGGGGCGCGGGCGGGGCGGTGGTCAGGCGACGGCGGTGATGGTGATGTCGTCGGCCCGGTCGGGGGTGCCGAAGAGGAGGGTGGCGAGGGCCTTCGGGATGTCCGTCTCGGTGGTGTAGCCGGGGACGATGCTCACGGCCTGGGCCAGGTTGCGGCCCTCGTACTTCGGGGCGAGGCCGGGGCCGGTGGCGCGGAAGTACACGGTGCGGGAGTACGGCTCGTCGTCCTCCGGCGCCGTGAAGATGGCGTAGCGGGCGCGGCCGCCCTTGTCCTCCAGGCGCACGGTGCGGAACGCGGCGAGAGCGAACGCAGCCCAGGTCTCACGGGCGGCGGGGACGGTCGCGATGACGATGCTGTCGCTCTGCCGGACGGCGGTGGCGTCGGCGAATCCGGCGCTGCTGAGGCTGGCGAGGACGGCGTCTCGGAGCTGGGCGGCGGCGGGGATGGACGTAGACATGGGGTCCTCCGGTCGGAAGGGGCAGCACCACGCTGGCGCGCGGCGCCGGGGTGCTGCGGGTAACGGGCGGGGATGGTGTCCGGCGGGAGCGGCTTGGGTCGCGCGCTCCCGCCGGGGGACGGCCGGACCTAGCCGAGGAGGGGCTGTCCGCCCGCGAGGTCGCTCAGGGCGAGGTCGGGGAGCGCGCCGGACTCGCACGCGACGGTCGCCGCCGCGAACGCGGCCTGCTCCTGCTCATGGGTCGGGTTGTGCTCGGCGCGCGCGGCTTCGATCTCCTCGGCGTTCTCGTCGAGGAACCGGAACCACTCGGCGTACGGCCCCTCCTCCTCCCAGAAGTCAGTGGCGAGGGTGAGGGCGTGCGCGTCGCTGTCGGTCATGCCGTGGAGGAAGCCGTACCGGGCGAGCCCCTGTGCGGCGAGCTCGGCGTCCACGGTTTCCCAGGAGCGGCCACGCCGGAGCCAGTCGGTACGGATGATCGAGTGGAGGGGGAAGTCGTACGCCTGCTCGCCGGTGAGCGGCGAGTCGACGTAGTACAGGACCTGTCGGGGAACCGGGGACTCGTCGGGGGACTCAGGCGCGGGCGTGGGGTGCGCGGCGAGGATCTCCCGGGCGCGGTCGAGGGCGAGGTCCCAGTGGTGCCGGGTGAGCGAGCCGGCGGCGGCACGACGGTCGAGGTCCGCCCACGCCTTGTTGAAGCCTTCGGCGGTGACCCAGTCGTCGCTGGTGAGCCACACGCCCGGCTCGTAGCCGACGTACTCCCAGACCTCCTGGGGGCCGATGTAGGCGCCACCCTCCCGGATCGTGTCGATCACGTTGCCGCGCTGGCTCTCAACGGCCTTGCGGGCGGCCGGGTGCAGGGCGGCGAACAGGTCGGCGGCGAGGGTGTACTGCTCGCGCTCGCGCTGAGCCTCCGCCTTGGCTGCGGCCATCGCGTTCAGCTTGTCGCGGCACCGGTCGTGGATGTTGGAGAGCGGGAAGGTCTCCGCCTTGGCCTGGGTGAAGAAGTTGGTGCTGCCGTTGTAGTGGCCGCGCGGCTGGATCCGGCGGTTGCACAGGGCGTGGCCGTCGGGGCCGAAGACGTGCCAGAGCTCGGAGGAGGACTCGGTGGTGGCCCAGACACGGGCGCTGGAGGGGTCGGTGCCGATACGAGGCATGGGTGTCCCTTTCTGAGGCGTGTGGCCTTGGCGTTGCCCCCCTCGCTCTTGGGGGCCAACAACGACAACTGTACACCCACTTATGGGCAATGGGTCAAGCGGCCCCGGGCAGACCGGAGTTCTCCCGGTGCTCCGCCGCCGCCGCGAGCGCGGCCAACCGCGACGGGTACGTGCCCCGCCAACCGCACGTGCACGTGGCCGCCACCGAAGCGTCGTACGACCGGCCCGCCCACAGGGACGACTGCGCCCACCCGGACGGCCCCGACGTCCGGGTCAGATGCCGCGCGCCCGGGGCGCACAGCAGCCTCAGGCCCGCGTCCACCACGCCGGCGACACGCCAGTCGTCCCACTGCGCCCCCTCCAGCCGCGCCGACAGCTCTACCCCCGCGTCCGACGTCACCACGATCCGGCCGTCCGGCCAGACCCGCGCGGACGCCCCGTGCACGCTCCACCCCACCGACCCGTCCGACTGCCGGGGCACCCCGTTGGCGCGCGTCCGCGTCATCCTCGCCACCAGCCGCACGGACGCGGGCGCGATGTCCGGGCGCCGATGGTCGGCGGCGTCCGGCGCGTGCGCAGCGAGCGCGGCCAGCCACGCCCCCGCGTACCCGTACGCGGTCGGACGCAGCGTCACCAGGGCGGCCCGCTCGCCGTCGGCCGCCCGGACGGCGGCCCGGACGAACTCCCCCTCGGGGGCGCGGCCGTACTTCCTCAGCCGGACCGGGCCGTGCGGCGTGGGGTAGTCGGTCGTCTCGCGGTCCGCGAGCAGGATCAAGCCAGGCATGGGGGCCTCCAGGGCGAACGGGAGCAGCAGGTCAGGGCGGGGGCGGCGGCACGCCCGTCACCCGTTCGGGTGAACCGGGGAGCACGGAGGGGAGAATCGCCGCCCCCGGTCGTCATGTACGTGAGCGGGCGCGCGCGCGGCGCCCCGGGTCAGGCCGGGCAGGGCTGGGGGTGGACGCGGCGGCGGGCGCGCTCCAGGACGGCCCTGCGCCGCTCGGGCGGTATCGGCTGGTGGTGCTTCGCGTACTCGTACGGGCCGTCGCCGAGGGCGGGCATCCGGTGCACCACGAGCGTCCCCCCGGGGAACGCGCCGGTCGGCTCAGTGACTTCGAAGCGGACGCGGGTACGGCCGAGTCGACGCGTCCAGGCGTACGTCACCCCCTCGTGTTCCGGGACTGTGAACCGGGCCGGCCCGATGCTCAGCCGGTAGCGGGTGCACGCGGTCGGGGCGCCCGGCTCGTCGTGCTCGCGCTCCCAGTGCCCGCACCGGGCGCAGCTGGGAGTGCGCGGCGGCCGCTCGCACGGCGCGGCCCGGTAGACCGGCCCGAGGACGGCGGGCAGCACGCTCGCGGTCGGCCCGAAGGTGAAGGCGACGGTGCCGTCCGGCTCGACGGCGGCGGCGCCGCGCGAGTGGAGCGCGGAGGCGAGCACGGAGCGCAGCAGCGCGCCGGAGACCGGTACCGCGGCGCCGTCGCGCCGCACGTCGTTCAGGGCGTAGGCGGCCGCCTGGGCGTCCAGGGGGCGGGAGATAGCGAGCGAGATGGGAGCGACAACGGTGGTCACGGCGTGGGTCCTCTCGGGTGTGGCAGGACTACAAGGGCTTGACCCGGGGGCGCAGCGCGGCGGCGCACCCCCGGGCCGGCTCAGGACTCAGGGGAAGTCGAGATCCACTTCGGTCTTCGTTCCGTCGGGGCCGTGCACCGTGAAGACGTGGGTGTCGGCGTCCGGCCCGGGGTCGCGGCAGATCAGCGAGAGCGCAATGCGGGCAGCTTCCTGAGGGCTGGTGGCCTCCACGTCGTCGATGTCCCACGTAACGCTGTACGGCCGATTCACGGGCGTGCCGACGGGCTGTTCCCGACGCAGCGTGACGCGGTGCGCTTCCTCGCGCCCCCGGGCATACAGGCCGTCGAGCGGCGTCGAGAGCGATGCGGAGTCATCGGCGCCCCGGTACTCGGCCGCCCCCCGGGCGAATGCCGCCTGCCCGGCAGTGTGCGGAACGTGGTCGCCCCACTCGTCCCACGCCCACAGCCCGCCGATCAGGTACCGGCCGTGCTCGTCCGGGGCCACGGTCGCGGCCCCCGTATTGCTGTCGAAGGTCTCGTCCAAGGTGAACGTGAGCGCACCCGTGTCGGGGTTGAACACGCCCCGGATGCCGCACTCGTCACGGTGCATGTCGGCCACGATCCGGTCGGCCGTCTCCCGGGTGAACAGGTGGGCGGCGAGCGGCGTCCAGTGGTCGCGGAGCGGGAGGGCGACATACGGGCCGTAGCTGGACCCCTCCACGGTGAAGAGCTGAATGGACAGGGGCGTGCCGTCGGCCCGGTAAGTGAGCTGAGGTTCGGCGGCGGTGGCGTCGGTCATAGAAGCGTCCTTTCAGGGCGCGGTGAGGATGGCAGAGGACGACGGCTTGCGGCCCGGGGCGCGGGAGGGCGCGCCCCGGGCCGACTGCGGGTCAGGAGAGTGCCGGGGCGGCTTCGTCGTCGGGGTTGGGGTACTCCGAGGACGGGTTGACCAGCAGGGCGAGGGTGGCGTCGACGAGGACCTTGAGCGCGTACGCGTCGTGGGTGAACGCGCGCGCCCGGTCCAGTGCGACGTCCAGGGCGCGCCGGATGGCGTCGAGGGTGTACTGCTCGGGCGGCAAGGGCGGGGTGACCTCACCGTCGCCGCCCGAGGGCACCCCCTCCGTGTGGTGGAGCACCTCCCACTCCTGCCCGTCGGGCCAGTGCCCAACGGTGACGGAGCCGTTCGCGTGGAGGTCGATACCGGCGTACATCAGATCGGGCCGGTCGGCCCGCTCGACGACAACCGTGACGGTGTCGGGGGCGTCGACGGCGGCCAGCGTGCGGTGGGAGTCGTCGGTGATCACGAAGCGCATGGGGTTCCTTTCGGGAGGGACGGCCCGGGGTGCGCCCGGGCCGGCGGGGTGTTCGGGGTCAGTGGTGCTCGCGCCACTCGGCATCGAGGGCACGGAGCGCGGCCGCGAACTCGGGCGTGCCGGGGCGTTCCGTGAGGTCCCGGAGCTGGGCGCGGCCGTCGGGGTTGTCGACGCGGGATCCGTCGGGGTTCGTCCAGCCGTACGGGGGCCGGGTGGCTACCGTCACGCACAGGGCGGTGGCGTCGCGCGCACCCTGGCACTCGTCGGGGAGTCCTTCGACGGTGCAGCCGCCGGGGCCGGTGCAGTCGACGGGGAGCACGATGGACACGGGGGCGGGGGACGGGCCGCACTGGCGGTTGCCCATGGTGGCGCAGTCCCATCCGGATTCGTCCTCATCGATGCGGCCGTCGTGGTTGTCGTCGCCCGGCACGTCCGGGTCGCTGCCCGCGCAGGAGACGAACAGGCCCGGGTCGCCGCGCCACTCGACGCCGACGGAGCATTCGGGACGGCCGACGGTCGCACCGGCGTTCTCGCCGTTGTAGGTGGTCGTCATGGACGCGGCCATGACGAGAAGCCCGATCGCCATGGCGATGGCAACGGCGGCGCGAGTCCGACGGGTGACGGGAGGGCTCATGACGGGTTCTCCGATCGGGAAGGTGCGGGGCGCAGCGGGGGTGCCGCGCCCCGGGGATGGCAGGGGTCAGGCGGGGCAGCAGTCGCTGGTGAGCTGGCGGTGGTTGTGGCACGTGGTGCGCTCGTCGGCCGCGATCACGCCGTACTGCTCGCACGTGTCCTCCAGGCCGGCGAGACGCCCGAGGGGCGCGCCCTGGTCGGGGTTGCGGCAGAGGGCGACGTGCATGTCCGAGAGGGCCTTGAGGGCGTCGCCGGGGACGTCGGGGAGCTGGGTACGGCGGACCCGGTCCGTCGCGGCGTCGAGGGTGACGGCGAGAGCTTCCGTGACCCGCAGGGTGTTGAACCGGCGCACGGCCCGCTCCCGCGCCGCGTCGGGATCGGGCGCCACGGGGGAGTAGACGGCGGGCCGCCTGGGGGTGCGTCCGTTCCGGCGCTCCCACGCGGCATTGCTCGTCCAGTCCGCGTACGTGCCCCAGGCGTGGGCGCGCGGGTTCCGGCAGGGGTGCGCCTCCTGGTAGTAGGGGTCGAGGGAGTACGGGGCGCAGGGGACGCACGGGTGGCCGAGCCAGTAGGCGTTCGAACCCTGGTACGTGCCATGCGGGGTGAGGATGCACGCGAGGAAGATGCGGCCGATGTCGGAGGGGGCGTCCTCCGGGAACTTCACGCCCATGTAGCGGGCGGTCGTCAGGTCCGCGAGCGCGGCAGTGAACTCGTCGTTCGCCCGGGCCCGCTCCTCGCCGTACACGCCGTGGTTGTTGAGCATGGCGAGCGCGGCCCGGTAGCGGGTGAGCGCGGTCTCGGGGGCGGTGATGTAGGCGAGCGTCTGATCGGGCAGGACGCACCACTCCTCCCCGGGGTCGAGGACGAGGTCGGCGGTCGTGATCGTGTGGCCGCACGGGCAGTGCGCGGCGCCGTCCGATTCGATGGAGAAGGGGTGCACGCCGCACTGGCCGCAGAAGATCGGGGTGGTGACGGAGCGCGCGGGCGCGTCGAGGAACGTGGTCATGACGGTGTCCTCCGGGGACGGGCGTTCGGGGTGAAGGAGAGGGGCCGGGCGGCGGCGGAGGGGGAGGGCCGGCCGCCCGGCGGTCTGCGGTGCGCGGTGGCGCTACGCGGCGGGGACGTACTCGGCGGTCCGCTTGTACTTGCCACAGCCGACGGGGAGCGCCGGGTCGGTCAGGCGGTAGACGAAGACCTTGATCCAGCGGCCCTTGGGGTAGCCCTTGCACGGCTTGGTGCGCTTACGGGTCTGACGCGGCCGGTGACCGTGGTGCGCGGCCCGGTACTCGGAGGCGACGTACCGGCCCGCCCACGAGCCGTAGCGGTCGATCTCCTCTTCCTCCATGCCGAGGATCGTCAGGTACTCGCTCACCTTGACGCGTTCGGTCATGTCGCGGTGCTCGCGGGTGGCGCGGCGGCGGTCTCGCAGGACGGCGGCGGCGGTACGGCGGCGGGCGGCAACAGACACAGGGGTCCCTTTCTGGTGTGGCCGGGCGACGGGTGCGGCTCGCTCTTGCCGCTCCGTGCCGGTTGGTGCTCCACCATCATAGAGGCAAGCAATGCCATTTGTACACCCACTTATGAAAGAGACCCGAGATACCCCTCCATGCGGGCCGAAGAGGGAGCCATTGAAGGGCGGGGCTTGACACCGTTCTCATAAGACGGTGTACATTCTTTCTCGTTGGCCCCCAAGAGCGAGGGGGCCGGCCAAGCACTTCCGTGCCCCCAGAGAGGCCATACGCCCATGTCCATCACCATGGTCAAGGTCACCGACCGCACCCCCGATGACGCCGACGAGCCGCTGTACATCACCGTGCGCGCCGAGCCCGACGGGCGCGTCACCGCCGTCGAACTGACCGACTGCCCCCCGTGGAACGACTCCGTGTTCAGGGAAAACGGCCGCTCCACCGTGTGGCAGACCCCCCTCCCCGAGTACGAAGGCGACCCCGCCCACGCGGTGAAGGTGCTCGACCTCACCCACTCCGTCGACTACCGCAACGAGAACGGCGCCGAGTGGAGCAAGGGCGAGCAGCACGCGAGGGCGTTCTACAACGACCACACCGACGAGCGAGCATTCCTCCGGGCCGTCGAAGCGCGCCTCATCCTCGCCGGGTTCCCCGACGGCTACACGGGCATCGTCCGATGCCAGGGCTACGGCCTCACCCTCGTCGGCAACGATGAGCACTGGGCGTTCCGCAACACCGACGGCGCATGGGAGTTCGCCACCCGCGATCTCCTCGACATGGAGGGGTGGTTCCACCGGGGCGCCCCGATCGCCCCCGCCAACGCCTCGCCGGCCCGCGTCGCTGCCGCGATCCTCATCCAGCTCGCCGACTGGGGCGACGTCACCCCCGATGAGCTTCGACCCCTGGCGCGGCTGCGCACCCGCATCGGCGTGTGGCGCCTGACGCCCCACTGGCGCAACCTCAAGCACCGGGCCCGCCTCACCTACTCCCAGTACCGCCACCGGGTCACCGTCCGCATCGACCGCGACAGCTGACCCCCGGCCGCCCGGGGCGCACCGCACCCGCCGGTGCGCCCCGGGCCGGCCCACAGCCGCTCTCGTGACACGCGCGCGCGTAGAACGGTTCCACGAAGTTCAACGAGATGTTCTTTTCGCAGGTCAGAGGCTTGCGCCGTTGGCGGTGAAGTTCCCCGCCGCGCGCCCGTCCTGCCCCTCTTTCACCCGCTTTCGCCCTACGGGAGTTCCACCGTGGAGTTCAACGAAGTTCCGTCTGCCGTCGAGGGGTACGTCCCCTTCGCCGATCCGGCCGACGCAACGTTCCCCGCCTACCGCCTGTTCGTGTACGGACCTCACGTCCTGTCCGGGCAGAAGGGCCAGGTCATGTCCCGGGCGCTGATGCGCGCCGTTCTGATCAACGTCACCGTCGACAACGGCGGGGCCATGAGCCGAGACGAGGTGTCGAGCGCGCTCGCGTACCGGTACCCGGACCTCTCGGACGTCTTCGTAGCGCACCCCGACCCCGATCCGCAGCTCCCGGAGTGCACGGCGTGCGGACAGTGGGAGAGCGAGCACGCGAACCCCAACGGCACGGCGTGCGACGTCTTCGTGGTCCACCCGCCCGAGGACTTCGTGCACCGCCGGTGTTCCGGCTGCCGCCAGCCGCTCCTTCACCACGGGCGCCGCTACACCGTCGCCTGCAACGACTTCACCGAAGCCTGACCCGCGCGCCGGCCCGGGGTGCGCCCTCTCGCGCCCCGGGGTCCCCGCCCCCGTTCCGTCGCCTCCCGCACATGCCCGCGTCCGCCGTCACCGCGGCTGTGTGCAGGGCGCGCCGTAACCGCGTCTGCCGGGCCACCATGCGCCCGCCCTTCCCGAACACCCCTGGAGAGCCACTGTGTCCGTGACCCGCCTGTCTCCCTCCGTCCTGCCCCTGATCCCGTCGACGTTCGCGGAAGGAGACTTGGCCACCGACGCTACCTGCACCCTGGAACGGCTGGTGTCTGGTCAGTGGGCGTGCACGAACTGCGACAACCCCACCGTGACGATCACGGACGCCATGGTCCGGCACCGCTTCACCGACCCGTCGCTCCTGCACGCGTTCGGGGTGCCCCGGTTCACCCCTGCCCACGTCTACGTGGACGAGCCGCTTCCCGGCCGCCCGATCGTCGCGGGACAGAACCCGTTCGAGCGGAACCGGTCCTACCTGGTGTGCTCGACCCGTCAGGGCGGCTTCATCTCGGCCGTGGTCAACCGCAAGACGTCGGTCTGGGGACCTGCGCAGGTTGCGGTCACGGTGAACGGGAGCGGCCCGGCCGACGAGACGCTGATGGCGGCCCGCGAGATCTCGCTCACCGAGACCGGCACCGTGTTCGTCCGGCAGCCCGCCCTTGCCCTGACGCTCGCCTACGTGCCCGCCGAGGGCCCCACGGAGGCGGAGGCTGACGCCCTCGTCGAGTACGCCGTCCTCGCCGCCGTTGACGCCCTGTACTGACCCCTTCCCGGCACGGGGCGCGCCCGCACGTGCCGCGCCCCGGCCGCTCCCTTCCCCTGCCTTCGCCGTGAGCCCCTGGAGGACTCGACCATGACCACCGCCCTGCCCACCCCGCCCATCCGCTACTTCGCCGAGCACTGGGCCGGCGTCCAGGTCACCCGCCGTGCGGAGGGCGCGCGCCGCGAGGACTGGGTGACGGTCACCGCACCGAAGGAGAGTTCGGACCCCGTCGCGCGCCTCACCGCCCCCTACGACCCGAAGGAGCACTTCGCCAATGACCGGCTGCTCCACGCCAACGGGTGGCGGCGAGTGTCCCCCTGGGAGTACATCGCCGGCCGCAACGCCTCCCGGGCCGAGGTCGAGCCGCTGCGCCCGTACGTGACCGCCGTGCAGGCAGCCGTGCGGGCCGCCGAGGAGCGTCCCGCCCGCGACACCCTCGCGGCGCTGGACGCGGCCCTGTGCGACATGCCGGTGAACGCGATGGACGACGCCGCCGAGATCTCCCTTCACGACGCGATCCGGGCCGTGTCGCTCGCCGAGGCCGCCGATGAGTGGGCGCAGCTCGACACCGTGCGCTGCGAGGTCGCCGAGGTCGTCGCCGAGCGGGGAGGCGTCACGATGGGGCATCCCGCCGTGCGCGCCGTGGTGCAGCTCGCCGCCCAGTGCGGATCCCGGTCCGAGATACAGGACGTCGACCGCTCCCGCTGGGGCCAGGGCTACTTCGACGGGTTGAACCTGCTGCGGAGGCTCGGCGAGGTGATCCTCAGCTCGGAGGACCCCCGGGTGGTGTACACGGCCGGGATGGCGTTCATCTCGTCTGTGGAGCGCGCCATCGTGTGCCGGGCCCTGTGCAAGGTCCGTGAGGCCCTGGCCGATGCCGCGCGCGCCTACGGCCTGTTCGTGATCGGGATGCGTCAGCCGGCGTCCGAGGAATCGTGGGCGGACTTCACCCGCCGCATCGGCAGCGCGACGTACATGTTCGAGATCACCCCGCCGTTCGTGGCCGGATGCCCGTACGGCGCGGTCCGGGTCCGTCGGATTGCCGAGGACGGGACGCACGAGGAGTACCGCTTCTACCCCCTTGGGCCCGACAAGGAGCGCCGCGCCGCTGTCCGCACGGCCGTGAACCGTCTCTGACCCCCATCCGGCCCGGGGCGTGCACGTCGCGCCCCGGGGGCCGCCCGGCGCTTCCTCCCCTCGGCCGTACCCGTTACGGCCGTGAGCAGGGCGCACCGTGCCCCGATGAACACCACCTTCCTGGAGATCTGCCGTGACCATGACCACGATGTCCGCCCCGGCCGCACGGCCGGCCATGTTCCCCCCGCCGTCCGCCCCGATGCTCTTCGCCGACGGCGACCGCTACCAGTGGCCCGAGACCGGCGACACGTGGACCCGCGCCGACGGTGAGTGGAAGCCGACCCCGGACGACGGGAGCGGCTACCTCACCGACGCCGAGGTGCGCGCCTCCCTTCACCGGGCGATCGTGCACTGGGACGTGCGGCGCCGCTTCATCCCGGTGCCCCCGGGGGAGACCCTGCCCGGCACGGCGATGCGCAGCAGCATCGACTTGGCCCGCCTCCCTCTGGGCGACTTCCAGTCCTTCGCCCAGTACGTGAGTTCCGTCCGGACCGGTGACCTGGTACCGCTGCGGGATCTGATCGCCGAGCGCAACGAGGACTTCGCGTACGACGTCCCCCGGAGCATCGCGTTCCCGGACGCGGCGTATCTCCTGGTCATGGTGCTCGCCGAACAGGCCCGGCCCGAGGTGTCCTACGACGCCGCCACGGGGCGCCTGTACGCCCGGTACGAGCGCCACGACATGGACTGGGAGGGCCCGGGACTGCCGCCCACGGTGAAGTGCCTGCACGTGTTCGTCTCGTCGGCCGCCGACGTCGCCGAGAGTGCGTGACCGTGTCGAACAAGACCGAGCGCGACGCCATCGCCGCGATGCTCCAGCAGGAGTGGAAGTACTTCGCCGACATCCTCGCCGACCGGGGTGAGACCTGGGCGACAACCAACCCCATGCGCTGGCCCGCCTCCAGCGCCCTGTGGGGCCTCGACACGGTCATCCGGCGCCTGCTGGAGGTCGCCAAGATCGTCAACCTGGAGATCAGCCGCGAGTCCCTGGACGCGGAGTACCGCGACATCCGGAAGTGGCGCGCGATCCAGCCCACTGACCCAACCTTGCACGACGTCGTGCACAACACCCCACCGGCGCCGTGACGCGCCGCGACCGCCCGCCCCTTCCCGCACCGAACTGGAGCCCCGTCATGTCCCGTACCGCCGTTGACCCGTCCCTCCCCCTGCCCGACCGGGTCGCCGCCGTCCTCGGCGCCAAGTTCCCCCAGCACGTTCCCGGCCAGCGCGACGGCTGGCTGATCGTTCCCCGTAACGGCCGGTGGGCCGCCGTGTGGGACCTCGCCAGCGGGAAGGACGAGGAGGTGCAGGCCCCGAAGCGGCTGGAGCTCGCGAACGCGCTGGCGGCCGCCGGGTACGCCGTCAGCCTGCCCACCGCGTACTACATGGTCTTCTTCGACGACCGGCCCCACGACGCCTCCGGGCCCCGGTACAAGGTGGTGACGGAGTCGGACACCGTGCTCGGCCGACTGTTCGGCGGTCCCCACGTCGTCCTGGACACCTACACCAACGTCGACATGGCGGCCTCCCCCGACCGGGAGCGGGCGGAAGAGCGGTGCGCTGAGCTGGAGCGGGGCCAGGCCCTGGCCGACGCGATCATCAACTCGGCGCGCGGCATGGAGCCGCACCTTCGCCGGGCGGACGAACTTCTTGGGGACGGGTACTGGTGGCTGCGCACCGAGGAACACAGCAGCACCGACGTTCGGCCGCCGACCGTGCACGAGCGCGTTGACGTCCTGGTCAACGTCGCCAACGCCGTACGCCGCGGGGTCGACATTGAGCAGACCGGGCGGCGAGTGGCGTACGAGGTGCCGTCGGGCGAGTTCGACGTGGCGTGGTGCCCGAAGAGCAGCACGCCGGCGGTCGGCTACTTTCCCGGGCGCGGGTACGCGGACCGGTTGACGCCGTCGGTACACGCGGCGATCCGGCTCCTGACGGACGCGGGCCTGACGCCAGCGCGCTTCGGCGAGCCGGTGGGTGACGGCGGGTTCATGGTCGAGCAGGAGGGCTTCAAGGTCGGCGTGGCGCCGCTGGCTCAGCGGGATTCGCCGCGCGTGTGGGTGTCGCTGTGCGGGCGCGGCATCGCGCTCGCCGAGCACGCCCGCGCCGTCGAGGTGCTGCGCAAGGCAGGGTGGACGGTGAACCCCTCCGGGTTCGACTACGAGGGGATCCACGAAGCCTTCCCGCCCGCCGGTACGGTTGAGCCGCGCCGGGCCGGGACGACGCTGGGCCACTACCCCATGGATGCGGGCAACGAGCACGTTCAGGCCGCTGTGGCTCTCCTGCTCTCCTGCGGCTTCAACCCGGCTGAGACCCGGAACTCCCGGGAGGTCGACACCCCCCACGGGACTGCCGTGGAGTACGACGGTCTGGCGAACGGGTTCCTCGTTCAATCGACCGGGCAGGAGGCGCACGTGAACGTGCAGTTCCTGATCGATGGGGAGTACCGGGTCGGGAAGACGACGGACGCGGAGCTGCACGCGTACCGGCGCGCGCTGACGGCTGGCGGGTTCCTCGGCGCGTACATGGACGGGTACTTCCAGATCTCCGCGCGCCGGATGGTGGGCCAGGAACTCGCGGACGTGCGCACGGTTTGGGAGGTGCTGAACGAGCGGGGCCACGACATGGAGTCGCTGCACCTGGAGGGGCTGCGGGTCCGGAATCACTGGTACACGGGATCGGTCGTGCTCAAGGTCTGGGGCGAGGACCCCGAGAAGCGGCAGAGGCGCGCGGCCCAGATTCGCGAGGACCTGGCGGAGGCCGGCGGCGAGCCGGAGTTCTTGTCGCCGGTCCACCTGCGGGTGGAGGTGTCTCCGGAGGCGTGGGCGGTGCCCGCCGGGATCGGCTGCAACATGGTCGACCATGAGCAGCCCCTCGTGCGCGCCGCCCTGCTGGCGCTGGAGGGCAACGGCAACTTCGGCGGCATCTACAACAACGACGTCGCCAACCCGACGGTCATGCCGGGCGCGGGCTTCCACCTGTTCCCGACCAGCGACGGCGCGATCATCGTCACGGCGCCGCGGGACAAGGCCCCGAACGGCGACTTGTGGGCGAAGGAGGTCGTGGCGAAGCAGTGGGACACCCACGTGCGGTACGCCGAGATCTTCCGGGGGGCGGGCTGGACGGTGCGGCTGCTCGGGCGCCGGGACGAGACCGGCGGGACGCTGTCCGTGCGGCCACCGGAGAAGTAGGCCGGCCGGGGCGGGGGAGGGGTTGATGGTCGCGTACCCCTCCCCCCACTCAATAAGTTGGTGTACAGTCATCTTCATTGGCCCCCAAGAGCGAGGGGGCCGGCCAACGCTTTGACCTCCAGAAAGGCACCCTTGTGTCTCCTTCCGCGAGCCCGATCAGCGTCGACACCGCCAACGTCTTCTTCGACGCCGTCCGCACCGCGCTCGGCCCCGGCTGGACGCTGCGCCCCGACCACTCCCCCCGCCACCCCCTGCGCGCGGTCCTCCGCTCGGCGCGCGGCCACCACATCGAACTCCTCGGCGCGCACGACCACGTGGTCTACGCGACAGCGCACCTCCCCAACCGGGAGCGCAGCCCGTTCACCATCGTCGCCGACAAGAACACCCCCGAGGCGTACGCCGCCACCTTCACGCGGCTGGTCACCGGCACCCTCGTCCCGCTCCACGACGCGCTGTGCCCCGTCGCGTGCTTCCAGGCCGCCATGAACACCGCCCTCGGCGACCGGAAGCGCACCAGCTTCTTCGAGTTCGGCACCGCCCACACGTCCTGGGACCTGCCCGCCGGCGGCAGCGCGCGCCTGGAAGCCCGCCGCGCGTGGGTCGACAACTCCCCGGAGGAGGGCACGGAGCGCGGGCCCGCCCTCGACGTCACCGCGTACTTCACCCGCCTGCCGTTCGAGCAGACCGTGGCCGTCCTGTCCGTGCTCGACCTCGCCAACAACGACAAGCGCCGGTTCGTGCCGGTGTGCGGCCTGCCCGCGCGCCGCCTCCACGCCGCCTTCCCGTTCCTGCGGGGGCACGACGTCTTCAACTGGCCGACTCTCGGCGGTCGGCACACGGTCTCCCTCTCCGTGGACAACCGCGTCCACGTCTTGATCCGCGGCGCTGGCGACGAGCCCTGTTGCGACGTCACGGTCGACGGCGCCGACAACGTGCTCGCGGCCGTCCGCGCGCTCTGACCGCGCCCCGCCGCGCCCGGCACCGGCCCGGGCGCGGCGGCCCCGAACCCCTTCCACGGCCCGCACGCGTCCGCGTACGGCTGCCCACGCCTTCCTGGAGCTCCACCATGTCCGTACCGACCCCCGGCGACATCGCGTCCGCCGTCACCACCCGCCGCGCCCACCTGGTCCGGAAACTGACGGCCGAGCGACAGGCCGCCGACGAGAAGCACACCGCCGCGAAGCACGCCCTGCACATGGCCCGGAGACACAGCAGCCGGACCGAAAGCACACTGGCGATGCTCCTGCGGGCCGACGAGTACCTGCCGCCCAGCCAGCGCCGCGTGGCAGGAATCCGCAGCCGCACCGCGTACCGGCAGGAGGCGACCCAGGCCAAGAAGTCCGCCGAAGCGCTGTGCGCCGCGACCGGGGCCGTTCTTCGGGCCGCCGAGATCGCCCTGTGGAATGCCACCGCCGCCGACCTCGCGTCCACCCAGCCGCTCCCGGCAGGCATGCGGGCCGAACCGATCAGCCGCGCCGCCTACCCCACCGCGCTCGCCGCGTTCGAGTTCACGGCTGTGGATCGCCGCCGGGACAGGCACACGGCCGGCGGCTGGGCCACGGCCGCGCCCGGGCCCTGGAGCCGCGAGTTCGCAGAGAAGGTCGTCTACAACTGGGCGAAGGCCGACGGAGCATGGATCCTCAGCGACGGCGCCGGGACCGTGTTCATCGCCACCCCGGATCGCGTCATCGAACTCTCCCCCGTCCGTACCGCCCCCACCGAAGGCGACGTGCTCGACGCTGCGCTGAACGCGTACGGCCTCACCTCCTACCTGGACGGCGTCGACGGAGTCACCTACCGAGTGATGGCGACCGAGCCGGGGACCGCCGAGGAGAACGTCTACACCCGGCCGCACCTGCTGCTGTACGCCGGCGAGCTGGCCACCCGGCCCGTTCGGGAGCACGACGAGCCGTGGTCCGTCCACGTGCACGACGAGACCGGCGAGTACGTCGACCAGGTCTACGCCGCCTCCGCCGAGATGGGATGTGCCGAGCAGAGCGCCACGTGCGCCCGGGCCGTCGCCGCCTGGCTCTCCCGCACCGACTCCTGACCCACCGCGGCCCCTCGGTCGCCTCGTACCCCGAAGGAACCCCATGTCCACCTCTCTGCTCAGCCCCACAGGCGCGAAGATCCTCGACAGCAACGACAACGGGCTCGTCACCGGACATCCGGCGGCCATGGCCAAGCTCGAAGCCGACCACCTGATCGTCAGGCAGGTCGACGGCACGCGCCGGGTGACCGACGCCGGCCGTGCGGCCCTGGACGCATGGCGTGAAGCGAACCCGTCCCCTCAGTCCCTCCAGTCCCTTCCGGCCAGCGTGGGCGTTCTGCCGAAGCTGCCCGAACGGCAGCACGAAGCTGTGATCACTGCCGCCCGTCGGCCCGACCAGCTTGTGGCCGGGCGCGACGACGCGCATGGGGAGAACCGGCACGAGCCGTGGTTCCGCGGGCCCACCCTCCGGCAGGTCAACGCGAAGGGCTACGCCGACATCCGGCCCGCGTCGTGGGACAGGACGCCGGCAACGTGGGAGGACACCGGCCGGTCGCTCTACCTCACCGAGCTCGGCCGCGAGTACGCCCGGCAGCGCGGCGGCATCCGAGTCCGGCGGCGACGGGTCGTCATCATTGCCTGCGGGGAGAAGAAGCGGCCGCACCCGGGCTTCAACGAGTACGGCGGCTCCCTGCCGGGCTACCCGGCCGGAGAGCTGTACATCGGCGACTACCACCGATCCCTGCGCAGCGTGGCCGACGCCCTGACCGACCCGTCTCTGATCTTCATAGCCTCCGCGCTCCACGGGCTCGTCCCCATTACCCGCCCCCTCCACCCGTACAACGTCAGGATCGGCGACGAGAACGCCGTCACGGCGGAGAGGATGGGCCAGCACGCGGCCGGCCTCGGGCTGGACGACGCCGACGTCATCTTCCTCGGCGGGAAGGAGTACGCGGACCTGCTGCGCCCCTCGATCCCGCACCTGTACGCCCCGCTGGCCGGCGGCATGGGGACACAGCGCCGGCAGTGCGCCCAGGCTCGGGAGGACGCTGCCCTGCGCCAGACGTGGTGGGAGGCCGCGGCGGCGCTCTACGAGCAGCCTCCCGCCGCCGCGCCGGTGCCCGCGGCCGGGGCCCGGTTGCTGGCCGTGCTCGGCGAGTACGGGATTACCCCCGGCCGGGAGCTGTCGTGCGTCTACGACAGCAGCAGCGCCCAGTACCGGGTGCCGGTCCCGTTCACCCGGGGTGCTGTCGGCTTCCTGTCGATCGCCGATCGTGACGGCTCGGTCGACCATCCGGCCGACGAGCACACCGGGTGGTCGATGTTCCTGCACGACGAGTACGGCAACGCCGTCGGCGACCCGGTGTACATCAACGGGGGCGACTCTGCCGTGCTCGACTGCCTCGCGGACTCCACCGTCCTGGCCGCCGCCGTCGCCGACTGGATCACCGCTCCTGTCTCACGTCACTGCGACTGCTACGCCCAGGAGGGCCATGGCCGGCCGCACGACCAGGAGTGCAACCGCTACCGGCGCCCGGCCGGAGCCGCGAAGTGAGCGCCGAGTACGGCGTCTTCGAGGACGGCGCCGCCATGGTCGACGGCCCGTTCTACGGCGATGCCGGCCGCGCGGAGGCCCTGGCCGTGGCCGCCCAACTCATAGCCGAAGACGACGGAGACACCCCCTACACGGTCATGGAGGTGTGCTCCGAGCACCCTGAGGAGCCCGCCTCGACGTGCCCGGAGTGCTTCGCTGAATCCGCGTAACTGCCGGGCGCTGTCAGCGGCGCCCGGCATCCTGTCCGGCACCATCACCGAGAGGATGAGTATGGCCAAGTACGACATCACCCGAGCCTGCGGGCACGAGGAGCGGGTGGACCTGATCGGCCCGCACAAGAGGCGCGGGGAAACCATGGAGTGGATGGAGAAGAGCGACTGTTCCTCCTGTGTCGAGGCCCAGCGGCGCGAGGAGAGCACCGTGAACGCTGCGGCGGCCGCGGCCGCCGGCTGGCCGGACCTGACGGGGACCGAGCGGCAGGTGGCGTGGGCGCAGACGCTCCGAGCGGACGCGATCGGCACCGTGCGAGGTATGGCGGACAGCTGGCGGAAGGCGTTCCCTGAGGCGCGGAAGGACCTCGGCGAGGTCATCGTGGACAAGGCGTTGAAGAACGCCTCTGCGTCCTGGTGGATCGACAACCGGGGCAGTCTGCTGCTGGCCATGGCGGGGGACGCGGGCCACGAGGTCGCGGACGCGCTCGGGCGCCTGGACGTCCTCCAGGGCGCGGGCCTCGGACCTCACACCCTGGTCCCGGTACTCGTGGAACTCCCCCGCCGGGCGAAAAATGGGCCCATGCCCATCCGGGTCACCGCCGCCGTGTGCTCCTGCGGGTGGACGGCGGAAGGGGACCCCCGCATCCAAGGCCCCCAGCACATCCGGCGCCTGGACGACGATGTGAAGGCCGCCGTGAAGGCCGCCCACCCCGAGACACCGCACGCGTGCACCGAGACCTTTGGGCTCTCGCGCTGCCCGATGGCCCGCATCTTGCGCTGACCACCTGCGTCGCCCGGCCGGACTGTTGGCCTGAGCGGCGTCCCCTCACCCCGCTAGGGTGAGCTTCTCGGCCCGAGTCGACTCGCGGCCCTGCTCCTCACTCACGTGAGGCACCACGAAGGGCCGAAGCCCTTTCTCCCCGCCTCCGCGGGGCTGCGTACCGACGCGACCGCGCCCGTAGGCGCGGAAAGAACGGGCGGAGCCGGTCTACCGCGCTACCGCCCCTACCCGCTTCACCCCTGAGGAGAGGTACCTGTGAGCACCGTAGACCCGGGCATGGTCATCGCGACCGTACTGGCCGGCATGACCATGCCGGGACGCACCTACGGGCGGAAGCTGCCCGAGGACCTGGCCCCCTGGCACTGCTACACGCTGGACGGCGGGCACAGCATCCTCGTGGTTCTCGACCTGGGCGAGCTCGGCGACGCCCCGGCCCGGAAGACGCTGCTGGACAACTTGGTGCCCGCGCCGGTGAAGTCGGTCGAGCGGGCCGGGTGGCGGATGGTGGACGGCTTCGTCGTCTGCAAGCTGCCCTATGACCTCACCCTGGGTCTGATCACGGACGAGGCGGACGACGAGTACGGCGACGGCGTGGAGGAGGTCCCGGCGACGCCGCTGTTCACCGTCCCGGCCCCGGCGGCGGAGTCGTACGAGACCGCGCCGTCCGATCCGGAGAAGGTGACCGCGGAGGCGGCCGACCGCTGCATGGGCCTGGTCCGCGAGATGCGCAAGCGGTACCCCGGTGTCCTCGCCGAGATGGCCCAGCACGCGGACCGCAAGGGGACCCAGGAGGTCGGCGCGTGGCCGGACTGGTGTTGGGTGCCGATGGGAGCGGCGGCCGGTGTCGTGTACCCCCACGGGGGCGGGTTCCCGGGCGACCCGCGCGCGGGCGACATCGCGCGGGTGGCGGCGCTCTCGGCCTGGTGGCTGACCAAGGGCGTGTACTGGGTCGACGACGAGGCGGCGGCCAAGCACGTGGCAGCAGCGTGGGCCCAGCCCGATGTCCCCGCCGAGAAGCCGCTGCCGCGCGAGCGCATCCTCGAAGGACTGCCGCAGCACTGCGTCTACATCGCCTGGCCGTCGACTCCGCTGGCGGAGGCCGGGACGCTCCCGCAGGTCCGGGGAGTCTTCGTGCACCTGGAGCACGACTCCAACACGGGGCGGCCCGAGCTGCGCCTCCTGATCGACAGCGACGGCACGTGGGACGGCCTGCACGGCGTGCCGATCCACCTTGACCGGCCCACCTTGCTGGCCTCCGCCCGTGAGCAGGTGTCGCAGCCCGCGGCCGGGCTGGGGCAGTCCGAAGAGGAGCGCGAGCAGTTGGCCGAGCTGGTCCGCCTGTCGCCGTTCATGGTCTGGCCAGCGGTGGAGGCGCTGATCGATCCCGAGGTCGTGATCAGCGGGTGGGACCTGCCGGGTGAGCGGCCGGAGCGGGCCGTGCCGCGCCCGAGCGGTGTGCCGCGCTGGAAGGGTGCGGCGCAGCCGTCTCGGTGGCGGGTGGGCGTGACCGCGCCTCGGGCGGGGCTGCGTACGATCTGACGTGCCGATGCTGCCAAGTCGTCCGGCATAAACGAGGGGCCAGGGTTCACACGAACCCTGGCCCCTTGTCTTGCTCGGCGGCCCCGCCCCACCCCCGCGAGGGCCGGACCACCGGAACTTGCTGCCGCTGGGCTATCCGGCGAGCGCCGGGGCCTTCGGGGCGGTCGGAAGGACGTTCGCGAGGAGCTGGGCGACGGAGATGAGGGTGCGGTCGGTCAGGTGCGGGCCGATGAGCTGGATGGCGAGCGGGAGGCCGTCGGCGGTCTGGCCGGCCGGGACGACGAGCGAGGGGAGGCCGACCGGTCCGGCGAGGTTGATCCACGCGGTCTGGTCGTAGTACGAGCGCTTCTGGCCGTCGACGGTGATGTACCGCTGGGGGACCGGGACGGAGGTCTGGTCGAGGACGGCGGCGGTCGGGGCCGCGGGGGTGATGAGGATGTCGTGGGTCTCGAAGTAGGAGGCCCAGGTGGCGCGGAGCTTCTGCCGGTCCTCGTCGGCGCGCGCCCAGTCGCGGTGTCGCATGGTGCGGCTCTTGAGGTAGAGGGCGCTCGGGTCGTCGTCGGCGAGGGCGTCGGCGGCCGCGACCTCGCCGGCGAACGCGGCGTCGGTGGAGCTGGCGGCGGACGTCGCGTACATCAGGCGCTGGAACAACTTGTCGCTGGCCGCGAAGTCGACGGGCTTCGTGGTGTCGTCGACGCGCGCGCCGGCGGTGCGGACGGCCTGGGCGACCGTGGCGAGCAGGCCGCGGACATCGGCGCCGACGCGGCAGTACGCGTCATCGGCCCAGATACCGATCCGGTACTGGCTCAGGCACGTCTTCGTGGGGGCCGGGAGGTTGATCTGCCAGGCGGACGCGTCGGCCGGGGCCGGGGCGGCGAGCACGTCCAGGAGGAGGTCGAGGTCGGCGGGCGTGCGGGCGATCGGTCCGAGGGAGAGCATGTCGCTGCTGGTGAGCCAGCCGGGCGGGCGCGGGATGTGACCGCGCGTGGGCACGATGGGGGAGGTGCCGCGGCTGGTCCGCAGGGCGTAGACGCCGCAGTACGCGGCCGGGAGGCGAAGCGATCCGGCGAGGTCGGAGCCGACTTCGAGGGAGGACAGGCCCGCGGCGACGGCGGCCGCGGGGCCGCCGGAGGAGCCGCCGGCGGTGCGGTCGGCAGCGAAGGGGTTCTTCGTGGTGCCGAACAGCGGGTTGCTCGTTTGGATGTCCTGGCACATGACCGGCACGTTGGTCTTGCCGATGATGATGGCGCCGGCGGCGCGCAGGAGGGCGACGGCGTCGGCGTCGGTGGTGGGGATGTGGCCGGTGAGGTCGGGGGAGCCGCAGGTGGTGCGCATCCCCTTCGTCTCCAGAGCGTCCTTGACAGTGATCGGCAGGCCGTGGAGCGGGCCGAGGGTCCAGCCGGTGCTGGCGAGGTACTGGTCGGCCTTGTCGGCGGCGGCACGGGCGGCAGCCGCGTCGAGGGTGGCGACGGCGTTCAGGCTCGGGTTGTGCTTGGCGTGGTGCGCGAGGAGCTGTTCGAGCAGGTCCCGGCTGGAGATGTAGCCGTTGCGGAGCGCGGTGAGCTGCTGGCGGGCGGGGGCGAGGTAGAGCGGGGTGGCGGCGCGGGCGGCGCTGCCCTCCTCGGCGGCGGCAGGGCGGGCTATGCCGAGGGCGCCGGCGACGGCCGCGGACGCGGCGAGGAGAGTGCGGCGGGACATCAAGTGCGTGCTCCTGAAGAGGTCGTACTGGTGGAAGAAGCAGAGGGGGCGAGCTGCGGCGGCGCGTAGAAGAAGGCGGCGACACGCAGGAGGTGTAGTTCCTCAGCGCGGGCAGTGTCGAGCGCTAGCGCGCGGTCGGCGTACTCGGTGGGGTCGTCGACCGGCGCGCCCTGCGCGTGGAGGACGAGGGCGCGCTGGACCTGGTCGGCGGTGACGGCGGCTGTGAGCCAGCGGCCGAACCTCCACGGGCGGCGCCGGCGCTCCTCGATGGCGCGGCGGTCCTCGGCGCTGAGGTACGGGCGCAGCGTGATCATGGCGTCGCGGATCTCGGCACGGCGCCGGATGAGCTCGTAGTGGAGGCCCTTGCGCTCGCGCAGGTACTGCCGCTGGGAGACCGGCGGCTGGAGGACGACGCTGGGGTCGCTGCGAACCAGGGTGGTCCACAGGTTGTCGAGCCGGGCGTAGGCGTAGTGCTCGCGGGCGAGAGCGAGGAAGGGGCCGAGCCGGGCGGCGATGACCGGGATGAAGTAGCCGACCTGGGTCATGGCGGCACCGATGTCGCCGCAGGCCCAGGCGAAGTTGTTGAGGTGGCTGACGCTGAATCCGGCCTCGGCGCCGATGATGCCGGCGATGCGGATGCCGCTGTAGCCGAGGGTGATGGTGGCGCCGACAGCGACCAGACGCAGGCCGAATGCGACCGAGGGGGCAGCCGTGCGCGCGTACTTCCAGCAGGACCGGGCGAGGTAGATCTCGGCGGCCGAGTACGTGCCGAAGTACAGCAGCACGTACGCCTGGTAGAAGGGGTCGTGGGCGTAGTACAGCGAGAAGTCCACCGGCCGCTGCGTGGCTGGGGTGAGCAGCACGAAGAGTGCCGCCATCCCCGCGATCACCGTCACCCCCGCGATCAGCAGGTGCCTGGCCCGGCGCCGTGCCTGTTCGGCCGGCCGGGACCAGTAGGCCAGGACAATGCTCTGGAGCGTCAGGACGAGGATCACCAGGCCCTGGGCGATCGGGACGACGATGTTCGTCACACCGAAGAAGTCGTCGACCCGGATCCAGACCCAGGTCATGGAGACGGCGTAGCTGAGGGCGGAGGCGAGGAAGGCCCAGGCAAGAGCGCCGAGGGCCGGATCCCCTCGTCGGTCACGGGTCAGGTCGCGGAGCAGGACGAGGAACCCGGTGCCGGCGAGGATCAAGCACAGGGGGTGCAGGAGGTCTTTCAACGAGGCGGCCTTCGCAGGAGCGTGCGGGATATCGGGTCGTCGCGGTGGGCGGCGACTAGGTGCGAGGTGGAGTTGACGTGCTCCTGGAGCATCGAACCGATGTGCTCGGCGTCCGCCTCCTTCGGTACGGAGTATCGGGTGCGGCCGAGCAGCATCTTGATCATGTTCGGCGTCATGTCGGGAAGCAGACCGCCGAGGTCACCGAGGCCGCTGAGTTTGTCAGCTTTCCTCTCGTCGTCGAGCCTCCGATGCTCGCGGAGGATGTGCGCGAGCTCGTGGCCGATGATGAGGTCCTGGTGGGCGACGCTGGTCATGGCGTCGTAGAAGATGTGGTCCGTCGTTTCGGTGGCAAGCCACGCGCCGCATGGGGACGAGCTCTCTCCCATGTCCGGCAAGGCGTCCCGTTCGGTGACCGGGACAAGCCGGATCGGCCGGCCGGTGTAGTCCTCGACGAACGGGATGAGGTCGCGGACGCTGCGTGCCGGCGGAAGGCTGAGGCCGGTCACGAACTCCCGGGCGAGCTGGTGCCCTTCGTCCGGCTCCAGGTGGGAGGGGCGCGCTCGACGCCGTCTCTTCCACATGGTTCTCCCCTCCGTGGCTGTGCGGTTCTTCATCGTCGTTTGAACATGTTCAAGTTACTTCAGCTCTTCTGGCTCGGGGGGTAGCCCCTCCAACTGCCGCACCTGATTGACCAGGGCGAGCACAGCCTCTCGGCTCGTTGGAGACAGGTCGGCGACCCGGAGGGCGATGTTCGTGACGCCCTGGTCGTTCAGCTTCCTCACCAGGTCGAACTGGCCGACGATCGACTGTGTGACCTCGTCGTCGAGGAAGTAGCCGGCCTTCACTTCGAAGAAATTCGCCAGGGTCTGTATGACCTTGCCGCTAGGGTTCTTCGATTCGGCCGGGTTCCGTAGCTGACCGATGTAGGACGCCGTGATGCTCATGGGACCGAGGGCGGAGGCAGCGTCGGCAACGTAGGCGTTCGAGAACTCCCCGGTCGCGGTGGCCTTCTTCCGGTAGTCCTCGTCGCTGGCGCTCGGCCGCAGGTTGTCGAACAGGTAGTTCAGTCGATCGGCGAACGACGAGCCGGGGCCGGGGGCCGGCACGGGCTTTCTGTCGCTCTCGGACGACTGCCTGCGTGTGTGGGGCATGGGCGGGTTGCTGCTCTCGCTGGAGGGGCTCTAAACAATAGTTGACTATGCCACAGGCATATGTGACGGTCGGTCGATGCTAGGCAACTATTGTTTAGGGAGGTCAGGGGGTGAAGCGCCCCGGCCCATCGCAGCCAGCCATCCGCCACCGACCGGGGACGAGACAGAGTGACCGAGACGCCGGACTCGCCCGCGGGCTTCCGCCGCGCCATGACCACCCGCACGAATGTCCTGGCCAGCGCTGGCGAGCGCCGCGGCATACCGACACAGCAAGTGGCCCTCCGGCCTGATCACGCCGCCACCGACGCCGCGCGGCTCCTCGCCGCGCGCTCCAGCCGCTTCTGCCTCACCGCGGGCGCCGACAGCGCCGCCGACGCCCGGCAGACGGGCGGCATGCTCCTGAACACGCTCTTCTTCCGGGGTTCAACCGACCCCAGGGCCGAGGTCACGACCCATCGGGCTCTGGTCTGCCTTGCCGAACTGGCGGGGTCGGCGGCGGCCCGGCAGCCCTGGGGGACCACCCTGTGGTGCCAGATCTGGATGGACGACGAGCACGTCTTCGTCGCTGTCGAGGAGGACACCGGCCCGTTCTTCACGGCCCCGGACCGCATGCTCCACGCTGCCCACGTGTTCACCGAGGAGTGCGGCTCGACCACGCTTCCCGACGGTTTCCAGACCTGGGCAGCCGTCCGCCGCCTTGCCTGAAAAGACGTCTCCTCGTGGCCGATAAACGGCCTCGGCCTGAGCAACCTGACAAACTTCCGGCCTCCCGCGCCATGCCGCCACTACGATCCGCTGCGTGAAGACCCCTAGGCCCCGGGCGGGCCGCGACGGACCACCAGGACGGCCGGGCGATCTGTGTGCCATCTGCCGTCGACCGATCGGTAGCGCCCAGCGCAAGCTGAGCAAGTCACGCAAACCCTGCCATTCCTCTTGCCTGGAACGAGCCACCTTGGCAGGCCAGCGCCAGGCGGGACCACCGGCTCCCCCCGACCGGACGCCCTCAAAGCCCCAGCCGCAGCGAAAGGGCCCTGGCACGCCTTCGCGCTACCCGGGAAGGTGCCCGATGTGCGAAGAGTCGTACCCAGCCAAGACCCTGGTGACGAAGATCTTCGCTGGGTGGGCCCATAGTGACTGCGTCTTCCCTCCCAAGACCCGCTCGGGCTCCGGGGCGGACAGCGCGTTCGAGCGCAACCGGCAAGCCGTCCTGTCGGGGGAGACTTTCCGCAGCCGCGCGCCGTCCAGCTGGCGCCGCGGCTCCTCCCCGTCTTCGGGCAACGGTCGACGCTGAGATAGCGGGTCCTGCCACCTACACCATCGGCATCCGACGCAGGACCCGCTCCCAAGCGGCTTTGTGGTCTGCCCGACCGGGCCTCCGCCCACCATCGGCCGAGGTGACCACATGCCGCGGATACCGACGACGCTGCTTCCACGGCCCCAGCGTCGTCAAGACGACTTCCGTCTGGTCCTCGTGCGTGCTCGGCCCCCGGCGGACGCCCTTCTTCGGGCTGCGCATCCAGTCCTCTTCGTCCTGCCACCAGTTCCACAGCTCGATCTCGGCCGCGTAGAACCGGGCCCGACGGGCGACCGTCCCGTGCACGGCGATCGTCTGGGCCGCCTGGACCAGACAGGCCCCTTCACGCGCCCTCCAGTACCCGGCCTTCGCTCGGGCCCGGGCCAGCGCCGTCCTCTGAGCGTGCCTCTCACCCTTCGGCAGGGCGCTCCCGCTGGGCGTACGACAAGCACTTCCCGGAGCCGCGTGGCAGGTCGGGCATTCATGGTGGGGTACGAGAGAGGCCCTGGCCACGACCATGAGCTCCTGCATCCGGACCAGCTTCCGCTTCACGCAGCGGCGTTCGTATCCGGTGGCGGCCATGAGCGCGGCAACGCTCAGCGGGCCCGCCCGGTGCTCAGCAAGTGCCGCGTACAGCCGGCCCGTGTGGTGACCGATTCCTCCTGGCCGTCGTGTGGGTCCGTGGCCGAGTCGGCCGTAAGAGAAGACGTCCGCCCTGATGTGCTCCAGACGCTCCTGGAGCTTCTCCACCATGTTGGTGCGGGCGGCCTCGACCCATGGGCGGGGTCCTTGTGTCCCACCCCAGGCATTGATGTCGATCTGGAAGGCGGCGTGGGCGAGAGGGTGGTCGTCATCGAGGGGGAGCAGTTCCCAGGTTCCCGCCTTTCCTGCGCTCACCCGGGCGACGACGAACCCGTCGAGAGCGAGCCGGCCGGTGGCCCTCGCCATCGTGGACCGGCCGTGTCCGGTGCCGAGGGCGGCCCGACGGATATCGAGGTCGAGAATGAGCGTGCCCGCCTTGAGGGCGTACAGGCACAGCAGGTCGAGCACCGCGCGGTCTGCAGGGCCCGACTCGATGGCCCAGCGGTCAGGAGTGGCGTCGGCAGCTGTCTGGAGCGCGACGACCAGAGCGACAACATCGCGCAGGCGATCGTTCCAGGGGACATCGTCGTCGTGGAGATCCCGCGCGGGCATCCGCGAGGCGAACTCGACGCACCGGCTCCACTGTCGGGCCAGGCGCCGTTCGGCGGCCTCGTCGGACACCTGTACGCGGTACCCGGCGCGGCGGCGGGTGCAGGCGTGCAGCAGCGCGCCGCGGCGGTACTCCTGTTGCCTCAGCAGGGCCTGGACCATCGGCCACGTCCAGCGGCGGACGGCCAGGCGGACGAGGAGGGAGGCCAGGGCGCGGCTCGCGTCGTCGGGGACGGCTCGCAGGGTGGCGGCGGTGTCGGTGTCCAGGAGCGTGGAAGGGGTGCCGGCGAGGCGGGGGCCCAGTCGGTCGTGGACGACTGTGGATCGACGTTGGAGCGGGGCAGGCGTGGCGTCTCGGGGGTCGGCGCCGAGAAGGACCGCCAGGCGCTCGAACGCTTCGACGGGATTGCCGCACGACGCCGGCGTGAGGCGGCGAGCGGCTTCGACCTCGGTGTCCGGGGAGATCAGCGTGGCGCGGCCGCCGTCGCGGTGTGGTGACCCGATCGGCCGTACGGCCCCGGTGGCGGGGTTGCTGAGCACGGAGGTGTCGAGGGTGGGCAGGACCTTCTTCGCCGCGGTGTTGATGAGCCGGACGAGTCGGTGCGGCAGGGGAGTGGTCGCCGCGACCCACACGTGGCGTCCGCCGGTCGGGCCGGAGGCAACCGTGACGAAGCTCAGGCCGGCCTCGGTGAGGTGGCGGAGCAGTCTGGCCAGGTCGAGGCCGACCGCGCCCTGTGCGGTGTCGAGGTCGAACACGAGCCACCGGAAGCGGTGTTGATCGTCCGTGAGGTGCAGTGCGTACGGTCCGCTCGGGGTGAATCCGGCGAGCGGGACCTCCTTGTACTCGTGCTGCCAGCGTCCGAGTTCGTCGCGGGTGTCCACGCGCAGCTCGGCGCGCGGCGACAGGTCGAGCATCACCCCGGGAAGGCCGAGCTGGTGCTGGAGGGGAATCGGACGCGCTTCCGGAGCACCCGGATGGGGGAGCGCGAAAAGGGTGAGCTGCGCCTCTCCATGGGTCGATTTGTCGCCTTCTGGAGGGCTTGTTGTGCGGCGCGCCGCCTGGGAGGGCTGGAAGCGCGCGCGGGCATACGGCATCATGGCTCCGTGCTCGGCCACCTTGTGCGGGCACAACAGAGCCCGCCTCGGCGGGGCTGGTGTGAAATTCGGAGATTCGGTTCTCGGACCGGATCTCCGCGTCGGACGGGTGAGTCCGGCGCAATGGGCCGTGGCAGCGCTCGGGGGTAGGAGCCCGATCGTGACGACCGCGGTCTAGGCGGTACGAGGGCGGTGGACCCGTAGGAAGGTCCGGTGCCCGGCGGCCGCCGGGGAAGCTAGGTCATGACCACCCCAAGGGGGAGCGACGAACAGGCAGCGGGGAACACCGAGAGCACGAACGCACAACGGCCCACCGGACGCCGGCGCACGACGCGCCACCCGGTGGGCCTTTCCGTTGCGTGTCCCCGCCGTCTGACGGGTACATTGGTGCTCATCGAGACCTGGTACTCCTGCTTGGTCTCCCAGATGCCCCGCCGAATGGGCTCGCTGCCAAAGGTTTCGCCGCCTTTTTCCTCGCAGCTGAGCCCGGCGGGGCTTTTCTGGTCTCTCGGTGTGGTCTTGTCGGGACGGTCGTCCGCCAGCCGGTGGGAGGCGGACGCAGGGGTCCCGGGGGTCAGCCTAGACCGTCGGCTCACGCTGACGGGCGCATCCGTCACCGCGCGTCCCCCGAGTCGGTGGCGGGCCGTCACTTCTGGCCGCGCTTCGCCTCGTACGCCGCGTTCGCCCTCTCGGCCTGGTACTCGGCCAGGTCCTTGTCGGCGTGGTACGCCACGGCGATGTCCAGGGCCGTGGCGACGATTGCCCAGGGCAGCGGGGTGCCCTGGTGGACCTGGTGGTCTTCGGGCCGGTGCTTGACGATGTACGCGGCCGTCGTCTTGGCGGTGGAGGGGGCGCGCAGCGGGCCGGCTGCGGCGAACAGGTCGCTGATGCGCCGGGAGGTCTCGGGGGACGCCTCGGTCTCGGAGACCAGCGGGACGTCAGCAGCTTTCCGACGTTCGGACAGGGGCCAGGAGTTGGAATCGATTCCTACCGCGCTGAGCTCCGCTACGGGGGTGTGGGTGTAGCGAGCGAGGAGGTAGGTGTTCTGCTCCTCCTCGGTGCCCACCTCTCGGGCCCCGAGCCGCAGGTAGGCCGCGCTCAGCTCGGCGACGATCGTCTCAGCCTCGGCGCGGTCGCCGGTGGCGCGCGCGAGGGAGAGGCGGCGGAGGGTGCTGCGGCTCCAGTCGGTGAAGGAGTTCGACACGGCAGGCGTCCTGTGGGTCAGCGGGCGGGAAAGTCCGGGGCAGGCGGGGCTGCGTGCATCGTGCCAGCAGACGCCCTCATCTGGTCGAGTCGATAACCGGCCCCAGGCCCTCTCGTCCTTGGTGCCCGCGCGGAAGCGCGGCCCGGGCCTGGCGCGTGAAAAGACGCCAGCTACGCAGGGGGGCCTGGGGCCGGTTATCGAGTGGGATCACACGATCCGCCGGACGCGCATGACCTGCATCTCACTGCCGCGGCCGGTCGTGCAGAGGGAGCCCGCCCGCCGCGCACGGCGCAGCACGGTGAGGGCGTCGTCGGGGTTGATCCCGGTGTGCGCCGGCACTTCTTCAGCCGGCAGCCACTCCTTGAACGGAAGGCGGTCGAGAGCCTTCCTCCACGAGGCGCTGTCCATGCGCCGCTCCTTTCCGGTGCCCGGGTCGCTCTTCCCGGCGCGTTGCGCACACGATAGTGCACACCAAGATAGCGCGGTTCCGATTCGCGCCAGCGCGCCAGAGTGAATCCGCGGATCGCGGGTAGACGGGCAGCGCCGACGTGACAATCCCCCGGTAACAGTTCCGTAACTGCTCATCTGTGAACCGACGGTGCTCACGTCGTGTTTGCCCCTGTTCATGCGGGATTCACTATCTCCCAAATACGGGCGAACGACCCATGATGACCTTTTGACCATTTTGGGGTGAAGCGGCGGTTTTCGGTTCTACGTTCTAATCGACGCTGGCACATGCCGCTGGCTCTGTCGGAAGATGACGTTCCGACAGAGCCGACATCTGGAGTGGAGCCGATGCGTGAGACGCCCAGCCCGAGCAGCACGCAGTCGCACAGCTGCGACCCTGGGCTGGACCTCAACGCCGTCGCCCTGGCCGCCGCGCAGGACGTCGAGGACCGAGACAACCTCGCCACGCTCTTCCAGCACATGTACGAACCCGTCGTGCGCTACCTCGAAACAAAGGTCAAAGACCCTGCTACAGCAGAGGACTTGGCCCAGGACACCTTCGCCCGCGTGGTCGAGCGGATCGAGACCTACACCGGCGCCGGCGTCTGGGCCTGGGTCTTCCGCATCGCCGACAACGCGTGCACCGACCACTACCGGCCCATGCGCAACCGCGGGTACGAGCAGCCCTCCGAAACCTGGCGCTTCGACCAGCCCAGCCACGACCTCGGCCCCGCGGAAGCGGTGGAGTGGAGCGAGCTCGGCCGCGCACTGAACCAGCGGATCAACCGGCTCCGTCCGGACTACCGCGAGGTCCTCCGCCTGCGCTTGAAGGTCGGTCTCACCCCAACCCAGACGGCGGAGATCATGCGCCGGAAGGTAGGTACCATTCGAGTCTTGCAGTACCGCGCGCTCAAGGCACTCCGCAAGGAGCTGCCGGACAGCGCCACAGCGGCGCTGTACTTGCTGTCCGCTTCCCCAGATGCCGGGGAAGACGATGTAATGCACGCATCACACATGGAGCTGAGGGAGAAAGACGATGTGGCTGGGGCGTCGGGATAGCGGAGCGGAGAAGCTGGACCGCTGCCTGTCCGGCGAGAAGGCCGCAGATCGCGAGACGGAAGAGCTGGCCGCACTCGCCTCCGCCATGGTGCCGCGCCGTCCCATCAGCGAGAGCGGCCGCGCCCGCGCCTTCGAGGCGATGATGCGCCGAGCCGACCGCCGCGCCCACCCCGTCGCCGGCACCGCCCAGGAAGACCTCACCACCCCCGTGGTGCACGTACGCACCGCCAAGACCGGCGAACGCGGCCGCCTGCGCGTCGTCGACATCGAGCCGGTCGACGACGCGAGCGTCGAGGACATCGCCGCCCGGGTCGCGGCAGAAATGCGCCAGGAAAGCCGAGACCGTACGTGATACCTGGCGACACCGGGTCTCGTCTCAACGTCGTCTGCAAGAACCTGGGAAGGGACTGCATCGCCTACGAGGACGAGGAAGGCGTGACCTACGTCTTCGTCTCGCCGGCGCAGTCCTTCGGCTCGGCCGTCGGCAAGCTGACGAAAGCCGTGCCCGGCCTGTCTCTGGACCGTGCACAGCACTTGATCCGTACGCACTGCCCCGAGATCCGCGAGATGAACGAGCGACTGGGCATCGACACCAGCTCCATCCCCCGCTTCGAGGCCGCACCCGACAGCGCCGCGGCCGAACCACTCGCACCGGAGCCCCCTCGACACTTCCGAGCCTCGCGGTGGGCCCGGTTCGCCGCGGTCGCTGCTCCGGCGGTTCTCCTTGGCGCGGCCGCCGCGCACTTCCTCTCCCCTGTGACCGGGGATAGCCCCGCCAGGAACGCCCCCTACCTGAGCAACGCGGATGCGGAAGCCGCCCAGACCTACGGCCTGCCGCTGTTCAAAAAGATCGTCAGGGACGGCCAGATCGTGTGTGACCCGATCGGCGAGTTCGAGGCGAAGTGCGTGGACGCCGACGGGGAGATCATGACCTCTGAGGCGTCCATCGGCACGTCCACCGTCTTCACGTTCTCCTACCGGGACGAGAAGATCGGGTTCAGGGTCTTCCCTGACGACAATGCGGCACAGGCATGGGTGGCCGAGGACTCCAACCGCGAGGTCTATCAAAACGTATGGCGGCATGGCCGAGTCGTGCTGTGGGGAACCGACCCGATTCGGCTGAGGCAGTGGCGTGCTGCGCTGGAGAAGGACAACAGTTCCAAGGTCAATCCGCAGGCTCTGGGGGCCCCGCTGCCTGCTTCTCTGGCAGCGTTGGCGTTCGGCACCCTGGGCGTGACCGAGCGGACGTTCGCGTACGGCCTGGGCGACAACAGCGGCTCCAGTGAGCAGCTTCTGCGTGCGGTGCAGTTGGTCCTTGGGACCGCCGAGCCGACCACGGGCAAGGCGAAGGCTGGCGCGGACGATGCAGTCGCCATCGTGGTCGACGCACCGGACGAGCCAGGCGAGGACACGAAGGCTTCTCCTGATGGTCATACCGGCGAGGCAGAGGAGCCGGAGGAGACCCGGGAGACCGTCGCACCGTCTCTTGAACCGGTCCCGCCCCCCACGCCGACTCCGACTCCGACGCCCACGCCGACTCCCACGCCGACGCCCGAGCCGACTCCGACTCCGACGCCCACGCCGACGCCCACGCCGACGCCCGAGCCGACGCCGACTCCGACGCCCACGCCGACTCCGACGCCCACGCCGACGCCGACGCCCACGTCGGCCCCGGTCTTGACGCCCACGCCGACTCAGGATCCGGATCCGGAGCCGTCCCTGGAACCGACCCCGACGTCCGAGCCGATCCCTACACCGACTCCGACGCCCACGCCGATAGCTACGGTCGATCCAGTTCCGGAGCCAACGCCCTCTCCGGGAGAGCCGTCCGATGAGCCTGCGCCGGAGGTTCCTGCTGATGACGAGCCTTCCGGCAACACCCCGGCTGGGCCACCCCCCGAGGCTGCTGGGCGGCCAGAGGAAGTCGGAGTCGTGCAGGTCAGCCAGCGCTAGAAGGGCGGCCCCTGGTCTCTCGACCAGGGGTCGGTGCCGCTGGAAGGCGCCGGCCCGGGTGCGCGCGACCCCGGTATCTTCGTGACCTTCGCGGTAGCGCGGTTCAAGTCCGGCCCCACGGCTTCGACGTCCAGCTCGTAGACCGTGCGCTTGACGCCCTGGTTGTCCTCGTAGGACCGCTGCTTCAGTCGACCCTGCGCGATCACGCGCGTCCCGCGCTGGAGGGATTCGGCAACGTTCTCCGCGGCCTGGCGCCAGACGGAGCAGGAGAGGAACAGCGCTTCGCCATCCTTCCACTCGTTGGTCTGACGGTCGAAGGTGCGGGGGGTGGACGCGACGCGGAACTTCGCGACCGCGGTGCCGGACGGGGTGAAGCGGAGCTCGGGGTCGTCGACCAGGTTTCCGACGACGGTGATGACGGTCTCGCCTGCCATGAGGGCCTTTCAGGGAGTGGATGAGGGCCGGCCTGCTCGCGCGGGCCGGCCCCGTGGGGAGGGAGGGCCGTGCCTGACCGGCACGGCCCCAAGGGGTCAGGAGAAAAGCGCCTTCCACGTCTGCGGGCCGGGGAGGCCGTCGGCGTCGCCGCGCAGCTCGGGGCGGGAGAGCTGGAAGTCGCGGGTGTTCTCGCGGTCAGCGTCGGACCACTTCGGGCCCGGACCGCTCGTGTAGTGCTTGCCGAAGCCCTTCTTGACGAGCTGCTGACCGAGCAGGGTGATGTGGCCGTTGGTGCAGCCGGGGCCGAAGTTCTGGGCGCCGGGGAACGGCGGGGCCGGCTTGGCGGTGACCTTCCCGGGCAGAGCGCCGAGGAGCTTCTTGAGGGAGTCCTCGCCGGGGACACCGTCAGCGGCCTGGCCCTTGAGGCCGAGGGAGCGCTGGAAGGCGGAGTACGCCTTCGTGTCGGCATCGGTCCAGACGGGGCCGGGGCCGCTGGTGTAGTGGGTGCCGAAGCCCTTCTTGACGAGGGCCTGGCCGACGCGAGTGACGTGGTCCCCCTTCGCGCCGTAGCCGTAGCGGAGCCCGTTGATCGTGACCTGGTAGCGGGCGATGTCGGGGCTGGTGCCGCCGGGGAGGGCGCCGCCCGGGTCCGGGGCGGGCTTGTAGGCGCCGGCGGGCATGCCCGCCTGGACCCAGGCGTAGAGCTTCGTGCCGGGGCAGTCGGTGGCGAAGCCGTCGCGGTGACCGTGCTTGGCCAGGGTGCGGCCGAAGCGCCGGTTCGCCTCCTCGTACAGGGCGCGGCAGGCGGAGAGCGCGGCCGGGCTGGGCTCCTGGTCGCCGCCGATGGCGATCTGCACGCCGATGGCGGAGATGTTGTGGCCGGGGCAGTGTGCGCCCTGGAGGCCCCAGCCGCGGCCCTCGTAGACGTTGCCCGCCTGGTCGACGACGAAGTGGTAGCCGACGCCCGACCAGCCGTTGCTGAGGTGTTCGGCCTCGATGGCTCGCATGATGGCGTAGCCGGTGCGGGTGACCGGGGTGCCGCCGTCGTAGTGGACGTAGAACTCCGTGCGCTGGGCGGGGGAGACGGTGTCCGGGGTGCCCGCCCAGGGCTTCGCGCCCCAGGTGTCACGGGAGATGATCTTCATGGGTGTGGCTTCCTCCGTCGTGGGTGAGCTGGGAGGGAGCACCATGGGGGGCCTGGGGTGCTTGTGTCGCGGGCTCAGGTCTCCGGCTCGTCTTCGGCGTCGGGGTACTGGAGGGCGAACAGGGTCTCGGACAGGCGGCTGGCGAGGTCGTCGGCCCCCTGGTTGTGGACGGTGACCGGGCCACCGGCGGCGCCGGTGAGCTCGATCTCCAGGTGGTCTTCCTTGCCGTACTGCTTGCGGTGCTGGCGTTCGAGGTACCAGGCGGCGGCCCTCCAGTCGGGGGGCGTGGTGATGGTCTCCTCGATGACCTTGCCCGTGTGCGGGTCGAACTTCCTGTGCGTGGTGACGAGGCCGCCTCGGGCCGCGCGGCGGATGTCGAGGGCGGCCTGGAAGGCGGCGTTGGCGCGGGCCTGCTCGATCTTCTGGAAGAAGTCGACGAGTTGGTCGTTCTCGGGGTTGGGCTCGGCGCCGTTCTCGCGGTCCTGGAGCTCGTGGTGGCCGATGCGGCGCCAGCGCAGGAAGGTCGAGCGGGAGATGCCGGCGTTGACCGCGGCCAGGTCAACCGACAGGCCCATGCGGGTGGCCTCGATGAGCCGCGCCTCGACCTCGGTGGTGAGGAGCTGGGCGCGCGGTCTGGCACGGCGCCGGTCTTTACGTCGAGGCATGGGCCGGAACCTAGATCAGCGGAGGGTCTAGCGTCCCGGCGAGAAGATGTGTCCGCAGGCCGGGCAGCACGTGGTGGTGGCGCGGTCGTTGTCGCCGCTGTCGGCGAGGCCGTCGCCGCCGCTGTACAGGTCGTCGTGCTCGGGCGATGCGGTGCCGTCGGGGCCCTGGGGCAGGGTCTCGGGGTCGACCTGTCGGAGGAGGTTCTCCATCTCGTCGTCGGTGAAGCACAGCGAGTCGAGGAGGTCGGGGTCTGCGGTGGCAAGGTCTTCGAGGATGGTGGCGAGCGGGCCGGGCAGCCACCCGCCGGCCTCGGGGAGGCGGTTGAGGAGAATGAGGAGGGCGCGGGCCTGGCGGTCGTTCCTGGAGGCCCAGCCGCGGGTGACGGGGACGAGCCATCCGCCGTCGTCGTCCAGGAGGAGGCCGTCGGGCAGCGGCAGGCCGCGTATCTGCATCTCGATCAGGGCCTCGCGGCGGCCGTGGCCGGCGATGAGCATGCTGGTGCGCTCGTCGGCGACGACGGTCTCCACGAAGCCGTGGTCGGTGATGGAGGCGATGACGCGCTCGATCTCGTGGCTCTTCGGGTTGGCCGGGTCGACGGGGAGGTCGGTGAGCGGGACGTAGGTGATGTAGCGGGGGGCTGTGAGGGTCATCGCGGGTCCGTTCGGCGCACCGGCGGGGGTGAGGGGCGGCGGCCGGCCAGCGAGCCCGCGGACTTCAACCGCGGCGTCCCGTCTCGCTACCGGGACGTGCCGTCATGGCCGGGCCGGGCCGCCTGCCCCGTGCCGCCGCGCCCCTGGGTGTGTCCGGACAGAGCGCGGCGGGCCTGGAGGCCCGTTCGCGGGTGCGCGTTCCGCGGTCGGGCTTCTCGCAGGCCAGTGGAACGTAGATGGGTAGGGGCGCTTGTGTCTTGGGGCGGCTGGTCGACTCTCCACACGCATCGTAAGTTGGTGTACAGTTACGATCGTGCAACTGTCCTGAGCGGGCAGGTGCGCAGGGTCTGGTGTAACGGAATCGCGTGCCACTCCGTCCATAGGCGTGCAGGCGACCGGGACACAGGATCCGCACCCCCAGCCGGCAAGAGCGAACCGGCTTCCCAGAAAGGCAGAACACCCCATGAGCACCAACGAGACCACGCCCCCCACGGCGGCGGAGCTGGCGCAGCGCGCGATGGTCGCCTACGGCGTCAAGGAGTTCTTCAACAACCTTTGCGACCCCCACATCATGGCGAACCAGGAGTACATCAAGAACACGCCGAGCCTGCGCAGCACGACCGCGGCCCTGGACGGACAGCTCGCCGTCACGTTCACGGAGTCCCACAGGAAGCCGTCCTTCTTCGTCGAGGACACGGAAGCCTTCCTGGAGTTCGCCGACGAGAAGGGCGAGGCCCGGTTCGTCGTCAACCCCGCCTTCGAGAAGGCCACGCTCAGGAACGCGGTCTGGGACGCCGCGACCGAGACCGCCTTCGACAAGCGCACCGGCGAGCCGATCCCGGGCGTCGGCTACGACCCGGGTGGCGACACCATCTCCGTCAGCCCCTCCTGGACCGAGGGCGGACGAGCCGCGGTGCGAGCCGTGGTGGAACAGCTCTTCGGGCCCACTACGAAGGCGCTGCCGATGATCGCCCCGGCCGACGACGAGCAGCAGAGCGACCCGGTTCCGGAGCGCGAGCGGTGATCCGCTCCGCCTCCGCAGCCTGATCCGCTCCCTTCCCAGCCCCTGCCGGGGCTGGGCTCTGCCGCAAGGAACCACCGTGAGACCGTCGAGGAACACCCGCCTCGCCCTGCTCGACCTCGCCGACACCCCGGAAATCAACGACACCGCCTTCCGGCGCCTCTACCGACTGACGCGCGACGTCGAGGTGGACACCTGGTACACGTGCGGACAGCTCGCACAGCAGCTGAGGATCGAGCACCACCAGGCCCGCCCCACGCTGGCCGCGCTCGTCGCTGAGGGGCTGCTGGACCGCTCCTTCGAGCCGCGCCGTGTGGACGGCTCGGACCGACGCGTCGTCACCTACCGCCTGCGTACGCCCGTCGAGACCGCGGAGGCCGCGAAGTGAGCGACCAGGACCTCGCCGACGTCGACGAGCAGCTGAGGATCGCCGCCGGCCGCCGCGCGGCGCCGTTCACGATGGTGCCCGAGTGGGTCACCGTCTGCCCGGACCTCGATCCGCAGGCGAAGGCTCTGTACGACGCGCTCGCGGCCCACGTCAACGTCAGCCGGAGCGACGGCAAGGTGTGGCCGACCCGCCTCGCCCTCTCGATGATGCTCGGCTGGACCCGCGAGCAGTCCGTCGACCCCTACCTCCGGCAGCTCTCGAAGGTCGGGGCCATCACCATCGACGAGGACCGGCGCCCGGACGGCAGCCTCAACCGGCGCCCGGACGGCAGCGTCAAGAAGATCTATTTCGTCCACGAGACGCCGCCGGAGGACTACACCGGCCCGAAGAACCTGGCGGAGTTCTACGCCTGGTACCGCGTGAAGGTCCAGGAGATGAAGGAGGCCAAGGCGGCGAAGAAGGCCGCGAAGAAGGCCGCATCCACCACGGCCACCTCTCCTTCCGAGCCGGCTGCTGTCGATGCTGCGGCACGCCCGGCGGCGAAGAAGGCGGCTCCGGCCCGCGCGAAGAAGGCCGCCCCGCAGCCCCCGGCCGAACCGAGCAACGCCCCCGCCCCGGAGCCGGCGCCGAAGCCCAAGGCCCCGAGCCGTAAGAAGGAGAAGACGCCCGAGGACATCCGCTTGGACAAGCTCGCCGACGAGGGCGCGCACCGCTGGTGGGACGTGGAAGCGCCCAAGCTCGTTGAGGCCAAGAAGATGACCAGCTTCATGGGCGAGGCCCAGAGAGGCTTCCTCGGGGTGCGGACCCTGATTCGCCAGGCCCTGACAGCGCAGCCGCACCCGTACGAGCCCCGCCAGGTCATGGCCGCGCTCGTACTTGGCGCCCAGTGGCTTCCGCACCGCAGCGTGTTCGAGCGGGCGCTGCGGAAGGTCAGCGGCGTGCAGCCCGTGCCGTCCGGCGCCGAGCGGCCGCGTCTGTACCGCGACAACCAGTGGACCGAGGACAAGACGACCGACCCGGCAACCGTCCCGGCGCAGCCGCCTGTGCCGCCCGAGGACGAGTTCGCCGTTCTCGACGATGTCTGACGCTGACGAGAGGAGCGCCGACATGGCCATGACCCTGGCCGTCCCCGAGGTGGAGAAGTCCGTCGTACCCGCCGTCAACGCGGCGGTCGCGAACGTCATGCGGATCTTGCAGTCCCGGGGCGTGGATCCCGCGGCCGTGCAGGTGTTCGAAGATCGCCCCGACGGCACGGACGCCTACCAGATCCAGGTGAACCGTCAGGCGTGGGTCAACAGCCTGACGCTGGCTGGGCACGCGGACTACAAGCGGTACAGCCTGGACCGGCTGGAGGAAGCGCAGCATCCCGATCGGCTGCGGAAGTTCGTCAACTCTCTGGCCACGGTGCGCCGCCACAACCGGGCGCAGATGTGGCTGCCGGAGCACCAGCGGCAGTTCAAGCGCGCGCCCCGGCTGAACGGGATCATGTCGGGCAATATCGGCGCCGGGAAGACCGTCGCTGCGGCTGCGGCCGGTGCGTACGGGGTCGAGGAGGGGCTGATGGTGCGCTTCGTCGGACACTCACGGTATCTGTCGTGGCTGCGGCCGAACTCGGCCCCGTCCGGGCTCACCCCGCTCCAGGTCCGGGAGTACTACGAGCGGTGCGACCTGCTCATCTTCGACGACCTGTGCAACGAGCTGGACGAGTACGCCACGACCTTCGTGCGGACCGAGACGGCGGAGCTGCTGAACGCCCGCCTGCACAGCGGCCGGGCGACCCTGTTCACCACGAACCTGTCCTTCGATCAGGTTGCCGAGGTCCTGGGTGAACGGTTCGCGTCCCGGATGGGCAGCCAGGCGGCCCACTTCAAGATGGTCGGAGAGGACCGGCGGCAGCCGATCCGCTGGTGACGACGGCAACGGAACGGGGCTCGGCGGGCAGTTCGCCGCCGGGCCCCGGTTCGGCATGCCGTGTTCCGGCAGAGACCCGGCAATCTGATCTAGACTGCGCGCGACCAGACGCTCAAGAGCGAGGGCTCTGGCAGTCGCTCAGGAAGGACTCTGCGCCGTGGCCGCATCCAGGAACCCGAAGACCGTTCTGCGGGAGATCACGCAAGGCGAGCGCGAACTGCGTGACTGGCACCGCAACCTCCGACTCGGCGCGGCCGGTGCGAGCTTCGGCATGATGCTCGCCTCCCTGTACCAGCTCCACTGGGCCGGAACCCTGATCGGCTTCCCCTCGTTCGCGGCCGCCGCGATGGCCGGGTCGCTGGAGATACTGCTCGCCTTCAACGCCGGGGCCGTCACCTCGATCCGCAAGCGCACCCCCGACGGCCAGGAGGCCGGGTACTACTGGAGCCTGTGGGCGATCTTCGGGTTCCTGCTGTGCATCTCGGTGGCCGCCAACGTCGGGCACGCGGTCGTGGCGCTCTCCGAGTGGTTCGCCTCCGGCAAGGCGCCGGCCGTGATGGTCCAGCACAAGATGTGGGTGTACGGCGTCGGCAGCGCCGTGGCGGCCATGGTCCCGCTCGGCGGCTCCTTCGGGCTCCACATCAGCGGCTTCGTCCGGAAGAACGGCGCCGGATCCGACTGGTCCGACTCCACCGGCACGGCCGCCGTCGTATCCTCGGGCGCCACGGTGGTCCCCTCCGTGCCGGTCGAGACCAAGGAGGCCGCCCGGCGCCGGAAGCCCGACGCCCCCCGGAAGCGGACGCCGCTGTGGGTCGGGCAGGGCGGAGTTCCCGCGCAGCAGCCGAACCTGGAGGCTGTCCCGGCCAAGGCGCCCACCCCTCCCCCCGCTCAGTCTCCCGAGCAGCAGTCGACTGCGGAGGCCACGCCTGCCGAGGGGCCTGTGCCGACGGGTGTTCCTGCCGCGGTTCCTGTGCCCGCGCAGCAGCCGCCCGCGCCGAAGGAAGGCAGCACAGTGGAGCTGCGTCCGGACCTGCCCATCGAGGAGCGCAAGGAGCTCCTGTACAAGGAGTGGCGCGAAGCCATGCTGGCGGGCGAGGAGCACCGCTTCCGACAGGGCGGCGACCTCAACGGCACCAAGCTCGGCCTGCGCCTGGGCAAGAACCCGGCGAGCGGCCGGAACTACATCCGGCCCGAGTTCGAAGCGCGCTTCGCGCGAGAGCAACAGGAGGGCCAGGCGGCCGAAGGCGCTGACGAGAAGATGCTCGCAAGCGTCGGCTGACCTGCGGCTTCCCATTCACTAAGGCGGGCGCCCCGTATCCTCGGGGCGCCCGCCGCTTCGTTCTCCTCACGGATCGGATCACTACCGATGAACCCCAGCCGCCAGGTTGCCGCAGCCCGTCTCGCCGCAGCCCAGGCCGCCCGCGCCACAGCAGATCTCGCCCGCGCCATGGTCGGCGAGACCTCATCGCCGGCGTCCGCCAAGGATCGGCTCCGCGCAGCCCGTCGTCTGCGGGTGCTCTCCATGGAAGCGCTCGACTGGACGATCCGGGCCGAGTTCTTGAACGGAACGTCGTGGGAGGAGCTGGCGGACCACACGCAGCGTGACGCGGAGACGCTGCGCCGCCAGTACGAGGCCGGAACGCTCCAGTGGGCAGAGGCCCTTCCGGAGTCCGCCGAAGACGAGGCGGACGCGGCCGGCGCACTGGACGCCTGGTACCGGCGGCACGCCGAGGAGCTGCTGGACCCGGCGCAGGAAGCCCCCGTCAGCGGCCTGTTCACCCCACCTCACAGCCGTTAAGAGTGGTAAACTGTACACCGAGTTAGGGCGCGATCTTAGGGGTCCGCCCAGCGCACCATGCCCCGGCAAGAGCGAGCCGGGACGCTCGGTCCCCAGAACCAGGAAGGCGGTCACCCGTGGCCGAATCCACTCTCGACATGCCGGACCTCGACGAGCTGACGTCGTGGTCGGTCGACAAGGCGTTCATCGCCGCTCAGCGAGAGATCGCGCCGATCGGCAAGGACGGCACCAACCAGGACCAGAAGTACAACTTCCGCCAAGCGGAGGACGTGATCCGGGCCTGCTCCGGCCCGATGCGGAAGTACGGCCTGCGGATCTTCCCCGCCGAGATCATCAGCAGAGAGCACCAGAGCCGCGGCAAGATGAACGTGACGATCATCCAGGTCCGATGGGCCGTCCGCGGCCCGTCCGGCGACGTCATGGACACCGGAATCGTCACGGTGGGCGAGGCGTTCGACGTCTCCGACAAGGCGTCGAACAAGGCGATGACCGCTGCTGAGAAGTACGCCTTGCTCCAGGCGTTCAAGATCGAGGTCCGGCCCGGCGACCTGGACGACGGAGACCGCGACCACCCGACGGCCGTGAGCTCCCCGATCGACACCTACCTCGCCAGGCTTCGTCGGCCCGACGTCTGGTACAGCCGCGAGGCGCTGCACGAAGTGCTCAACGTCGCGGCCGACAACGGAATGCTCCAGGCGCGCATCCCCGACGAGCCCGAGATCACGCTGGAGAAGTACGTCCTCCGGCGCGGCCGCGAACTGGCCGACGAGATCGCCGAACGCGAGCAGGCACGCGCGGACGCACACGAAGCCTTCCTGGCGCAGATGACTCTGGAGAACCGGACCCCGGACCCGGAGAACGACCCGTGGGCCGTACCGCCGACGCTGCACCCCTCCGAGAGCGACCTCAGCGAGGAAGAGCCCGCGGAGGACGACCTCGGCGAGGAGGAACCCGCCGGCGATCGCCCGGACGCCGAGGATGAGGCGGAGGAGCCGTCTCTGCCCGATCCCGCCCTAGTCCAGAAGCTCCTCGACGACGCCCGGACCGACAAGGAGGCCCTGACCGGCATCCGCGACCGGTTCGGCGCGGCGGCCCTGGAGCGCATCGTCGTCACCTCCCCGTGGGGCCAGGTCAACGCCAACTCCGCCGTCGCCCTGGCCCTGGAAGACATCGGCAAGGCCAAGACGCCGAAGGCTCCGCCGAAACGGGAAACCCCCCAGGACAGGGCGCGGGCGAGGATGCTCATCGAGGCGCGGCTCCAGGCCGACATGCTCGGCAAGGAGATCCACGAACACCTCGCTTCGGTCCTGCCGAAGGGGGTGACCGACCTGAAGCAGATCACCTCTCAGGTCAGGCTGCAGAAACTGATCGCGGAGCACCGCCAGGCCACCCTCGACGCGATGACTACCAGAGGGCAGACAGCGGCCGCGGAGCTGTACGGCAGCGTCGGCATGTACGTCCCGGCGCGCAACATCGAGGCGATCGAGGCCGCCATCGTGCCAAGCCCGACCACCTCATGACGTGACGCACCTCGCGCTCCGGCAACCGTCCCTCCGGGGCGGCCGGGGGACGTGATGATCCGGCCCCGTCACGTCACGTCACGTCGCCCGTCGGAGAGCTCAGGGCGTACGTACGCCTGCCGGGAAGGCGTACGTACGCCCTGAACCTCCGGCGTATGTACGCCCATCTCTCTCCGCCAAGGTACGACTCGGTGCGCCCTCAAGGCGTACATGCCCTCCCGGAAGGTACGCCCCGAAGACGTACGGGTACGCCTTGGCCCCGAGCCCAAGGCGTACCCGTGCACGTGAAGGCGTACGGGGCGCCGGTGCAGGCCAGACGTAGGGGTACGCCTTGCTGTCCGTGCGGGTACGCCTTCACGGGGGAAGGCCGGCGTACATGGCAGGCTCCGCAGTCATCCGTACGGGGCGTACGTCTGGAGATAGCTTCGAAGGCGTACATCGAGGTACGCCCCATCTGACCTGCGAATATGCGAAGCCGTACCCGGACCGGAGGCGAAGGCGTACGTGAACGACGAAGACGTACCGAGGCCGAAGGCGTACCCGAGGGCGAAGCCGTACCCGAAGGCGAAGCCGTACCCGAAGGCGAAGCCGTACCCGAAGGCGAAGCCGTACCCGAAGGCGAAGCCGTACCCGAAGGCGAAGGGGTACCAGCGGGCGAAGCCGTACCCAGAGGCGAAGGCGTACCCGAAGGCGAAGCCGTACCCAGAAGCGAAGCCGTACCCAGAAGCGAAGCCGTACGTGAACGACGAAGGCGTACCCCCGCGGTAGGGGGTACGCCTTCATGAGGGTGCGGGTCGATCAGGACGGCGTTCGGTCGACCCGCCGAGCTGCCGCACGCTCGCGGCGCTCGACTTCGTTCTTCTTCGCCTGGGCGGCTTCCTCTTCCCGGACGAGTTCGAGGAAGCGCTCCGGGTGCTCGGCCGCGAGTCGCTGGCGAGCGCGCCCTCGGGGGTTGAACTCCGGCAAGAAGACGCCGCGCTTGGCCGCTTCGGCAGCCTGCACTCGGTACACCAGCCGGTCTTCCACCAGGGCGCGACTGCGCAGCTCGGTGATCCGGTTGCGGTGACGCTTGCTGGGCTCCTCCGGCCCCTGCGGCAGGTACTTTTCCGGCTCTCGGGCGATGGCTGCGAGAGTCGGACGAACCGTCCGGGCAAGCTCGGGCGAGCGGAAGGCCAGGGCCTGAACCTCATAGTCGGCGGGCCGCTTCTCCCACGGGAGGGCGGTGACAGTGAGGAACTGGACAAGGTGGGGCGCTAGGCGCTCGACCTGCTTGAGACGGTCCTTGTGCTTGCTGATCTGCACCAGCTCGGCAGTCCGGGCGGCAACGGCCTCCGGCTCTGGGTCTTTCCACCGTCGGGGCTTCGGGCGCTCGCCGTGGTCCGGCCTCGCCTCGCCTGCGGGGAGGGCCTTTTGCGATGCCACCATTCCGGCGCGTCCTCCTGAGTCATGCGTGTGCCGGCGGGACGCCGGTGCGCGAAGGTGAAGTGGCCCCGCTGCGACCGACCCCTCCGTGTGCCGGCTCATCGCCAGAGCGATTGGCTCCCCGGCCCTCGGCGCCGGTTAGGCGCGGAGTGGACTCGATTCGCTCTTCCTCGCGTCGGCCAGGGCCCCCGGAGGGCCCCCAGAAAGGTACGAGGCGCTGTCTTCAACGGCGGGATCGGCGGCAGCGAGGCCACTTCACCTTCGCGGGGATGATACCCGCGCCCGAGACCGGGCGCGGGCCTCAGCGGACCGATTAGGCCGTTGTGCCCGGCTTCGGGCTCGTCACGGACTCGATCTTGGCCGTAATCGTGCTCGGCTTCCAGACGAGGTCGTGCGCGGCCTGCGAGGCGGCCAGGACCGCCGCGATCGTGCCGAGCGTGGGCAGGCCGTGGGTGAACTGCTCGATGCCACCCGTGCTGGCGACGGTGACGACGCCGGCGAGCAGAGCGACGACGACGGCCACGATCCGCTTGGCCCGGGCCGACCAGAAGGGCTGCTGCACGACCGCGGTCAGGAGCGGCAGGAAGGCGCCAACTCCCGAGGCAAAGGCGAGGGTGTTGAGGGTGTTCATGGTGGGGTCCTTGTCTGTCGGGGACGAGAGGACTGGACCCTGCACGGCACAGGGGTCTTGCGTCGCGCGGTGGCTACTCGGCGGGCCGGTTGATGTCCTCGGCGATCTCGTCGGGTGGCGCGGGAGCGGTGCGGCCCAGCGAGCGGAGGCTGTCGAGCAGGACGCGGATGTAGTCGAGCGCGGCGGCCTTCCACCGACGGTCCTTGCGCTGCTCCTCACGCATGTGCCGGACCTCCCGCTGGAGTTCGAGCTGTCCGGCCTCCAGGACGGTGACGCGCTCGATGGTCTGGGCGTGCACCGCGCGCTCCTGCTCCAGGACGACCTTCTGCTGATCGAGCATCCCTCGCTGCTGGTCGAGCAGGGAGGAGAACCCGGCGGTCACCGTCTTCATGGCCTCGACGTAGGTCTGCCCCTCGGCGGCCTGCGCCGAGGTAGCGGCCTGCACGGAGGCGACCCGCTCGTCGGCGTCGCCTCGGCGCTTGACCTGGCGGTAGCTGAACCAGGCTCCTGCGACAACGCCACCCGCGCCTGCCAGGGGGCCGATGACGGGCGCCAGGGAAGTGAGCCAGTCCACGGGCGCCCCTCCTCGAAAGTGGATATGGGTGCGCGGGAGCCGGGGCCTGGAGGCCCGCGGCTCCCCGCATTGCCGTACGGTGCACGACCGGTCGGCTTGTGTCGCGGCGTGCGCGCCTACGTTCCGGTGACGCCGGCGTTCAGGTTCCACGCGCGGCGGACGGCGTCGAGGATCATCTCGTCGGTGACCGCGGCCTGGGCGCTGTCGGGCTGGCCGTCGACGTGGCCGGCGGCGGCCGCGGCGGAGATGACGGGGTCGGTGGCGATGACAGGGGCGTAGCCGGGGCCGGTGAGGTCGGAGGGGTTGAGGGTGCCGCGGGCGAGCGCGGAGCGCAGGGGGTGGCCGACGGTGCTGGGGTCTTCGGCGAGGACTTCGCGGGCGATGCGGGCGTACCCGGCGCGGACGCGGGCGGCGAAGGTGATGCTGGACATGAGGGCGTGCTCGTCAACGAGGGTGGATACGGGCATGGGGTCCTCCGGTTACTTGGTGTAGGTGACTTTGAGCTGCGGGGGGTAGCTCTGGCCGACGCCACGGGCGCGGCCGTAGTAGGTGAGCGAGGAGCTATTCGGGTCGAGCGCGATACCGCGCCACGAGGTGGAATCGAACACCGACGTAATATCGACCCATTTACCCTGATTGCGGGCCCAGGTGACGGCCTTGGACTCGGCGTCGCAGGAGAAGGTCGCGGGCCGGGAGGCGTGCTTGTGGGCCTTGATGACCGCGGTGCCGCCCGAGTTGGAGTACCAGTGGTCGAAGTAGAGGTAGACCTCGGCCTTCTGGATACTGGCGCCGGAGAGGTCGGTGGAGAGCTGGGCGGGGAATCCGATCAGGGACGCCTGCATGCCGTTGGTGGAGCTGTAGTAGCCCTGGTAGCAGGAGTTCCCCCAGAAGGAGTTGTAGGCGGAGCGGTTGGAGTACGAGCCGGACCATGAGGCGGCGTACGTCTTGGTGTAGGTCTTCACCGGCTGGGTGACAGTGCCGCCTCCGGAGTTATAAACGCCGGTCTCCCCCAGGTAGGGGCCGACGTCCTCGACGTAGAAGATGCCGGGGTAGCCGGCCGCGCCGAGGAGCCGGACGGTCTGGCCGGCCGGACCCGCCTGAGCCCAGAAGGAGATCAGGAGGCGGTGGAGGCCTGCGCCGAACGCAGCCCCGGACCGGATGGTCTCCAGGTGGACCCGGTTCCATCCGGCCCACACCAGGGGCTGAGTGATCGACTGGATCTGGGTGGAGTTGATCGAGGGGGTGGAGGCGCCTCCGTCGCGCAGGACGACCGCGACCTCTCCTCCTCCTACGGACGGGTCCGCGTAGGCGTCGAAGACGATCCGGTACATGCGGGTGGGGTCCGCGTCGAACGCGAGCTCCACGTATCCGTACTCGGTGGTCCCGGCCTGGACCGCGGTGGCCATGTAGTCGAGGGCGACGAGGCCGCGGGGGTACTGGGCGAGGATCTTCTCCAGCGGGTCGCCGCCGACTTCGAGGGTCCCGGCAACGGCGAGGTTGCCGAAGGCGGCGTTCCCGCCCTGGTCGATGGTGGCGACGGGCTGCCCGTTGTCCGAGAGAGTCAGATAGTTGGGGCGGCCGGTGACCAGTGCGACGGCCTCCTCGCCGTCGTCGTCGAAGAGCTGCAAGCCGCGGGGGCTCAGCTCGGCGCGAGCCCCAGCGAAGCCGGAGGCAAGCACCACCCGGGCGGCCGCGTTGTCGAAGTACAGGGCGCCCGCCCGTACGACCCCGCCGATGAAGATGCGGGCCGTGGTCGTGTTCGCGGCCGCGGCCTTGTCCGGGACCCCGGAGATCCGTTTCCACCCGCCCTTCACAACCGCGGTGCCGGTGAGCTGGATCCTGGAGTCCTCGACATAGTTGCCGTTCTGGTCGCGCCACTCGACCCACATGGTGATGCTCTCGACGGTGCTGTCCGTGGGGACCATGTAGTCGGCAGCGAACCAGAACTTCTGTCCGGGGACCGCGGGCAGCTCGGCGAGGAGCAACGTCTTGCCCGGGTTGGGGTCCACGCTGAGGTCGGTGCGCAGGGAGCGGGGGGTGCCGTTGCCGGTGGTGGCGATCGTCCAGTCGGGCAGGCCCGCCACGCGCTGGGCGGAGATGGCGCCCTCGAAGGAGGGGTCGGGGATGACGTTGCCGTCGACGCCGAGGGCGAGTTTCTCGGCGGTGAGCGAGCCGGTCTTGATGTGGGTGGCGTCGATGGTTCCGGCGGCAATCTTCGTCGCCGTCACCGCGTTCACGGCGAGCTTGTCCGCGGTGATCGCCAGGGCGGCGATCTTCTCGGTGGTGATGGCGAGCGCGGCGATCTTCTCCGCGGTCACGGCGAGGGCGGTCAGGTGGGCGGTGGTGACCGACCCGGCGAGGATCTTCCCGGCGGTGACCGCGTTGTTGGCGATGGCGCCCTCGGTGACGGCGCCGAGGGCGATCTTCGCCGCGGTGACCGCGTCGGTGGCGAGCTTGACCTCGGAGATGATCCCGTCGATGAGGTCCTGGCCTACGGCCTGCCGGGGCGTGCCCTGCGTGGCGCCGGACGGCACCCCGGTGACCTGCGCGGTGTTCTGCGCGACGAGCCGCGCCCACACCGGGCTGTAGCCCTCGATCGCGACGGTGACGGTCCCGCCGAGCTGCGCGGTGATCGTGGCGACGTGCGTGGACAGGTCGGGGGTGAAGTCGGCGGTGGGGCCGACGTGGACCTGGACGAGGGAGAAGTCGCTGGGACTGGAGTAGGCGTCGTCCCAGGTGCCGTCCCAGCCGATGACCAGCCCGGCGAGGACCGGTTCGACGGTCGGCGGCATGGGGGTCGGCGGCGGGTCGGTGTTGACCGGGACCAGGGCGACGCCGCCGTCGGGCTGCACGCCCACGCTGCCCTTGAGCTGGCCCTGCTCGTCGTAGATGTCCATCGCACCGCCCTCGATGGACGTGTGCGAAGCCTGCGTGCTGCGCTCGACGGCCCGCAGCCGCAGCTCGAAGTCGTGCAGGGCGCGGGCGAGCCCCTGCGCCCCTGTGGCCGTCTCCAGAATCCTCACCATGGCCGGGCATGGTGAGGATCGCTGGGGTTAGTGTCGCCCGCTGGCCGGGGCCGGTCAGTAGTGGAAGCTGTCGGAGCGGCGCAGATAGAGGGTCAGGATGCCGTCGGCGCTGACCTCGTCGGCGATGATCCGGTGCCAGACGTCGACGACTCCGACCCACGGGACTTCGACCTGGACGCGGATGTCGTCGCCGAGCGCCCACGACCCGAACCTCGCGTTGGGGTGGTCGATGATCTGGATCTGCGGAATCTGGAGCTGGCGTGTGCGTCCGGCAAGTTCGGCGCGGCCGCGGGTGGCGAGCGCGGAGGCGGAGGAGAGCGTCTTGTCCGTCACCGTCGCGACGCGGCGCAGTCGGCCGTCGTAGGCGTGGACCTGCGCCCTCGCCATCTTGCGGCCCTCGCCCTTGCCCAGGACGACGATGTCGTTGGCGTACTCGTCGCCCATCCCCTCGGGGCGCGCGATGGCGATGATGTTCTCGCCGTCGGCGAAACGCAGATCGGTACGACGCCGGCCCAGGCGCGGCCTCCCGAGCCGGATCCGGTGGGAGATCTTGTTTCCGATGCGGGAGGCCCAGGTGTGCTCTTCGCGCCAGTCAAAGGGGGTGGTCCGGGTCAGGGTGTCGAGGACCTGTCCGCAGTCGGGGTTGTCCCACCACGCGAGCTCCCAGGGGTCTGATCCGTCCTTTGCGCCCAGGGGCTCGCCGAGGTCGTGTGGGTCGACGACCAGCCCGATGTTGCCGTACGAGCGGGTCTGGATGTGGCGCCAGATCTCCCGGTAGGCGTCGAAGACGTCAAAGCGCGGCCCGCCGTACGGCTTGGGGGGCTTGGGGATGCGCTGTTTGCCCTTCTTCCCGTCCACCCACCCATCGTGGTTTTTGTCCTTGCCGGCGTACGGGTCTTTCGGGGTGATCAGCTGGCCGGAGATCCGGTAGTCCTCGTACGGGATGCCGTGCGCGTACGAGGAGAAGCCCTCGCACTGGATGGTCGCCTTCCCGCTGTCGTAGGAGGTCTTGGTGACGATCCCTCCCCACCTGATCGCCCCGTTGACCTCCAGGTAGAGCTTGGTGCCCCACTCCTGGATGATCGGCTTGCCGTCGGAGCCGATCATGCGCTGGTACTCCGGCTCGATCACCCCCGTCATCGACCCAGGCCCGGACAGCTCTCGGCGGGGGTTGGACGTCAGGGAGAGGGGGACTTCCCAGTCGAGGATCGTCTCCGGCAGAGCCCTCTGAGCGATGAATCGCCAGTCCTGCACGTCACACCGCCTCGACCTCGTCGGGGGCCTCGGAGAACTCCACGTCGAGCGTGATCCATGTGGAGGCGTCGACCTGCACGTCCCCGCCTGCCGCACTGATCTTGGTCTGCACGGTCAGGGCCTGGGTGGTGGCCCGCAGGTCGTCGGCGATGGGGAACTCGGTCGAGAGCAACACCGCGCGGCGCCGGATGGCGGATGCCTGCTCGTCGCCGATGGGAACCTCCGCTCCGAGCCCTTCGCCCAGGAGCAGCCGCATGGAGCCGGCCACGACGCCGCCAGACATCCGGAGGCCGGACAAGGTCAGCTTCACCTTGGCGTGCGTGGCCCACAGCGGGATGTTCAGGTTCCAGCTCGTCACCTCCCCCGGCCAGTTCTGCCAGGAGCCGTCTAGGTAGCCCAGCACCGTGGCCGCGCTGAGTTGCGCGTTCCGCTGGATCCGCTCGTGCCGCGGGTTCGCGATCGACCGGAGGTCCGTGATCATGTCCTGGGTGATGCTGGTGGTGTTCGGGGGGAGGTCGATGCGGGCCAGGGCGATCGCCGAGTCCCGGGGCGCCAGCGTCGCGAGGTCACGGGCGACCGTTGTCGGCTGCACCCCGGGGATGACCCGGGTGAAGACGTACGGGCCTGCCTCGATGTCCTCGGGCAGCGGCCATGCCTCTCCGGGCGAGTAGGGGTTCTCCACGCGGGCGATGATCAGGTCGCTGCGCGGCTGACTCCCGGTTGACGCAATCGGGATCGTGTCTGCGACCGGCAGCCGCCCGGCGTACGCCTGGTACGAGGAGCCCTCGGCCCGGTTCAGGACCGCGCACGCCCCCGGGAGCGCCTGCACGCTCGCGTCGGGCTGCGTCAGCGCCCGCACGGCCAGGTCCTTCGCCCCGACCACTCCCTCGTTGCCCCCGAAGGCAGCGAACGCCAGCAGCCGCAGCGTGGCCTCGGAATGCAGCGCTCCGCCCTCGATGTACCAGGGAACCCCGTCCCACATCCTGCGCCCCTTCGTTGATCAACCTGATGGAAGGGCGCAGCGTTTCCCAGAGAAACGCTTTGTGTCTCGGCGTGCTGGGCCTCGGCGGCTACAAGTACGAGTAGGCGTCTCGCCAGGCCACCGTCATGTACGCGTCTGGTGCGCCCTTGCCGTCGATGTCGAAGATGCAGCGTCCGGGCGGCATGCGCATCTGGTCCAGGCGGGGCGAGCCACGGCGGATCAGGCCGGCCACTGACGCACTGCCCCTGGTGACGGTCGCGATCCAGGGCCTGGTGTCGATCGTCACCTTCTCGCCGGCCTTGAGGGAGAGGTCGAGGTTCACCGTCCAGCGGCCTTGCAGCTTGACCACGGGGTTGGTGATCTGCCCGTAGATGGTGATCACTGGCCACGTTGGCTTCGTGCCCCGGTTGACCACATCCCCTGGGGGCGGCTCCGGCGGCCCGGGGGCGGGAGGCGCCGGGTGCCAGCGGTCCGGATTCGGTGTGCCAGGTGTCCAGATTCGGCGAGCGATCGGGCCGCTGATGCCGCGCGGTGCCTGGACCCAGCGCAGCGGCACGCGTTCGACCTGCTCGACGTCGTCGTACGCAGTGTCGTCCACACACTGAAATTCCGCGACGACCGGGGTGTAGCCCTGCCGGGTCAGCCGTGAGCCAGCCGCCGCCCACTTGCGGGGGCGGCCGTAGAAGCGGCGGCTTCGGCCGCCCTGGGTGGTCGACAGCACCGCCGAATGCCCGTACTGAAGTCGCAGCGCCTCGGCATCCCATGCCTGCGCGAACTGAGACAGCTTCGAGAGCCCGGCCCCATGGCGGCCCAGGCGTGTGGTCGCGGCGCCAATCGCATCGACGCCCAACTCGAAGGTGATCTTGTTGGCCGCCCTCCGATCCCTGCCGAAGCGGATCCCGTCGTTGCGCGGCAGCTCGAAGTCGCCCACATCGGAGTCCCCGAGGGTGATCTCGTACGGCGCGGTCAGGTAGCACCCTGTGTGGAGCGTACCGAAGGTGTAGTCGGCCCCCGCGTACATCCTGTAAGCGGAGTACCACAGGCGCCACTCGCCCTCAGCCGGCGGCATAGGAACCTCCCAATTTGATCCGTCGAAGCTCGAACATCGCGTCGCTGACGGCTTCACCCGGTGACATAGGACGGCTCGTCATCGTCAGGTTGAAGTCGCCGCCGACGAGAGCGGCCCGGGCGTTTCCCAGAGAAACGGCGGGACGCGGTGCAGCAGAAGAGGCAGTGCTCTGGTGTAGTCGGGTGGCACCGTCCGCGTACTGGCGCAAGGCCCCGTTGGCGAAGTACACGACCCGGCCGCCGAACATCTGGGCCACCTCGTCGAGGATCGCGGCGGACCGCCTGCGCTTGGACGGGGCGAGGGGAATGTATGCCTCGCCGCCGGTCTCCGGCTCAGCCCACAGGCGCCACTCGCCCGGTCGCGCGATTTGGGCGATGTGCTTCTCGACGCCGTTCGCGAAGGCCCGGACACGGTTCCGTACTCGGTGGATCCCGCCTTGGGCGAACCGGACGATCCCGCCGTCCGCCTGCTGGTTGACGACAGTCGGCTTGCCGACCGAGTGGTACTGGACGGTCACGTGGACCGTCCTGCCGGTCAGAGCGTTGATGCGGCTCTGGATGTCGCGGACGTTCTGGATCACTGGCGCCGTGGGGGCCATGATCTCGACCTTCTTAGTGCCAGGGACTTCCTTGATCTTGAAGCCCAGGGCCTTAAGCTCTGCCTGCGCGAGCTTGGTCGGGGCATCCATCTTGAGCGTCTTGCCGGCGGGCAGGGCCGCGACCTTGTCGCGGACGGCAGTGAGGTCGTCCGCGGCCGTCTTGATCAGGGCCTTGACCGAGACGTTCTTGTTCGCCGGCGTCGCGGCAAGCGAGTCGATCAGCATGGCGAGCTGGCCGCGGGCGCCGCCGGTCGGTGCAGTGATCGACACGTTCTTCCCGTCGGGGAGGGTGGCGACCTGGAAGCCGACGGCGCGCAGCGCGGCGATGGCCTCGGCGTTGGGGGCCTTGACGGAGACCGACTTGCCGGGCGGCAGGGACGCGAGCTGTGTCTGAAGCCCGAGGATCTGTGCGTTCGCCTCGGGTATCCCCTTCGCACTGAGCAGGATGCTCACCGTGGAGGGCATCAGTCCCATCTTGTCCGCGAGACCTGCGGCCTGTTCCTTCGTCAGCCCCAGGTCTCGGCCGTACGCGATGGCCGCCTCGCGGGCCTTCGTCATCTCGCTCTGCCCGGTGCGGAGCGCGTCAGCGAGCGGGGTGCCGTTGTTCTTCGCCATGTCGAATGCAGCCACCGCAGCCGCGGAAGCGGAGTCCCGTAGTTCGGTGAGGTGGCTGTTGAACTGCTGGCCGCTCTTGGTGGCGGTGTTGACCGATCCGTCGTACTGGATGAGCTCCTTGGAGGCGTTCTTGAGCTTGCTGGTGTTGGCCTCCATCGCGTCGTTCACGGAGATGATCGCCGAGTTGACGCGGGTCTGGGCGTCGTGGAACGACTGCGTTCCACCGGTGAGCGCGTCGAGGGCCCGCTTGAGGCTGTTGACCCGGTCGTCTGCCGAGGCGGTGGAGTTCGACATGCCGTCGACAGCGGTCTTGAGGCGGCTGAACGAGTCCGTGCCTGCATTGCCGGCGCCGTTCATCGCATCCGCGCCTTCACGGGCTGTGCGCATGCTCTCCGACAGCTCGCCGTTCAGGCTTCTCAGGGCATCGGCTGCCGACCGATACCGCTTGGACTCGGCACCGTCGCCCTTGACCCAGACGTCACGCCCCTTCTCGATGTACTCCTGGTTCGCGTCGGCGAGGTTCCGGAACTTCGATTCGAGCTTGTCCAGGCCGTCGCCCTGGTCCAGGTAGGCGTCGGTGAGTTGGGTGAGGTTGACTCCCACGTCGCGCAGCTTGTCGACGAGCTTGGTCTTGCCGTCGTGCAGCTTGGCGTCTTGCAAGAGCTGTACGGCCTGGGCCCTCACGTTGGCGTCGATGGCGCCGTTGGAGTCACGGAACGCCTGTGTGAGGGAGCTGATCCGCTGCTCTTGTGCTTCGGCAGCACGGGCGGCTTTCTCGTGCTGGTTGGCGAGGAGGCCGATGCCGATGGTGACGGCGGCGATGGCCGCGCCCCATGGGCCGCCGAGCGCACCGAGGAGCCCGGTCATGCCGACGCGCATCCCGCCGGCCGCCGCGCCTGCAGCCCGCAGCGCCCCAGTCACCCGGCCCGCGCCGGAGGCCGCCCCCGCGTAGGCGCCCTGCATGCGCTGCCACACGCTGATCTGAGGGCCCATGGCGCCGTTGGCAACGCTGGTTGCCGTTCCGAGGTTGCGGACGGAGGTGACCATCCCGCTCAGGGCGCTGGAGATGCCGCGCACGACCTTGAAGGCGAGCATCGTGCCGAGGAGGATCCCGAGGCCGGTGCCGAGGCCAGGAATCACGTCCGTCAGCTTGTTGAAGACGTTCAGCAGGCCGTTGAAGGACGTCAGGAGCACGCCGAGCCCGGTTCCCGCGGAGGAGAGGGTGGCGATGGCTTGCGCGATGTTGGAGATGATGCCGATGACGGCGGGTCCGACGCTGCGGCCGATCGAGTTGAGGAAGGCGCCGATGCCGGGCATCAGCTCGGTGCGGATCTGCCGGACGAGATCCGTGATCCCGTTGTCCTTGGCCATCCGGCCGAGTCCGCGGACGAGGTCGCCGACGAGTGCGTTCAGCTCGTGGAACGTGGGCGCGGCGTCGGAGAAGAACTTCTCCATCGACTTCTTGCCCTTGGCGCTGTTGGCCCACCGGTCGAAGCGGAGCATGGCGGCTTCGAGGCCGTCGAAGAGCGCGTTGCCCGCGTCCATGCCGGCGCGGCCGACGCCGGCGAGGCCACGGCCGAGGTACAGGGTGGTACGACCGAGTTGCTTGGCCTTCTCGGCAGCGTGGTCCAGGAACTTGCCGAGCGAGCCGGTGGAGCGTCCAGCGGCGGCCGATGCCCGCACCCACTGGGTGAAGCGCTCGCCTGCCGCACCGATCCTCTCGACGAAGGGGCCAGAGGCCACCAGGAAGTCGAGGGAGGCCCGGCCGAGGTTCCCCAGGCCATCGGTCAGGTTGCCGATGACCTTCGAGTTGGTCCCGGCGATCTTCTTGAAGTCGCTCTTGAAGATCCCGGTCTGCATGAACCGGGCGCCGCGCTGGGCGAGCACACCCATCTGGGCGGCCGAGTCCCCGAGGGAGTCCTGCAGCAGCGGCAGCACCGAGTCCGACAGCGGCTGGATGTCGTCCGCAACATTCGAGAAGAAGCGCTCCTGTACAGACTGGCGCATCTTGCGCCATTCGTCACCCAGGTCAGCAACCGTAACGACAGCCTTTTGTGCGGACTCCGACAGCTTGCCCATCGCGGAGGCGAGTTGCTGCTCCTGGGCCTTGGTCCGCTTCATACCTGCGGCCGTCTGCTCGTACATCCGCAGGTTCTGCTTCAGCGCTTCGCCGAAGCCGGAGAACGCAACCTTCGTGCCGATGGCCGCGGTGCCGGCCGCCGCGATGAGCCCCGGGACCGCGCCAAGAACACCGACGGCCGGGGCCATCGAGGAGGCGAGGGCGACGACCGCACCGCCGTACTGGGTGAGTGCAGCGATGGCGGGCTGCAAGATCGAGATGATGCCGCCGATCGCGAGCATCCGCAGGGAGCGCCGGCCGCCTCCCGGCATCTTGAACTGGAAGGGGACATCGACGGGTGTCCGGTCGACCTCGCGCTGGGCGCCGCCCAGGAGGGACCTGATCCGGTCCATCAGGCTGCCGCCGCGACGCCTCCCCTCGTCGATGTCGACCGGTACACGGACGTCGCTGTCGGCGGCTTCTCGCGCCACGTCGTTGAGCTCGCCGCGCAGGCCGCGGCGGTCGACCCGGACCCGGACCTTGGCGGTGACACCACGGGACGCCTCCTCGGCGGCCTTCTCGATCCGCTCGCGCAGACCCGTGGTATCGACCTTGACCTTGACCTTGACGGCCAGGCCCTCGGCTGCTGCCTCCACCTTGGTCCGCAGCTCTTCGGCGAACCCTGCGAGGGAGGCAACCACCGGCACTTCAAGGCGGCCGGCCTGCATGCCCTCAGACACTGCGGACCATCCCTCTCCTGGCTGCGGCCGCCAGCATCGCCTGGTGGCCGTTCATCGGCTTGGTGGACTGCTGCGCCTCCGGGCCCGTCGTGTCGTACGGACGGTTGATCGTCCGCGGCTTCTTGCGGCGGTGGTCGGAGGCGAGCAGGGAGATTTCCTCCACGAGCTGCGCCAGGAGTTCGGTACGGACAGTCCAGCCGCCGATGGGCGACGAGCTGACGCGGGACTCCTCGGGCAGGCCGTCGAGGAGCGCGATCAGCCGGCGGAGTCCGAGGAAGCCGGGCTGTCCTGGGCGGAGCCAGATGCCTCGGGCGTCGAGTCCGTAGTACCGGAGGAGGTCGGACTCGACGTCGCCCCATCGGGAGCGGAGGAGTCGGCCGACCCGAAAAGCTTTCCCAGGTCCACCCCGTACAGGCGGATCAGGGCGGTGCTGAGCCGGACGTAGTCGGACAGCGACGGGCGGGCGGCGATGAACTGGGCGTACTGGTCCTCGTCGAGGAGCAGCGCGTACGTCTCCCTGATCGCGGCGAGGAACTGCTTCGGGAGGCGGGGGCGCTTGAACAGGACCTCGATGACCTCGCCGACGGCGGAGCCGCTGTCCGTGCGCATGATGTCGGCGAGGAGGCCGACGAGGTCGAGCTCGTCGCTGAGGAGCGGGTCCAGGGCGTCGGCCGGCAGCTCGGCCGGAAAGAGCAGGTCGAGGTTCCTGGAGAACTTCACGGGGATGCCGTGGGGGTGCTTGACCTCGCGGCGCTGGGCGTCGAGGTCGATGGCGTAGGACGACATGGTGCGGGTTCCCTCCCGGGGCGGTGTCGGACCCGCGGAAGGTAGAGAACGCCGCGCGCTTACGTCTCGTGCTGCGCTTGCGCATGTACGAGGGCCCGTGTCTCACATGTGAGACACGGGCCCTCGTACGGTTCGAAGGTCAGGACGACTTGGTCTTCTTCCCGCTGGGAAGAGCCACGCTCTCCAAAGCGTCGACGAATGGCTTGAGCTGTTCGTACAGCTCGCGGGCGGCTGCCGCGCTGAGTTCTGTGGCCTTGGAAGGATCGAATGCCTTCGCCGCCTTGCCCCAGCGGTCCAGCTGGCTCGGGGCAGCCTCTCCGGAGTCGCTCAGGTCGTCTGTAGCCTCGACCGCACGAACAGACCATCCCAGGCGCTTGATCGTGGCCTGGAGTGCGTTCGGAGTCTTCTCTTCGGACTCCTCCCACGCCTTCCGCACGGCCTCATCGCCGGCCTTCTGCGCGGCCTCAAGATCGCTATCGGCGAGCTCCTTGCTGACCAGGCGGTGCAGGGCCAGGAGCACCGGGACCTGCCGCGCGCTCAGCGATTCCGGCGCCAAGTCCCCCAGTGCCCTGCGGACTGTGTGCTCATTCACAACCCGGTATCCGTGCGCCCTGGAGATGCCCCATCGCTCCTGGAGGTACGCCTTGAAGGTCTTGTAGGGGGCCCCGGTGCTCGGCGAGACCATGTCGAGGTACAGGCCGTTCTGATGGATGACGTAGAGAGGCAGGTTCGCCTTCTCAACGAAGCGCTTGTCGGCGGCCGCGACCGTGTCGCGGTAGAGGGCTCGCTCCTCTTCGACGATGCGCTCCCAGTACGCCAGCTGCTCCGCTCGCGACGCGGTCGCGGCCGGCATCTGGAGCGTGCGGATCTCCAGCTCGGCTTCGGATGCTCCGGTATCGGCTTCGGGCGCTCCAGCATCCGCCCCGGGTTGGGCATCCTCCCCCTTCTGGGGCCCCGGCAGCAGGGCCTGGGCGCCCGGCGGAAGGTTCAGGTTGCGCAGGATGTCGAAGGCGTCATCAGGGCTGGCTGAGCCGCCGAATGCGTCTTCGAGCTCGCCCCTCTCCTCTTCGACACTGTCCGTCTCCGGAGTGGGGGCGGTCATGCAGTGATCTCCATTCGGGCGCGCATCTGGCGCAAGAGGGCGGTCGTCAGCTTGTCGTGAGCGCCGGCGAGGTTGCTGATCTGCTCAGCCATGCGCTTGTCTTCCTCGCGGCTCTTCGCCTCCAGCTCCCACACGGAGAGCCCGAGCTCGCGGGCCAGCTTCGCCGTCTTGGGCGAGGCGTGGATCGACTCCTCGAAGACGTGGGTGCTCTTGCCGAGGAGCTTTCGGGCCTCGGCAACGACTTCCCTGTGGATGCTGGTGGCACCGCTGGGAGAGCCGAAGTGGACAACTCCGAGGAGTTGGAGGAGCGGGTTTACGCTCCTGGCGGCCTTGAAGGTGTCGGAGATGTCTTTCAGGGCGTCTTCCAGCGAGCAGACGTCCATCTTGACGGGGGTCACCAGCCACCTGCTCGCGCACAGGCAGAGAGTGAGGACGTTGGGGTTCTCCGGGGGCGCGTCGATCCAGACGACGCCGTACTGGTTCAGGAGCGGCTGCAAGCACTGTGCGAGGCGGCAGAAGGCCGCGATCGGCCCCGACTCCTGCGCAATCTCCATGAACACGGTGTTGATCGCTCGCAGCTCCTTGCCGCCGAGCACGACGTCCAGGTTCGGCCGAACGTTCTTGACGGGCACGAGGGGGGTGCCGTCGCGCAGCGCCTGAACGAACGCCTTGCCCCCGTCGCCTTCTCCTATCCCGAACTCGCGGCGGAGGTTGCCCTGCCCATTGGCGTCGATCGCGAGCGTCGGGATGCCCTTGCTCGCGGTCTTGGTGGCGTTGTTGCCGGTCAGGGTCGTCTTTCCGACGCCGCCCTTGCCGCTGGCGAAGGCGAAGACAGGGGTGAACCGCGAGTAGTCGATGCCGATATCTACAGCCGACATAGGGATGATGGCCACAACAGCGCCCTCCGAAGGCACGGCGAACAATTCGCTCGCATTCTGCCAGCCCGACGATTATGAGTGGGCAGAGACCTCCGAGAAGGAAGAGCGCCGTCTGGCGTGTCTCACATGTGAGACACGCCAGACGGCGCTTCGACCCGTGTCTCACATGTGAGACACGGGCGGCCGTCAGGCCGACGGGGCGAAGGCCGGGTCGTTGGTGAGCAGGTACCACGGGTCGGTGTCGTCGCCGCCCTGGATGGCGAGTCGGAGGGGCAGCACGGCCTCCTTCGCCTTCTGGAGCTCGGTGCTGACGCCCTCCATCTGCATGGCGCGGGGCGCGACGTAGCGGTACGCCTTCTCGCCGTCGATGACCTCGATGACGGCGGCGACCTCGCTGCGGCCGCCGATGCGGGGCGGGGTGAACTTGTAGTGCTTGGGCGTGCCGGTGCCACCGGACGGGGTGATCTCGACGATGTTGCCGCCGCCGAACACGGCCTTGAAGTTGCGGCCGGACCACTGCTGGAGGTCGACCTCGATGGTGGCGGAGTCCGAGGTCTGGATGGTCCGGCTGGGGAAGTCGGTCTGGGCGGATCGGACCTCCTCGAACTGGGGCTCCTCGGAGAACTTGAGGCTGTCGGGGGTGGTGAGGCCGACGCTGTACCAGCCGGTGGGCATCGCGACGAGGGCATCGGCGGGGGCCGCGGTGCCGACCGGCGCGAGCCAGACGCGGGTGCGGGCGGGGGTGACGATCTGTGTGGCGTTGGTGATCTCGACGGTCATGGGCGGGCTGCTCCTTGCGGCCGGGTTCTTAGGGCCGGGTCACGATGGAGAGCCCGTGGGGCTTACGTCGCGTGGTCGGGGCCTCGGGGTCAGGCGGGGGTGAGTGGCGGGTGCACGGTCACGAGCAGGCCGAAGAGATGGCGGGGCTGGCCGTCCGCGAGAGGCGAGTCGATGAGTGCGCCAGAGGGGCGGACGGAGCTGACGACCGGCCGGCCGGGCTCTGCCGGGGCATCGGGGAGTTCCTTCGCGGCGAGCGCGGCGATGAGGGCGATGCGGCGGAGGGCGGCCTGCCCGGGCCAGCCGCCTGGGTCGCCGTAGACCTCCAGGGTGACCTCGGGCTCGGTGGCCCACTCCAGCGTGCGCATGTCGCCGCCGGGGCCGGAGGTGACGCGCAGGTGGGGCCAGGGGGCCTCGCGGATGCCGGAGACGTGGCCCGGCCCGCCGAGTGCTTCGTGGACCTTGGGGTGCTTGGTGAGCCAGGACAGGACGGCGGCGACCGGATCGGCGTCGGCGACCGAGTAGGCGGTGTCCACGAGGTCAGCCGCGGGTGCGGGCGATGTATCCGCTGCTGCGGAGCTGGCGGGCGTAGTCCGGTGAGACGTGGGCGGTGTCGCCGGGCCGGACCTCCTTCCCGCCGACGCGCAGGTGGTGGGCGAAGGTGACCTTCTCAGCCGTCTGCCCCGGGCGCAGCGGCGGGCCGACGATCGCGACGCCGTCGGTCGGTTCCTCGCTGATGCTGGCGGCGGCCGGGGTCTTCTTGATGTTCGTGGTCATGCCGCGCAGGGTGCAGACCGGCGGGGCTTTGTGTCGCGGGGTCCGTCAGCGGCGGGCAGCGACCGCAGCGGCGGCCCGGGCCATGAAGTAGGTGCCGGCCGCTTCGATATTCCCGGGGTAGACGGTGCCGACCTCGGCCTCGACGACGAACTCGCCACTGGCGACGACCTTGGCGGTGACCGTGCTGCCGGTGATGACGGGCGGGAGCGTGCGGATGTTCCGTGCGATGCCGTCGGGGATGGTGCGGGCGATACAGCGGCAGTTCTTGATGTTGGCCACGGCTCGGGAGGACCCGTCGCGGGGGGCCTTCATGTAGGTGACGGGGCCGACACCGCGGTGCCGGCGGTCCCAGTCCATCGAGTTGATCTCGAAGCGGAGGTTCGCGGGCTTCTCCTGGTTGTGCGCGGCCGCATGGGTGGGGCGCACGCGGTCGTCGGCGACCGTGACCCACTTCTTGGTGGGCGGGGCCAGCCGCTTGGCCTCGCGCTCGACCTCGCGCGCGATCTCGTGGATGTGGGGGGCGATCATCACGGCGAGCTGCCGCTCCAGGCCGGGGGCGGCTCGGAACTTCGCCATCAGGGTGTCTCGGGGGGGTTGAGCGCTGCGACGACGGCGATGTAGTCGGCTGCTCCGTAGCCGGGGACCTTCTTGAGGAGTGCGGTGGTGACGGTCCAGGTACGGGTGCCGTCGCCGAGGACGTCGCCGGCGCGCAGAGGCCAGGCTTCCGGGGCGACGCGCAGGGTCCATGATCCGTCGGTCTGCTCGACGGCCGCGCCCGGCCAGGTGCCGCGTGGTGCTGGCGTGGTGCCCGGCGGCGGCGGGACGGGCGTGCCGTGGGCGTCTCGGGCCCATGGGTGGGACAGGACGTAGGCGGTGAGGTTTCGGTCGGGCAGGAGGACGGCCATGTGGTGCTCCGGTCTACCAGCGGCGGTAGCGGCGTCCGCCGCCGTACGGCCAGGGGGCGGTGGGGGCGGTGTTCAGCGGGCGGTAGATGCGGCGCTTGTAGCCGGAGAGAGAGTCGATGGTGGGGAGGGCTCCGGGCTGGCCCGGGCCGGGGGCGGTGTCGTACGAGATCGACTGTCCTTCGGCGGAGACGGAGGAGACGCGCCTCGTGCCGTCGGCGTTCGAGGAGGGGTCGTTACGCAGCGACTCGGCGGCGTGCGCGACGACGTACCGGACGATGGGCTCTTCCGTGCTGCCGTCGAGGCCGACGAGGAGCTGCACCTCGTAGGTGCCGTCCAGGTTGCTGATGTAGGAGACGACGGTGACCACGTCGTCGTACTGCTGGATGGGCCATGCCTGCGGGTCGTCCAGGGAGTAGCCGAACATCGGCATCACGGCCAGGAGGCGCTGCGGTGTGGGGATGAGCGGGCGGCCGATGTAGGTGAGGACGTCGGCCTGGGCCTCGCGGATCTTCTGCCAGTACCGCTCGCGCTGGGTGGCGGTGAGCGGGAGGGGGATGTTCAGCGCGTCGGCGACCTGTTCGGCAGAGGCGATCAGGTCCCCTCCGCGTGGGAGGTCGAGGCGGACTGTGCGGTCGGTGGAGACGTTCTGGTCCTTAGCGGGGGCGAGAGTGACGGTGCACCAGTACCGGCCGTCCGGCAGCGAGTCGGGGATCTCGAAGCGGTAGACGGAGTCTCGGAGGCGGGTGGCCGGCCCGGCGGTCGCCACGGGCGTGCCGGTCCGCTCGGGCCCGGCGTACAGGTCGATGCGGTCGACGCTGCCGCCCGCGGTTGCCGGGTCGCACAGGGCTCCGGCCCACACGGGCCGGTAGTCGTACACCGTCATCTCTGCTGCTCCTACTACTTCTTGTCGGCCTGGGCGCGCAGACGGGCGATGATGCGCGCCGCGTCGGCGGGGTTCAGCTCGGCGCCGGCGGGGACGAGGAGCCTGGTGGTGGGGGTGTTGTAGGTGCCCATGCCGACGTGCTCGACGAGGCGGCGGGTGCAGCGGACGGCGGATCCGTACGGAACGGCGACGGGTACGAAGAGGGCTTCGAGGTCGGTCGGGGGAAGGCCGGTGGCGTCGTCGACGACGGTGCCGCCGCTGATGTCGGCGGGGAGGAGCTGCTGGGGGTTACGGATCTCCTCCATGGCGGGCGGCGGCGTTTCGACGGGCGGCTCCAGCGGGGCGACCTCGGGGGCCGTCGGGCTGTCGAGGTCCGGGCTCTTGGTGTCGGGGGCCTCGGCGACGGCCTTGTCCTCGGTGGTCTCCTCGGTGGCGTCTGCGGGGGCGTGGGTCGCCTTGTCCTCGGCGTCGGTGTCGGTGTCGGTGTCGGTGTCGGCGGTGGTCTTGCGGGTCCGGGGCGTGGCCATGCTGGTCGTCTCCATGCTCGGGGGCGTTGCCGCGGCACTGTGGTGGGCCGCAGCGGCTTACGTCGTGGGGTTGGGAGGTCAGGCGTAGGTGAAGGCCGTGGTCTTGGTGAGGGCGCCGGCGTCGTCGTTGAGGACGATGCTCACGGCGCCTGCCGCGTTTGCCGGACTGGTGACCTGGATCTTCTCGGAGGAGAGGATCTTGAGGTTGGTGCCGGTGGCGTTGCCGAACTTCACGTCGGCGATGCCGTCGAGGTTCGTGCCGGTGATGGTGACGACGGTGCCGCCGGCGGCCGGGCCCGTGGCCGGGGTGATGCTCTTGATGGTGGCGGCGGGGAACAGCTTGTCGACCTGCGACTTCCGCACTACGGCCCCGGCCTTGAACAGGAGGGTGCGGATGGAGCCCTGCGGGACGCTGTCGCGACTGTCGGAGGGGCGGCTGCCGAGGTCGAACGGCTTCGTGGAGTAGACGTCGGCGGTGACGGTCATCTCCGGGTCGGTGGTGTTGACCGCGGGGAACGCGGCCCGGGTGATCCGGGTGTTGTCTTCCGTGTAGAGACCCATGGTGGTGTCCCTTCTCTCGTCGGTGTGGCGGGCGAAGGGTGCAGGACCGTGATGCCTTGGGTCGCCCCCTGGCAGTCAGAGAATGCGGAGGTCGTCCCAGCCGTCGGCGGTGGTGGAGAAGACCATGAGGCCGGGCTGGGAGACCTCGCCGGAGCGCATCGCGTACCAGTCGCTCCCGTTGTCGAGGGTGGGGGCCTGAAGCCAGAGCCGTCCGTTGCCGAGCTGTTGGGCGCGGAAATGGTGGTAGTGGGCGGTGAGAAGCACGCGGGCGTCGGCGATCGGCTGGCGGCCGAAGGTCTGGGCTCGCCACCAGTCCACGGCCTTCTCGGGCCGGGGGTATTGGTGGCCGTGCGCGAGGCCGACGATGGTGCCGGCCATGTCGAGGGAGATCGTGTCGCGCCAGGGTTCGGGGGTGACGAAGCTGACGTGGCCGTAGGTGTTGGGATTCCGGCTGTAGGCGTCGGCGATCTGGCTCATGACCTCAATGCCCCAGTCGTCCTCGGGCGGTCCCACCGGGTCTTTGCCGCGTCTGACGCGGGCGTGGTTCGAGCCGACGGTCGCGGCGACGACGCGGGGGAAGGCGGCGGCCAGCCGGTCCAGGCCCTCGAAGGTGAGCCGACGGTGGATCCGGACCATCTGCGTCATGGTCAGGTCGTTCGTGAACGCCTGGCTGGTGACGTTCTCGAATCCTTCGATGCAGTCGCCGCCATCGAGCCAGTACGCGGAGTCGGGGGCGCGGCCGACCTTGCCGAGATCCCGGAGGTGGTCCTGGAGGCGGTCGAAGCGGTCGGCGATGCGGCCGACGAGTTCCTTCGTGCCGCCGTCGCGTCCGACCTTCCCGGCCTGGGGGTCGGCGTACACCACTCCCAGCGCGCGGGCGGTGGTCTCGGGGGCGGGGCGCGCCTTGCGGCGACGGCGCATGGCGTCGCGGACCAGGCTGTTCAGGTCGTCGGTGGAAGCCCAGCCGGGGGTGGCGGGCTCAACGAGGTACCGGCAGCGCCATACGGGCCGGGTGACGGCGTCCTCGCCTTGGGCGTCGCGGTGCCAGGCGGCCGGATCGTGCCGGGCTTCGACAAGGCGGACGCGGTAGCCGTCGGGGACGGCGAGCCCGAGCGCTTCGACGCGTTCGCGCCACCCGGTCTCGTCCTGAGGGGGCGCTTCGGCGGCCGGGGCCGTGACGAGCATCGAGCCGCCGGGCTCGTAGCGGACGCCGGGCTCCCACCCCTTGGGTGCCATGGCGGCGGGGCGAATGGTCTGGGGCGGTTCGGACTGTGTGTCGGCCGCGGGGCGCAGGAGAGCGTCGAGGTGGTCTTCGAGGCTCATCGCGGGCACCTGCATCCGCTGCTGGTGCCGCGCCGGCGGTGTCGTGCGACGGCCGGGGCCTGGACGGGGTGGCCGTTGCGGGTCAGGGCGTCGGCAACCTGGGGGGCTGAGGTCGGGGAGTCGAGGACTTCGCGGAGCTTGGCGGCGGCCGGCTCGTCGAGGGCGTCCAGGATCAGGGCGAGTGTGCACCGGGGGCCCTTGCGCACCGGGGCCGCGGCGGCGAGGGCGTCGAGATCGTTGATGAGCCCGCTGTTGGTGTCCGGCAAGGGGTCCTCGTTCTGGTGGTCGGACGCAGGGCCGGGCGTGGTCGCCCGGCCCTGCTGGGAAAATCCGAGTCGAAGGCGCGGGGGCCTTCGCCCTGTTACGGGGCCGGCGTGGTCCAGGTCCCCAGGACGAAGGACTCAGGTCGCGGTACTTCGAGGCTCAGCCTTTCGTCCGCGCGGAACGTGATGACGCCCCGCTCGAAGTTGTCGCTGTTCTCGGAGGAGACGGTGACGGAGACGTTCTCGCGGTCGTAGAGCTGGGCGCCCATGCCGAAGGCTCCGAGGAGGTACTTGCCGTCCGGCATGGCGGTGGTCTCGACGACGTTGATCCGCCAGACCTGCTTGGTCGCGCCGACGGCGACCTGGAGGGCAACGCGGAAGGCGCCGGTGTCGTCCTCCTCGACCTCGACGTGCTCCCACATGGTGGGGCTGAGCACGATGCCGGTGGGCTCGTACTCGGCGAGCAGGGACTTGGTGATCGCCCGTCGGATCTGGACGGAGTACTTGTCCTTGGCGTCGCCGGTGTACTGCTGAACTCCCGGCACGTTGAAGAGGCCGGTCAGCTTCTGGCCGTCACCGACGGAGTGGAGGAGATCGTAGTCCTCCGCGAACTTGACGCCCTCGATCATGCGGCCGTTGATGAAGGACTTGAGCCGCGAGTCGTCCGACAGGATCGACTTGTGGGAGTCGATCAGGTGGGCAATCTCTGCGACCGGGTACATCACGGGCTCAAGGGTGAGCTTCGAGCGCGGGGCCCGGCCGAAGACGTCGCTGTCGGCACCGGTGGCCGGGGAGACGCCGTCGGCGGCGTAACGTTCCTTGACCTGCGCGGCGTTGTTCACCCAGCCGGTCTCGCGGACACCCATCAGGAAGGCGGCCTTGGTGCGGGCCTTCGGGAACAGGTCCCGAATGTGCATCTTCCGGCGCCGGAGCTCGGTGAGCGGGAGCTCCTGGCCGGTACCGAGGGCCTGGTGGGTCTGGGTGCCGGCGGAGAGCGAGAAGATGCTCTTGCCCTCCATCTCCGCACGGATGAACGGCCGGTCCTTGAACTCGGCGGCCGCGGCCCGCTTGTAGGCGTCGGACTCGACGAACATGTCGCCGAGGGACTTGAACTCGGCGTCCGGCTGCGGGCTGCCGTAGTGCTGCGCGGCCGCCGGGGCGCCGCCCTCGGGGGCGTCGAGGTAGGTGCCGATGGAGGCTGCACCGGAGGCGGCGTCGATCAGGCCCTTGATCTCCTGGGCGTCGCGTACGGCCTTGACGTAGGCGTTGCGCTGATCGGTGCTGATGACGAAGGCGCCGTTCTCCTCCTTGAAGGTGCCGGCGATGCGCTCGGCCTCGGCGGACTTCTCCGCGAGCTGTGCGTTGAGCGACTTGAGGAGGCTCTTGTCGGCGGTGGCGGTGGCCATGGTGCGGGTCTTCTCCCTGTGCTGGGCTGGGCGATGGCGTGCGTCGCTCGCCCGGCCAGCACCGGGACGCCTCAACGCGAGGCGCATTGGAGAGGACCGAAGTGGTTAACGTCGCGTGCTCCCGGTTCCGCGGAGCTTCGCGGGGCCGGGAGCACGGGGCGTGAAGGCTGGATCAGGAGGTCAGGGCGGCGAGGGCGGCCTTCACCTCGGCGGGGTCGAGGAGGACCTGGTCGTCGTCTTCGGCCGGAGGCGGGGAGTCGTCCGGGGCGGCGGCGGGCGCAGGGGTGTCGTTCTCCTCGTCTTCGTCCTCGTCGTCCCAGCCGTCGGTGACCTCGTACCCGTCGTCCCACAGGTTCAGCTCAACCCCGGCGCCCTCCGGCGAGGTGGCGGAGAGATCCGGCTCGATGGGGGCGCCCTTCTGCGACATCGCGTGGAGCAGCTTGCGCACGGTCGGGCGGAGCCGTTCGACGGAGGCCGGCGTGGCGGGCGCCAGGTACACGGAGGCGGTGGCGTCTTCGATGGCGCCCACAGCGGGCTGGAGGTAGCGGGCGTCGATCTCTTCGTCGCCGTCAACAGGCCGCTGGGTTCCCTCGGCGGGCAGGGCGATCGTGGCCAGCTCGACCGGCTGGGGGGTGCCGAGGTCGATGTCCCGGCCGGTGGCGGTGTACGGGATGGCGTACGTCCGCGTCTCGCCGTCCTGGTGGTGGGAGACGATGACGCGGTCCGGGTAGGTCGCCTCGACCATCACAAAGCAGCCGTCGCCGTCGCTGTTGAGGAGGGCGCGGGCCGCGTCGCCGAGGCGGGTGCGGAGCTGTTCGAAGGAGTAGGGCATGGGCGCACTCACGGGAGCCTCCGGGTAGGACAGGGCGGACTTGGCTTCGAGGACGGCGGCGTGGGCCGGTTTGGCGATGCGCGGGCGGGCGGCCTTGGCCTCCATGACGGCGGTGCGCGCGGTCTTGGTCTCGACGGGCTCCGGGGCGGAGACCTCGGGAGTGCGGCCGGCGAGCGGCACCGGGATCCGGTCGGCTCCGAAGACGACGTACACCTGGTCGAAGGTGACGGGGGTGGCCGGCACCGGCTCGATGGGGGGCATGTCGTAGCCGAGGGTGAGGTGCGGGGTGAAGCCGTGGTTCGTGCGCACGGCCTCGGCGTACGGGGAGGTGGCGAGTGCGGTGGCGATGGCCTGGCGAAGTTCGGTGAGGCCCGGCACGTCCACGGGCACCCATGTGGGAGCGCCGTCGCCGCTGTCGGGGAAAGTCCCGATGCCGCCGATCGTCCCCTTGAGCGGGGTCGCGGCCCGTACCGCGTCGGAGACGACGGTGCGCAGATCCTCGGCAGCGTCGCCGAGGTCGGCGGCGTCGCCGAGGTAGGCGAGGGTGACGTGGAGTTCTTCGGCCGGGGTGCCGTTGGGCTGGGCGATCCGCTCCGCGACGTCCAGCGGCGGGTACAGGGCGACCATTACGCCCTTGCCCGTCTGGGTCTCGGCGGCTTTCTGCTCCAGCTCGATGGAGGACCAGGTGGCCTTGCGCTCCAGGTCGTCGGCGCGGCCGGACTTGACCTCGATACTGCGGGTCAGGGGATGCGCGCCGTGCAGTACCGGGCTGACCTCGTACAGGTCGAGGTCGTGGATGATCCTGACGCCGTCGTGGCGCTTGGAGGCCCCACCGGGCGGGACCTTGTAGCCGATGGAGAACTGGGCCTCGTTGGCGTCGTGCCAGTCGCGCACCTGCTCGTAGGCGTCGCGGCCGCGGACGGTGCGGAGGTTGAACTTCACGACGGCGACGAGGGCGCCGGCCTCGCGGGGCCAGGCGGCGCCGCCGGGGATCGTCGCGAACCGCGGGTCGCCGGGCATCCACTCCTCGATGGCAAGGACGCGACCGATGGGGTCCTTCCATTCGTGGTGCCAGACGCTTTTGACCTTGCGGCTTTGCAGGGTGCGGGTGAAGGCGCCGGGAATGATCAGGTCTTGGACGTCGTCGACGACGCCGGTCACGGCGAAGATGGCGCGGGCAGCGCCGCGCGGCAGTATCAGGTTGCGGGGCGGCGGGGGGCTCGGCACGGCGGGTTCCTCCTGGCGGCGGTGTGATCGCCGCACCGTGCCCCCGGCCAGGGGCTACCGTCGCGCGCTGCTCATCAGTCCCACGGCTTCTTCGCTCCGTCGTCCTCGTCGTCCTCGTCGTCCAGGTCCTCGTCCGTCTCGGAGACCGGGGCATCCTCGTCAGCAGGGGCTGGGGTCTCGCCCGCGGCGGCGACCTCCATGGAGAACGGGTCGGCCTGATCGGCCGAAGACGCGTCCGGGGCACCCGGCGCCGGGGCCTGCTCTGCGTCGCCATCACCGGGCGCGGCCGGCGCGGTGCCGCCGTCGGGGCCGTGCGTCTGGGTCATGCCCGCGTCGTCGACGTCGATCGCCCAGGCATCCGGGTCCGAGTACCGCCACACCTGGCCGGTGCCGTCCCGGACCCACCCGGTGAGGGTGCCGTCCGGCGCCTTGTCGAGCCAGGCTTCCTCACCGTTCTGCCCGCCGAAGCCGAACAGAGCTGCGGTCGGGTCGGTTTCGTCCCCCTCGTCGTAGGGGTCTCCCGCCCACGGCCGACTGTCGTCCGTGCGCTCCTGCGGTTCGGGGGCCGAGGGCTGGCCGGTATCGGGCTCGGGCGCCTCGCTGCCTTCCGAGGGCAGGGCCTTCACTGCGTATGCGTAGTCCACGCGGGGAGGTTGAAGGGCTGACAGCCCTTGTGTCCCCTCCCCGCCTCTCAGATGGAGCGGTACCCGTCCGGGGACCACACCATCGGGCCCGGAAGCGGGACCTCGGGGCGCTCCTCCACCTCGTCGGCGGCCACCGGAGACGGGATCGAGACGGACGAATCCAGGTCGACGAGCGTCACCTGGTGCCCGCGCGCACCGAGCAGTGCGCGCAGGTTGACGGTCGTTGTCGTCTTGCCGGGAGTCCGCTTCATCGTCATGCCGTCAGCGTAGGGGCCGTTCACGCCGAGCGGTCTAGGTTCGGCGGCGTTCTGTCTCCACGACGTACGTCTCCTGACGCAGCAGCGCGAGCACCGCCTCTTCATCTGCCGGGTCGAGGCCGCGGACCGGCCCGAGCAGCGCCATCACCATGGGGGTGCCTGTGCGTTGCTCCACGAGGGCCGCGATGCGGCGGGAGCCGATCACCGGCCGGTCGGACCGGCCGGTGATCTCTACCTCGTAGGCCGCCCCGTCCTCGAACGTGCCCGTCACCCTCATGCTCATCTCCTACCGCGTCGCGAGCAGGCCGAGGAGGAAGGCCCGCAGGTCGTCCGAGAGGTACCACTCGCCGGAGAACAGCGTCGCCACGCCCTGCGCCACGAGGGCGTCAGCGTCCCCGGTGCTGGCCTGGTCCCGGAAGAGCCGGGCGAGGAGCATGTCGATCGAGGAGCGGCGCGCTCCCACGCGCCCGCGGTGGGTCCGGGTGAAGTGGTACATCTCCTGGGCGGCCTGGATGTCGGGGTTGCCGCGCTGGAGGTGGGTCACCAGCGCGTGGATGGCGGTAACTCGGCCGTCATCGCCGAGGTCGGCGATCGTTGCCGTCCGGCTGTGTGCGTCGTACCCGCCGGCCTGGCCGTCCCGGGCTGTGATCATGCGGCTGCTCGCGGGGGTGAGCCAGTCTCGGGGGATGAACTGCTGGATGTCCGTGAGGATCCGTGCGGCGTCCCGGTCGCTGTCGTCGGTGACGACGAGCGCGGACGCGCCGCCGGGTCCCATCTCCCGAACCTGCGACAGGACGTCGCGGACTGCGTCCGGCAGGGCGGCGGCGTACAGGTCGCGGAGCCGCGCCGCGTCCCGGCGGGCGCCCGCGGCTTCGACCCGGGCGGCTTCGAGCTCGCCGTCGGTGTCGGTGCCTGCAGCGGTGGCCGCGGTGAGGTCCCGCAGGCGCCGCTCGGCGATGGCGGCGTAGTCCATCGCGTCCCGGACGGAGCTGTGCGGGGCGGCGCCGAGTTCCGGGTGAGCGGCTGCAAGGCGGGCGGTCAGGTCGCCGTCCACATCCGCGCCGGCGGCCCGCAGCGCGGCCAGGTGGCGCAGGGCTTCACGGCCGGGGCCGCGGTCGGCGGCCCGGTCCGGGAGCCATCGCAGACCGTCCTGGATCTCCGGGAGCTGCCCGGCTTCCAGGGTTGCCCGGCGGGCGGGCTTGTACCAGCGGGCGCGGCGGGAGACCTGCCCGAAGCGGCCGGGCGCGGGCAGGAGCCGCGTCCAGTGCGCGATGCGGTCGGCAAGGTCGGCGCCGTCGTCGGGCTGCGGCAGCGCGTTGGCAGCCAGGCGGCGAAGGCGCCGGTTCTCGGGCCAGGAACGCACCCGCTCGGCGAGGCTACGGCGGAACCGGGCGGCCTTCTCCCTCAGCTTGCTCAGGGCTTCCCGGCTCCCCCGCCAGGCCCGTGCGATACCCCGCAGGAAAGCGGCCACGATCGCGACGATCTTCCGGGCGATGAAGACAAGGGCGGCGAGGATGTGCGGCAGTACGCCGGCGCGCTGTCCGGGCGGCAGAGCGGCGGCGATCCGCTGTGCGGTCTCATCCCGGTTCGCGGCCATCTGCTCAGCGAGCTGAGCGACGATCTGCGCGCGGCGCTCCTCGGTGAGGGGCTGGCCGTCGGCGGCCTGCGCGAGGGCTTCACCGACGGCGCTGTCGACGTGCTCGGTGACCGCGGCGTCGACCTCGGGGCTGGTGTCCGTGTCGGTGTCCTGCTGGGAGTACTGGTCGCGCAGGGCGGCCGGGATGAGGCGGAGCAGGTCGGCGGCACGCCGCGCGGTGTCCTGCTCGCTCTCCCCGTCCAGCGGTTCCAGGTCGTTGAGCGTGCGCAGGGCGGCCTTGATGGCGTCCTGGCGGGCCCGGGCCGCTTCCGGGCGAAGGCTGCGCAGCAGCGCGACCCGCTCATCGCCGGTGATGCCGGCGCCGTCGATGGCCTGCTTGGCGTCCTCGCGGGCGTGCTTCATCGGCTGCGTGAGGGCCTGCGGCGTGAGGCGTTCGGCGACGTCCTGGCGCAGCTTGTGGATGCTGCCGGGCTCGTTGGTGCCTCCCAGAGCCGCCTCGACGACGGCGCGGACGACGGAGTCGCGGTAGTCGCTGGTGATGCGGTCCGGGTCCGGCGCCGGGTTGGGGTCGCGCTGCTCTTCGTCCAGGTCCGATGCCGGGATGGAGGGGTCGGGGACCTGCCACAGCGGGTCGGAAGCGGCGAGGGTCCGTCGGACCCGGATTCCGTCGCCGTCTTCCAGCGTCAAGTACCGCATGCCGTCGGGCAGCTCGGCGATGGCGACGACCTTGTAGGAGGTGGTCTTGTCTGCCTCGAACTCGTCGGGGAGGGTGATGTGGTCGCCGACGCCGACAGCGCCGATCGTGCCGGGTTCGGGCGCGGTGGTGGCCTCCGGGGTCTGGCCGGCGGCGGCGTCGAGGTGGTCGGCGGCTCGCTGCGCAGCGCGGCCCTCGGGGGTGGCCGGGTCTGCGTGCTCGCGGAGGGTTCCGGCCAGCGAGGTGGCCTGTCCGGGCGTGAGCGGCAGGTCGGAGGCGACACGGGCGGCTCCCTGCTGAGTGTCGGGGTCGTCGAGCGGTGCTTCGCCGAGTCCGTCGACCGCGTCGCGCTCCTCCGGGGCCAGCTGCGGGTCAACGGTGGGGCCGACCACCGGGGTGACGGGCGGCACCGGTTCGTGGCTGGTCAGTTCGCTGTTGTCCTCGGAGTCGTCCGGTGCGTTCACCGGAGCGGCGCCGTTCTCGTCTACGACCCGGCTGTAGGGGGAGGTGGGCGATCCGTTCAGGGTGTGCTGACGGCCGGTGGCGGGGTCTGTGGCGGTGATGCGGACGTGGTTGTCGCTGACCTGTTCCTTCTGCGTCACCGTGACCGGGGCGAGGCCGTTGATGCCGTCGTCCACGAGGATCACGTCGCCCTCGCGCAATTCGCTGGCGGGAACTCGCTCCAGCCGGACGGCGGCCGCCGGCGGCTGGGGAGCGTCGGCAACACCGCCGGCAACGCGCACGTCGGCGATCGGGGTGTCGCGCATGCCGTCGGGGGTGGCGACGGTCGCAGTGTCCCCGTCGACCTCTTCCACCGTGCCCAGGAGAGTTCCGGCCCGGTCGGTGACGACGTGACCGGGCCGCACGCGGTGGCCGTCCTCGGTCCAACCGGAGGGACGGGCCGCGCCGCCGTCGGTGAGGGTGAGCGCCGAGGGGGTCATGTCCTCGTCGTCACGGTCGTCGCCCCATCGGACGGAGACCGTGCTGTCGGTCGCGCCGGTGACTGTGCCTTCGTTCCCGCGGTTGTCGGTGACGATCGAGCCGGGGAACAGGCCGCGGCCGGAGTTGTCGGTGGGGACACGGTCGGCGATGCGGCCGGTGAGCACGTCGGAGTCGGCGCCGGTGGGCGGCGTGCCGTCCGGGGCGTCGGCCTCGTCGTCGGTCGCACGGGCGGCCGTGGCGTCCTTGGGAACCCAGATCGACTGACGGGTTCCTCCGCGGCCGTCAGGGGTGTCGGAGATCAGCAGCCGCAGCTTGTTCTGGACGCGGCGGGCCTTCTCGGTGGGGACTTCCTTGGGGCCGTCGACGACGAATCCGGTCAAGGTGCGGGCGGTTCCCCGCGCCTTGGTGATGCCGTCGATGCGTACAAGGTTGCCGAGGGCCAGGTCGGAGACCTTCACCCACTCGGCGCGGCGGCCGCCGACCGGCTCGGGCGCGCCCTGGGACTCCGCCTCGGTGTCGGGTTCGTTCTCTGCCTCCTCTTGGTTTGTGCGGCCGGCGCCAGCGCTGTCGTTGCCCGGAACCACCGGGGCGGCGTTCGTTCGCTGCCGCGTCCGGGTGCTGGTGTTCTCGTTCGTAGAGGCTGTGCTCGGGGTCGACGCAGTCGAGGACGGCGTCACATCGTCGTCGCTGTCCACGGCCGAGGACGGCGACGCGCTGTCGGCGTCACCGGCTATGTCACGAGGGGCCGGAGCCGCGTCGGCGTCCGCCGTGCCCGGAACGCCACCCAGGGCAGCGCCTCGGGGATCCGTGCCCATGCTCGGGGTCTCGCCAACCTGCCGTCCGTACTCGTGCTGATCGAGCGGGAAGTGGACGTCTTCGGCTCGGGCGAGGCGAAGGAGGGGCCCCTGGTCGTCCGGGATCAGGAAGGTCTTCCCGTCCACGGGGTGCCGGGTGGCCTCGAAGGGGTGCTTGGCGACTGCGATCTTGTACCCCTGGTAGCGCACCTTGTCCGCGGTGAACTTGACCTTCTTCGGCTCCCCGATGACGTAGCCGAGCTGTCGGCCGGTGGCGCCCGGGTACAGGCCCGTGATGCGGCCTTCGAGGAAGACGATGTCGCCTTCCCGCAGGTCCCGAGCCTGGACACGCTCGGCGTTGTCCTCCCAGCCGGGCGTCGCCAGCTCTTCGAGTACCTGCTGGGCAGCGCGGTTCTTGCGGGCCTCGTGGTGCTGCGCTCGCGGGTCTTCCGGCCGCAAGACGTCCAGGTACTCGCTGATCTGGTCGGCGAGCCAGCCGGGGCCGAGGATGTACCGGTCCTTCAGGTTAGGCGGCTGGTGCTTGTAGTGCTTGGTGTTCAGCCAGCGCAGCTCATCGTGGAGCTGGGCCAAATCTTCCGCGACGTTGCCACTCGGCGTGATGCCTCGACCGAGCTGTGACATCAGTTTGCGCAGCGCCTCGTAGCGCGCCAGGTCGCCCGGGTTGTTGGTCAGCGTCTCCAGGCCCCGGAAGTCGTCCGGGAACGCCAGACGCTCATCCACACCGGCAAGCCTGCTGGCGAGGTCGGGGTGGACGATGCCGAGGTCCGGCTCACCGCGTTCGATGTCGCGCAGCACAAGGTGGGCGATGGCCGCCTCCCGCGTGCTGAAGTGCGGACCGTCGCTGAACGGGGTCGTGCTCCACCACACCTCTTCGGGGTTCTGCGAGTTCGAGACTTGGTGGGGTGCCGTCAGGGTGCCGATCAGACGGCCGTTCCGCCAGACCTGGCCAGCACCGTCACTCCGCATGACCGGTCCGGGCACAAGACCTTCGGACGCCAGCGCTCGCATCTGCTCGGGCGACCCGAACAGGACGCGCTCACCCTCCTCGCTGATGATCTTGCTCTCGCCGGTCTCGTACTGCTTCAAGTCCGTCGCCGTAGGGATCCGACGGCCGTCCACGAATCCGGCGCGGCGCTGCGCCGGGTCGCCCCAATGGATGGCGTTGACGGCGTACTGGGACTGCGCGGCGTCAGCAGCGCCAGGCGCCACACCCTCGGTGTCGCTGCCGGTCTGGTTGCCGTCAGCGGCGTTCAGCTGCCTGTTGTCCGCCGGCTCTGAAGCGCTGCGGTCGTCATCATTGCCGGGGACGTCCGCACCGGTCTGCCGTTCCTGCTGCCCCGTCGAGCCGTGGGGCCGCGTACGGATGACGTTCTGGCGGGTCTCCTCGACGGCCAGGCTGAGGGGATTGCCCTCGGCGTCTACCCAGGCGCGCAGGTCCTCCAGGTCGAGCTCCGGAGCGGCCCAGTTGATCAGACCGCCGTCCTCGTTCCGCAAGTTCTCGTACTCGCCAGCAAGGCGGACGGCGCCGTCGCGGCCGCCGATCTGCTCGCCATCGGCTTCCCAACCGGTCAGGCGAGTGCCGCTGACGGCGTGGCCGAACTGCCAGGTGCGACCGCTGTCGTCGGACCAGGTGATGAGCCCGCCGCCGGGAGAGAGCGACAGGGTGTCGTTGTCAGCGAGATGCCGCAGGTAGGCGGCGTGCTCCTGCGAGTCCGCACCGGACGGAGTAGGGGCGTCACCGGAGCGGTAGCGGCTCCTCAGGCCGTCCAGATCGGGCGCGTCTGCATTGCCGGAACGGTCGCGGTCGTCACGGCCCCGGCTGCGGTCCCGGTCGCGATCGCGGCCGGGGATGTCCGGCAGGCCGCCGTTCGGCGTACCGCCGTCTCGTCCCCCACGATTCCGGTCACGGTTCCGGTCGCGGCGCCGGCGGCGACGCTCATCGGAGTCGGGCTCCTCCTCGCCTTGGTCATCGTCGGCGTCGGCGTCACCTTCCGGGCCGGGAGCGTCGCCGCCTCCGTCGCCATCGTTGCCGCCGCTGATCTCGTTGGGGCCGTTGCGGTCGTCGCGGCGGCCGTCACGGTTTGGACGGTCCGATTCCTCGTTCTCCCCGTTCTCGTCCGGCCGGTTCGGGTCTCGCTCCTCCGAATCCGCGGAGTCGATGTGCGGCAGGCGGGCCACCTTGTCGCCTACCAGGAGCACGCGCATGTTCTTGAAGTCGCCCGGTTCCTCATCGGGGGTCTCACCGAGCCAGATCCGGTATCCGGGGTACTGGGTGCTGCCCTCTCCGCGGTAGTGCAGCCCGATCTGGGGCCGCGCAAGGAGATAGCCCTCCCGGGTCACCTGCCGCTGAGAGGGGTACTCCACAGTCTCGAAGCGGATTCGGTCGCCGATCTGAAGCTGGTCCACGTCCACGAACTCCGCGTCCGGCGCGTCGCTGATGTCCGGGTCCAGCCTGGGCCGGTCCACGTTGTTCCTGTACGCCTGCTCGATCCGACCACGGTTGAAGTCGTAACTGTTCGCAACCGGGTCGCGCCGTGGCTTCCTGTCCCGTCGGCGCACCGCTCGGAGGAAGCTGCTGACCTGGGCAGTGAGAGCCTCTTCCAGGTTGTCGTCGCCGTCCTGGTTCTGTTCCTCAGCCGCAGATGCGGGCGTCGCGTCAGTGTGGCGCTCCACGCGCTCGCCGCGCTCGACGGTGTACATCGTGCCGGGGCGCAGTTCGTCGCCCTCCTCACCGACGTACAGGCGCCACGACGGCACCTTCTTGCCGGCGCGGGTCGCGGTGACCTTTTCCGGCTCGGCAAGCAGCCGGCCGGACACGGTGACCGTCTGGCCCCGGTTGTTGCGGCCCTCGTGCACGGTGATCCGATCGCCCTTGCTCAGGGCCTCCGGCTCGACCGCATCGCCGTCGGCCTGTGCCAGGAGTTCGTCGTTGCGGGCCCGCGCGGCTTCCTGCCGTCGCGACTCCTGTTCAGCGGCGATCTGCTCCTTCTCCGCCCGCTTGTCGGCGAGCTTCCTCTCTTCCTTGGCGATGTACTCCCTGACTGCGGGGGAGTTCTCGTCGGCCACGATCATGCTGTGGGCGGCCGGCTGGAAGCCGAACCCGCCCCCGTGCTGGCCATCGTTGACGAGAGTGCTCTGCGCGTACCACGTCTCCCACTCTCGGCCCCGAGAGTGGGCGTCCTCGTCGACGCGGTAATAGTCGTCCAAATCCGGCCGGCGGACGATGTCGCCCTTCTTGAGCTCGCCGTACGTCGCCAGACGCTCGCCTTCTCGGAGCGGCGTCAGGCGCGCGGCTGCGTGGTCCGCGGCTATGGAGAAGTCACGCGCAGCGGCATTCCAGTCGGAGGAGTCGCCGCCGTTGAACGGCCACATGATGCGGGCGGCCTTGCCCAGATTGTCGGATGCCGCTTCCTGGTCTCCGGCGGCGAGAGCTTCCGCTGCCTGCCGCAGATTGCCCCTGGCGCCGATGAGAGCAGGCGCATCGGGTGCGAGGTCGGCAAGAGCCTGCCACTGCACGTCCAGGTCATCCGGGAGACCCGTGGGTTCTTCCGACGTCGGCCCGACCGGCGTCAGCTCTGCGAGCGGATGAGATTCGTAGCGGCCGTCATCCAGACGAACCATCGCGGTACCGAACATCGGAGGGTTGGCCAGAGTGCCACGCTCTCCGCCCGGCGTGATCACGGCGTCCCCGCTGCCCCAACGGTGGCCACCACTGCTCGCCTCCTGCTCCGCGGTCGGAGCGGTCTGGCTCTCTGCGGTGTTGGCCGAGTCGTCCTCGCTGCTGTGCTCCGGGGCGGGGGCCCGGTTCCGGTCAGTCTGCTCGCGGGCCTGAGCGGAGAACCGCTCGTTGACCTCCCGCTCCTCCTCACGCCAGCTCTGTCGACGGTTCGCCGTCGCGTCATGCGACCGCAGATAGCTCTCGACCGCCGCGGTGAACTTGGTCAATGGCTCGTCCAGGTGGCCACGCTGCTCGTCGTCGAGAGAGCCGCGGAGGCGGCTGGCGTGCTCGACTGCGTTGCGCAGGTAGGTCGCCGCGTCGTCGAAGTCGTTGACCTCCTGGGCTGCGATCGCCTTCATGACGGCGTCGTGGAGCCGGTGGGCGGTCGCGGGCACCTCATCTCGGCCGGGCCAGGCATGGCGGGCGGCGGTGTACACCTCCAGCTCGACGTCGCCGATCGGCTTGATGGCGTCGCGCCATTCCCCGTCGGTGGCAAACTCTCGGGGGGCGTCGGTGCGGCGGGCGTCGCGCTTCTCGCGGAGACCTTCCAGCTTGCTCAGGTTGTTCCGCACCCAGACAGGGGTGGCTGCGCCGGCCGGGAGGTGCGGGGCATCCTCGACCAGCCACTTCTTCGACGCGGCGATCCAGTTGTCGAGCTCGGGATCCGTCAGCGTGTCCGGGTAGTCGGGGAAGTGGAAGTTAGGGCTCGGCTTGATGGCCAGCAGAGGCGAGTTTGCCGCCAGTGCCTGCGCGGCGGCCTCCTTGGTCGGGTAGACGATGCCGTCCGGCTGACCGTTCTCACCCACGACCTGCCAGCGGTCGCGCGCGCCGGCGATCTCGCCAGCAAGGTTGTGGTCGACGTAGACGTCAGCTCGGCCACGCTTGATGTCGGAGACCTTCCAACGGTCGCCCAGCCGCGGGTCCAGGTGCGCCGCCACGATCTGCTCGGCTTCGTTCTGGGGGACTGCTCGACCATCGTGGCTGAAGAACCGGGGGCCCTCCGGACCGTTCTCGTGAGACCGAGCGACGGTGAGCGCAGCCTCCCGTGTGGGGTCGTGCGGCTCGTACGAACCGTTCTCCCAGTCGTTCTTGTAGCCCATGAACAAGCGGTTGCCGACGTCCCCGTGCTCGTCGTGGTGCGCCCGCCACGCTCCGTTGGCCGCGTCGAGGCGGCCGATGCGCTTTCCGTCCAGGTACACGGCACGGTGGGCTTCGGAGCCGGCAACGTGCAGCTCGCCGACCTCGACGTCCTTGCCGTCGTGCTGGCCAACCTTCTCGCGCGTCTCCTCCGGTCCCTTCCAGCCGAGGGTGTTGGTGTGCTCCTCCTCGTCGCGGGTCTCCGGTACTGGCGGAGTCAGGCGTTCGACCTGCTGCTCCCTCAGGATCGTGATCCCGTTTTGCGTCGACGGCTGTTCCCCCTCCTGGCCGAGGTGGAGGCGCCAAGCCTGGATCTTTTCCCTGTTGCGGGTGGCGGTGACCTGCTTCGGCACAGCGAGCAGGTGGCCCTCGCGTACGACGGTGTTGCCGGCCGTGTTCTGCGTCTCGACGCGAACGTAGTCGCCAGGGGTGAGGGCGTCCGGAGAGACGTTCGTCTGTTCGCCGTCTGCGGAAGTCTTCTCGCTTTCGGTCGGCTCCGTGCCCTCTCCGTCGGAGTCGGCGGGCTGGGTGTCGTCGTTCTGCGATGCGGGGGTACTGGATTCCTCCGCATCATCGTCCTCGGGCCGGGGGACGTACGGCTTGTCGTACGGGTCGGGCTTTCCGACGGCGGGGATCGTGGCGGCGCGACGTGCCGAGTCGTACTGCTGGAACTCCATCTTCCGTGCGGCGCCCAGGAGCACCTTGCGGACCCGGCGTCCCTCCGGAGTGTCGGGCTGCTGTGCAGCGGCCTCGCGCGCAGCGGCGGCGATGGCTCCTGCCTGGGCGGAGTAGGGGCTGTAGCGGCGGTGCCCGGGGTTCCACGGCAGGGTGTCGATCGGGGTGCCGTCGGCGTACTGGCCGGACAGGGTGAGCTTGCCGAGTTCCCGTACCTGCGCCTCGGTGAGGGTCATCTCGGTGATGGCCCGATCGGGGGTGATCAGCTTGCGCTTCTCCCGCTCCGGCTTTCCGTTCTCGTCATCGTTGCCGGTGTACTTGGCGCGACGGTCATCGAGTCCGTCGCGGATGACCGATGCGGCGCGGACCGGGGGTGCGCCGGCCTGGTCGGGCAGTTCCTCGTGCCACTGCATGTCGGCGGGGGAGCCGCCGTTGGCGTCCTGGCCCCACCAGTAGCGGCGGCCGTCGTCGCCGGTGCGTGCACGGACCCATCCGACGGTGTTGCCCTCGGAGTCCACGATGGTGCCGTGGCCGGCGTCCATGTCGAGGTCACGGAGGCGGTTGCCGGTGGAGAGTTCCAGTCCCTCGGGCGTGGACGCCTGGGCGATCTTCTCGGCGTTCTCGCGGGCCTTGGTCTTCGCGGTGGGGTCTCCGCCGAACGGGGTGCCGTCCGGGCGGGTAATGTCCTCCAGCTTGTGCACGCGGGTACCGCGCTCAGCTCGTACGAGGACGGAGTTCGAGTCGGGGTTGACGGCCATGACTTCGCCCGGGCCGTCGGGGCTCAGGACCGGATCGTTCACGGCAGGAAGGTCGCGGGCCGGAGCCTCGGCGCTGGCAGGGGCGGAAGTGCCCGTCGGCTGCTCGTCCCGGGACTCGTCGTCCGCTGTTGGAGCAAGGGGCTGGCCCTCGCTCGCCTCCAGGCGGTCGGGCGTCGTCTGGCCGACGTTCGTGGTGTCGGACTTGTTATCGTCCGCGGCCTGGCTGGTGTCCGTGCTCTCCGGTTCCGGAGCCGCGTCGGGCTTGATCGAGTTGAGGTCGGAGCGGACCTTCTCCGGCGTCAGCTCCTCGCCCTCGCCCGACTCCACGTCGCCCTCGTCCGGCTCGGCGGCTCCGGGGGCCGTGTTCTCGTCACTGTCCGGCTTCGGCTCCGGGGCCACGTCGGGCTTGATCGAGTTGAGGTCGGAGCGGACCTTCTCCGGCGTCAGCTCCTCGCCCTCGCCCGACTCTGTGCTGTCCTCGCGCAGGGGCGTCCCGTCGCGTTCTGCCTTCTCGCGGGCGCGGCGCTTCTTCCGCTCTTCGGCGTCCGGCCACAGGATGCGGGTGGTGCCCTTGGCGTCGGTGGTGATGGACGGCGGCGCCGGGGTGCGCGGCAGGAGGTCGGTGTCCTGGGCCTGGGCGGGGTCGTCCGCGTCGGCCGGGTCTTCGCCGGCGGCTATGCGGGCCTCGCGGAGGTTGTGCTCGATCTCCTCCATGCGGGACCGCTTGGCGGCGGCGGCTTCGGGGCTGGAGACCTCGCGGCTCTGCTCGCGGATGGCTGCAGCGACCAGCTTGCTGCGACGTTCGGCGGCCTCCAGCTCGTCGGCCTGTTCGAATGGCTTGTCTACGCGGAGCCGGGCATCTACGGCGTTGCGTTCCTCGACTCGGAGGTCGGACTGGGCGCGGGCGATGGCGGTTTCGACGCCGGCGAGGAAGTCCTCCAGACGGGTGAGCGGGACGGTCGCGCCTTCGTCGAAGTCGTCCTCGCCGTACAGGCGGGTGCTCTGGGGCACGTCGGGAAGGGAGATCATCACCGTGCCCTGCCGACCGTACGGACGGCTCCAGTCCCGCTTGTACTCGGCGGTAATGTCGATGTTGCCGATCTTGCCGATGATGTGCTCGGGATGCTGGGCGTGCGGGTTCTTGTCTCCCGCGCGGATGACGGCCTTCGCCGCAGTGGCGAGGGCCTGCATGGCCTCCTGGCGCTTGGTGAAAGTCGTCGAGCCGATGGTGGCTTCGAAGGCGTCGCCTCGCGTGTCCTTCTTCCGTGCAGCAACGTCCTGGAGCTTCGCGACGAGGTTGTCGGTGTGCTCGCGCAGTCGCTCGGCGTTCCGGATCGTGGATCGGAAGCCCTCCTGCGCCCGCAGGTAGCCCTTGAACTTCCGCTGGAGGACGGCGAGGGAGGCCCGGACGTTCGCCTGCTCCAGGAGGTAGGCGTTGCCGGTCGCCATGGCGGTGACCTGCTCGGGGTTGAAGATGCCGTCCGGGATGTCCTCGACGGTGCGGTCGGTGAGGTTGCCCTTCATGAGCTGGCGGATGAACTTCGCCTTCCGGGCCACGGTCTGCCAGGAGAAGCCGTCGAAGGACTGCTCGGTGACGTACTGGAAGATCGCCACTTCGGGGTTCGCGTTGCCCTGCCGGACGATGCGTCCGTTGCGCTGCTCCAGGTCGGCGGGCCGCCACGGACAGTCCAGGTGGTGCAGGGCGGTCGCACGCAGCTGGACGTTGGTGCCCGTGCCCATCTTGGTGGTGGAGCCGACGAGGACGGCGATCTTGCCGGTACGGGCGTCGTCGAAGAGCCGGGCCTTCTCGGCATCGTTCTTCGCCTCGTGGATGAAGCGGATCTTGTCGGCGGGCACGCCGCGCTCGACCAGCAGGGACTTGAGCTCGTCGTAGGCGGCGAAGTTGGACTCCGCCATCTCCTCCAGATCGGCCGGGGCCGCGCCCTTCTTCCCCTTCTTCTTGCGCCCCGGGTCCTTCGGGGTGCCCATGTCGAGGAACACGATCTGAAGGGCGCCGGGCGTCTCGTGCGGCGTGTCGTCGTTCTTCGAAGTGGGGTAGACCGCGTCCTTGGTCTGCTCGTAGATCCGCTGGATGTTGTCGGCGGCCGCAGGGAGCTTGTTGCCGACCTCATCGATGCCGACCATCCGCGGGTCGAGAGAAACCTTTCGCCCGTCCGAGCTGATCTTGAGCATGTTGTCTTCGGACGGATCGACGGCGCCGCTCTTCACAGCGCGGGCGCGGGCAGCGAGTTGCTGCTGGTAGGCCATCTGTGCGTCGGTGGGGTCGACGGTGATGGTGACGGCCTTGCCGCCGGCGATGTCCGGGACGTCGAGGTGCAGGTCCTCGGCGGTCTTCACGTCCGCGACGGTGCGCCAGATCCTCATGAGTTCCGGCATGTTGCGGAACGCGGCGAACCGGGAGACTTCCTTGAAGCCGGAGCCGTCCGCCGCGAGCTCGACGCCGGAAACGATCTTTCCGTAGGTGGAGGCGAAGTCGTCGAAGTCGCGGATCTTCGCCTTTTCGAGGAGGTCCGGCCGCAGGTAGCGCAGCATCGTGTGCGCCTCGGTGACCGAGTTCGAGATCGGGGTGGCGGTGGCGAAGGTGACCACGCGGCCCGACGACGTCTTGGACCGCAGGTACTCCAGCTTCATGTCGAGGTCGGAGGCCCGGTTGGAGCCCTCGATCGCGGCGCCCTGGATGGAGGAGGCGGTGGCGAGGTTCTTGTAGTGGTGCGCCTCGTCGACGACCACGTAGTCGATGCCGGTGTCCTCGAAGTAGAGGCCGGCGGTGTCCTTGGACGCCGCGATCTTGGATTCGATCTTGGCTTCGAGCTTCTTGAGCCGGTTCTGGATCTCCTTGACCATCCGGGACTCGGAGCGCCCCCGGCGGCCTTCTTCCTTCTCCTCCGCGGCCTTCTGGCGCTTGAGCGCCCGCTCCAGGGACGCCTTCTCGCGCTCGATGTAGGCGAGCTGCGCCTCGGGCCGCATCTGGATCGACTCGAAGGCGGTCTGGGTCATGATCACGGCGTCCCAGTCGCCGGTCGCGGCCCGCGCGATGAACTCGCGGCGCTTGCGGCCCTGGAGGTCGTCGCTGGAGGCCGTGAGGATCCGGCCGGCGGACTGGGGGTAGAGCTCCACGAACTCGTCGTGGAACTGCTGCAGCATGTGCCCCGGGACGACCATCGCGGCCTTGTTGATGAGCCCGAGGCGGCGGAGCTCCATCACGCCCATGGTCATCTCGGCCGTTTTGCCGGCGCCGACCTCGTGGGCGAGAAGGACGGCGGGCTCGTTGACCATGCGCGCGACGGCGGAGTGCTGGTGCGCGTGCGGCTTGAACCAGTCGGCGAGGCCGGGCATCGTCCGGCGCTGGCCGTCGTAGGAGCGCAGTGCCAGGTTGTTGTGGGTGTCGTTGTACGCCTTCTTGATCGCGTCGGAGCGCTTCGGCTCCTCCCACAGCCAGTCCTGGAAGCGCTCGCGCATCTCCTCGGCCTTGGCCTGCGCGGCGCCGGTCGCTTCCTCGTCGATGTACGAGCCGCCGTTGTCGTCCTTGACGCGGACCTGGATGCGGCCGTTGGTGAGGATCGCCTCGGCGAGCTTGATCGCGTTCCACTCTTTGGTGCCCCACAGGGCTGTGGCGGCGCGGCCCTTCTTCGTGGCGTCCGGCGCTTCGACCTTCCACATCGAGCCGCCGTGGTAGTACACGCGGATGTTGCGGTCGCGCAGGGTCTCGCGGAGGAACTGCTGGACGGGTTCGGCGCCGAGCCATGCGGCGCCCATGGGGGCGTCGATCTCGCCGGGGGAGATCTCGGGCGGGAGGACTTCTTCGAGGTGGCGGACGTTGACCTCGAAGGCCGCGTTCTCGCCGGCCTTCTGCTGGGCCTCGGCGAGCTTGGCCCTTACGTTGCCGGAGAGGTAGTCGGCGGCCGGGATCAGGTCGCCGCCGTTGTGGGGCTCGAAGACGAGCGGCCACTCGCGGCCGCTGTCGGGGTCCTTGGAGCGGGCTTCGAGGAGTCGGACCCGGGCGTCTGCGGGCGACAGGCCGAGGACCTTGCCCAGGGCCTCGTCGTCGAGGCGGCCGTGTTCCTCCAGGACCAGCGCCATGGCGTCCTCGGGGGAGTCCGCCCGGTCGGAGATGGTGCGGTGGACGGCCTGCCGCTTGGTGAAGACCGACGACTTCTTCGACTGGCCCGTGGTGATGTCGAAGGTGTCGAGGGACCGGACGACCGCCATGGTCGGGTCCTTGGTCATGATGCCGCCCATCTGCGGGCGGCTCTTCGTGGCCTTCTCGACGGTCTCGCCGGTGACCGGGTCGGTGACCTTGCGTTTGCCCCAGGTGTAGCGGTTCAGGGAGCCGTACTTGCCGTGGTACTTGTCGTACCGGGCGTTGAGGTCGGCCCGGAGCATGGCGATGATCTGCTCGTCGGCGTCGGGGCGGGCCTCTTCCGCGATGAGGGCCTTCATCGCGTCGCGCAGGCCCAGGAGCTGGCGTACCTCGTCCGTCTGCTTGGCGGACACCTGGTAGGGCTTGATCTGGCCGTCCCGGACCTGGGTGAAGGCCCCGTCGTCTTCGGCCTGGACGTGCCCGTCGATCCGGTCGGAGCCGGCCGGGAGGAGCTGGGCCTTGGGGCGGTCGCGGTCGCCCTTCTTGTAGGCCAGGCCGTCCGTCTTGGCGTCGGCGACGATCTTCTTGAGGGCCTTGTCGAGGGCGGGGGCCAGGTGGCCGTCGCCGTCGACGCGGAGCTCGCCGTCGCGGTACATGCCGGAGCCGACGGCGAGTTCGCCGAGGACGCGGTCGCGGTTGGCGAGGAAGTACGGGTTGACGAAGACCTTCTCGGCCTGGGGGTTGTCCTTGTCCGCCGGGGACTGGCCGGGGAGGTCGGTGACCCTCATGGAGTGGACCCACGCCGGCGGGTCGTCCTTGCCGCGGGCGAGCTTGACCGCGCCCTTGCGGTCGCGTCCGGTGGTGAACTCCTTGTCCTTGTCGCGGCGGCGGAAAATCAACAGGTCGGTGACGACGTCGGTACCTGCGGTGCGACGGTGGGCGCCGGAGGGGAGGCGGATCGCGCCGACGAGCTCGCCCTTGCGCGCCATCTCCATGCGGGCGTCCTCGGCCCGGGCGGTGGCGCCGTCCATGGTGTACCGGGAGGTGACGACGGCGACGAGGCCGCCCGGGCGCGTCAGGTCGAGGCTCTTGATGATGAAGTGGTTGTGGATGTTGTGCCCGCCCTTGTTGTGGCGGAGGTCCACGACCTTGTAGTCGCCGAAGGGCACGTTGCCGACGGCCATGTCGAAGGTGCCGTCGGGGACCCGGGTCTTCTCGAAGCCCTCGTTGCGGATGTCGGCGTGCGGGTAGAGCGCCTTGGAGATGCCCGCGGTGATCGGGTCCAGCTCGACGCCCGTCATCCGGGCGCCGTCCGGGGCGTAGCCGATGAAGTTGCCGCTGCCCGAGCCGGGCTCCAGCACGTCGCCGCCGTCGAAGCCGAGGTCGCGCAGGGCCTGCCAAACGCCCTGGACGATGGTCGGGTCGGTGTAGTGGGCGTTGAGGGTGTTCTCCTTCGCCGCCGCGTACTCGTCCTCGCTCAGCAGCTCCTTGAGCCGGGCCTGGAGCGGGGCGAACTCCTCCTTGGGGGAGTCGACGAAGACCTGCGGGGTGGCGCCCCAGCCGGACCAGCGCGACAGGATGTCCTGCTCGGCGGGGGTCGCGGGGCGGTTCTCGGCCTCCAGGGTCCGAAGGACCTCGATGGCGGCGATGTTCGCGCGGACGCGGGCCTGGACGGTGGACGGGACGAGCGAGCGACCGTCCACCGGCGGCGTGAAGGCGGGGGCGGTCTCCTCCTGCTGGGAGGAGCCGAAAGCTACGCGGTGATCTTCGGCAGCGGCGTCGTCGCCGGCATGTCCTTCGTCTCCGTCCCCGGCTCCTTCTCCAGGTACACGTGCTCGTTCATCGCGTCCTCGCGCGCCATCAGCTTCGCCATGTTGATCTGACCGGCCCGCTCCCTCGTGTCCACTTCCTCGTCCGGCTCCGGATCCGGCACGAAGTCCATGTACGTCTCGCCGATCTCCGTCTCCACCGTCTCCCCGATCCTGGTGAAGAGCGCGTCCCTCTCCGTCTCCGGAATCGCCGCCAGCGCCGTCGGCCTGTACGTCTCCCAGTACGCCTTCGCCCGCTCGCCGTACGGATTCACCCTGCTCCTCCTGCTGCTCGTCGCCCGGCCGGTCTTCGGCCTTCGGCTTCGTCTTGTCATCATCGTTGGTCAGCGCGCCTGCCGGGATGGCGGGGCGCTCCGGGGACGGCTGCTCGTCGCCGGCGCGCTGCTCGTCCTCGGGGTTCGGCTTCGTGCGCGCGCCCGCACGCTCGGTGCCCTGGTCCGGGCCGACGTGTCCGACGGCGACGGTGCCCTCGGGGGCGCCCGTACGTTCGGTGATCTGCTGGGCGGCCGCTGCCTCGGAGCTGTCGGGGTTCGGCTGCTGGCGCATGCCGCCGCGCTTCTTGCGGGCCTTGTCGTCGTACGCCTTCTGCGTCTCGGCGAGGAGCCGGCCGAACTCCTTCTTCGCGCCGTCCTCCTGGAGGCGGTCGTTGAGCCCGGGGCTGTCCCAGTCGAACGGCTTGCCGTCGACCTGGGCGTTCTCCAGCCGGTTGGCGAAGTCGACCGCCTCGGCCTTCCGGCCGAAGGAGGTCAGCTGTCCGCCGGTCGCGATGTGGTCGATGACGTACCGGGCTTCGGGGGTGCCGTCGCCGCGCTGGAGCGTGGCCTTGGCGACGACGAAGGTGCCGCCCTTGGACATCTGGGGGCCCTGGAGCTGGGCGTAGACCTTCCGGACGGCTTCGGCGTGCCGTTCCTGGCGCTCCTGGTCGTCGGTGAAGGGGGTGAGCTTGCCGCTGGCCCAGTGCTGCCGCACGTCGGCGAGGGTCTTGAAGCGGCGGTTGTCGGCGGGCGCCGGCTTCGCCGCGGCCGCGCGCCGCGGGGCCGTCGCCTTGGGCTGCAGGACCGGCTCGTCCTGCCACGCACGCGGGGTGGGCTTGCCGTTCTTCTTCGGCTTCGGGATCTTGTTCCCGCCGTGTGCCTCGAAGCGCTGGACAGTCAGGTTCAGGGCGTCCGCGAGGTTCTGCGCGTACCGGGCGACTTCCGGACGGCCGTCGGCCTCGGCGAGCTCGGCAAGTCGCTCGGCGTCCTCGGCGAGGTCCCGCACGGTGTCGAGGTCGTCGGGCGAGTGCTGGGTCTTCGGCTTGTCGGTCTCGTACGGGACCTCGCCGTCGATCATGTCGTCGAGGTGGAGGTTCCCGTCCAGGTCGGACAGGTAGCCGTACGCGTCCTCCGCCTCACGGTTGTCCCAGTCCTGCGGCCAGACCGCTTCGAGGTCGGCGAGGTAGTCGGTGTTCAGCTCTTCGACGGCGTTGCGCGCATGGTCGGTGTCGTGGAACTTCCCCTCGCGGTCGGGGTCGTTCTTCGTCCTCTTCGGGCCGCGGGCGCGCAGCGCGTCGCCTCGGCCGGCGACGTGGTCGGAGCGTCGGGTCCCTCCGTCGATGCGCAGCAGGTTCGGGTAGTGGCGAGTCGCCCGGTTGGTCTTGGCAGCCTCGGGGAGGAGTTCGCCGTTGTCGTCCTTGTCGTTCGACATGACGCGGCCCTGGTGGATAAGCGGGTCGTCATCCTCCGGCTCGGGGCCTTCGCCCTGGTCCTCGTCTTCGACGTCCTCGCCGACGTCGTCGCCCTGGTCGTCCTTGTCGTGGGGGTCGTCGGGCGTCTGGCCGTTGTCGCCGGCGTCGTCCTGGTCCTGGTGGCCAGCGCCGCGCTGGGGGTCCTTGGCGCGGCGCTCGTCCTCGTCGCGGACCTTCCGCTTACTGCGGGTCGGAGCGGTGCCGTCGGGCCGGGCAACCATCGTCAGGCGGGAGGCGTGGACCGTGGAGCGCTCGTGCGTGCCCAGGTTCTCGACAAGGACGTTGCGGCCGCCGAGAGCCCGGAGGACGCGAGCCATGCCACCGCCCCAGAGACGAGCGATACCGCCCGTTTCGATGAAGCGCCCCTTGGAGTCACGCGGGTGCAGATCAGGGTTCCAGGGGCGGCGGAGACGCTTGGTCTCGATGCTGGCGAGGCGGCGGTCAGCGGCGTTGTCGATCTGCATGCGGCGGACCATGCACACCGCGGGGGGTTAACGTCGCGCCCTCCCTCCGCCGGCTGATGGAAAGGACCTCCTTTCATGGGATCCGGCGGCGCGTTACATCGTCTCGGTGAGGATGTGCAGGGCGAACCACCCCGAGAAGCCGAACCAGGCGACGGCGAAGACGGCGCGGCCAACCTTGGATGTGCGGGTGTGGAAAAGGCGTCGGATGTTCTCGGACAGGGTGTCGTTGTCGCGGCGGTTGGCGAGCGCGATGGTCTCGAAGACGGCGAAGGCGCAGGTCCAGGCGATCCAGATGGCGGGCCACATCAGGCGGAGGTCTCCTCGGTGTCGGTGGTGCGGTAGAGCAGTCGGCAGCGGCAGTTGGCGGTGAGGGCGATGGGGGCGATGGGGTCGCCGGGGTACCGCATGGGGTATCCGGCGACGTCGTACGGCTCGGTGACGGGGAGCGTGATGCCGTCCTGGGCGGCGTGGGCGGGGCGGACGCGGTCGTCGCGGCGGGTGATCCAGGTGCGTTCGATGCCGGGGCCGATGGCGGCGGCGGTGGCTTCGGCGGCTCCGTTGACGGTGGCGGTGGCGGCGGCCTCGGCGATGTGCTGCACGAGTTCGGCGGCGCGCTCGGAGAAGGTGGCGCGGACGAGGGCGGCGAGGTCGTCCAGATCGTCGGTGGTGGTCTGGGCCTGGTCGAGTAGGGCGGCGACGTCGTCGAGGAAGTCCTGGAGGGTCGCGGTGGCGGCGGCGACCGCGGCGAGGACGGCTGTGGCGATCCCGGGCTGGGCGGCCGTCGGGGCGGTCCCGGCGCCGAGGGCGGCAGCGGTGTCGCGGGCGACGGCGGCAGCGGCCCGGGTGAGGATCGGAACGAAGGTGTCGGCCGCCTCTTCCGTCCAGCGGCTGGCGTCCACGATCCGTGAGGTGTCGAGCCGGGTGGTTCCTCCCCGGGTGTCGTGAGGACCGTCCGCTGTCCAGAACCGGGTGCCCTTCCGGGCCTTGGGCGAGCGGAGCCGGGCGAGGGTGACGCCTTGCTGCCGGGCGAGGAGCGCGTCGAGCGCGGCCGCCGCAGCGAGGAGCACGCGGTCGAAGTCGTCGTCGGTGGCCGTGTACCCGGTTGTGGGGCCGGCGGGTAGGGCCTTCGTCTGGATGCCGCGGGCTTCGTCGACTGCGGCCGCGGCCGCGCTGGGTTCGCGCTCGTCGTCGGCCCGGGCCTGCTCGACTGCGGCTGTGGCCGGTCCGGGCCCGAGGTCGGTGTCCTGGGCCCGGGCTGTGGCGACGGCGGCCGCGGCTGCACCGCCTCCGGCCGGGGTGGCTTCGTCCTGGCGGGCCTGGGCGACGGCGGCCGCGGCCGCGCCGGACGGTTCCGTGCCGGGGTCGAGGGCCGGGAGCTCGCCGCCCGGGCCGGGGAGCGGGCCGCCGCCGTTGGGCTGTGGCTGGCCGGGGCTGGCGATCCCGAGGGCGGCGGCGTCGGCGGGGTGCTGCGGGACGGGCGCCTTCTGCGGGCTGATCCACAGGGCCCTGCTGTGCGGGTTGTTGTAGGCGGGGAGGCCTGCGCGCCTGCGGTACTCGTCGATGGAGATCAGCCCGGCTTCCCACTCCTCTCGGGCTTCGGCGCGGCGTTTGCGGCGTGGCAGTTCGAGGGCTTCGACGGTGGAGGTGTCGTAGCGGATGGCCAGGCCCTCCGCCGCGAGGTCGCTGGCGAAGGTGTTGGCGATCAGCTCCAGGTGGGGTAGCGCTGTGTGGATCCAGAAGCCGTACTCCTCCTGTTCGGCGTTGTCGAAGGTGCGTCCCGAGGCGTTGCCGGTGACGGACTCCGGTACGCCGAAGGCGGCCAGGATCTCGACTTTGGCGTTCTGGGCGGCGTGCTCGTACGCCATCTCGCGGGGGCGGGCGGCGAGGTCGACATAGTTGATGCCGCCGGGGCCGGAGCCGATGACGGACAGGTGGCCGGCGTACTCGGCGCCGGGGAGGAAGCGGTTTTCGAGCCGGTTCATGTCCCGGTCGGACAGGGTGGAGGTGTCCACGGCAAGGACGCCGCCGGGCCGGGCGTCGTTGCGGATGAAGGCGACGTTGTAGAGGCGGCTGAGGTGGTCGAGGTCGACCGAGATGCCGGCGGCTTCCAGCGGGGTGATGCCGGAGAAGGGGTCGGTGGGGTGCGGGTCGCGGATCCAGCGGACGCGTTCGGGGTCGAGCTCGCGGACCTCGCCGTAGAGGGTCGTGAATTCGTAGTGGCTGAGGTAGTCGCCCTTCTCGCTGGGCACGGGGATGACCCGGTCCGGGGGCAGTAGGTCGAGCCGTGTGATGGTGCCCCGGTTGGACCGGGTGACCTCTACGAACGTGCCACGCTTGGAGAGGAGCACCTGGCCGGAGGCGCGCTTGCGCAGGACGGGGCCAGTCTCCAGCGGGTTCGCCTGCCCGTTGAGGACGCGCAGGAGCGGGTGGTCGGGGAACGTCTCCTCGAACTCGCCGTCCTCGGTGAGGCCGCGGCCGATCTCCAGAGGCAGGCGGGAGGCGTGCTTGCCGATCGTGTCGATGGCCTTGAACGTCCAGACGCTCCGCTCGTACCCCTCCGTGACGACCTTGTCGAGGTCCCAGCCGTCGGCCCGGGCCTCGGTGCCCCACGAGGTGACGGCGGCATGGCTGGTGGAGGTGTAGCCGCCGGTCCAGGTGACGGTTTTCGCCTCGGCCGGGCCCGGGCCGGGGGTGATGAGCGATCGGAGAGCGGGGAACCAGCGGCGCGCCATGTCACGCCCCCTTGCTGCTCAACCACACGCCGCCGCACAGGACGAGGGCGCAGGCGAGGGTCCAGGGGGAGAAGGTCCAGGCGGTGAAGGCGATCAAGGTCAGGCCGATGCCGAGCGGGATGTATCCGGCGAGGAGGGAGCGGATCGGATTGGAGGCGAGGGAGCCGTTGTAGAGGAGTCCGAAGGCACCCGCGCTCATGGCGGTGCCGCTCAGGAGGAGGGTGATCAGCGGGTTGACCGCGGCGGTGACCCACATCAGGCCGACCGTCCCGGTTCCGATGAGGAAGAGCCCGGCGAGCTCGCGGGCCACGTGGCGGCGGGCCGCGTGGGGGAGGGGTGGGAGGTTCGGCGTCGTCTTCACGCGGTGGACCGTAGGAAGACAAACTCCTTTACGTCGCGGGCTGGCCGGTCAGCGGGCCGGGCGGGAGACGCCGGCGACGTACGCGTTGAGGCCGCGGCGCTGAATCCGGCCGCCGGGAATGATCGTGGCGCTGGGCGGGGGCGGCGTGGGCAGCTTCCTCTTCGCGCGCACGCTCTGGTCTCCGCCGATCAAGTGGCGGTTGTCGATCAGCGCCTCGCAGTCGATATCGGCAACGTCCTCGTACGGCCGACGGCACGCACGGCAGTAGACCTCAAGGGCGTCGACCCGGGTGCCGCCGTCGGTGGTGAACGAGCCGCGAAAGTCGGCGATCTTGGCGATGCGTTCCTTGACCAAGATCTCGGCGGCAACCACCCAGGAGTGGGAGAGGTCTTCCGGCTCTTTGGGCTCCAGGACGGAGGCCGGCTCCGCAGGAGCGAAGAGGTCGAATTCGAGTTGGTCGAGTACAGGCGTTGGCACGTGCAGATCCTCCAGGCTCGGGACGCCTCTATGGACGGAGTGACCTGAAATTCCGTTACACCTGCCAACTGGCCTACGTCTCGTAGTTCGATGTCGTCACCACGGGACGGGCGCCTTCCGGGTGAGCGGACGCCGGGGCCCGATGCCTTGCACACCGGGCTCGCGTCGTACTCGGCAGAGCAGTTCGGCCTGTCACCCAGCTTGAGGCCGAACGCCAGTGCCGACCTCATTCTCAGGCCGTTCCTCGACAGCCTGGGGACGAGTCACGCTTTCGCGGATCACCCCGCTGCTGAGCCGGAGCGCACGAACGAGTCGGGCGGCCCACGGCGCGGGCAGGTCACCGCTCTCCAGCGCGCAGGCGTGGACAAGGTCGCGGGCCGTCTTCGATTTCCTGGAGGACACCAGGTTGGTGAAGCGGGAGTCGGCCAGGCATTCGCGGGCGGCGTAGCCGTCGGTCGCGGCGGTGGCCCGGCGGTGCAGCTCCTCGGCAACGAGATGTGCCGCGTGCCCGTCGGCCGGATCGAGGAGATCCAGGATGGTGAGCCCGAGCCGGGTGTCGAAGACGGTCGTGCCGTCCTCGGGCTCGCGGTGCATGTACGTGTCTACCAGTCTGGAGAGCAGGTCGTCGACGGGGTGGTGGAGGGCCCGGTGGCACATCACCGTCAGGCAGGACGTGATGGCGTTCTCCCACGGTTCGCCGGGGGTCGTCTCGGTCACGAGGCTGACGGCGTGGTCGGGGTCGCTGCCGAGGGAGGCGAGTACGGCGACCTGCCGGCCGTCCAGCATCCGCAGTCCGATGCCGTTGTGCTCTTCGATGTGGGCCCTGGCCTCGTTCCAGCGGCCGGCGGTGGTCAGGGTGCGGGTGCCGTCCGCCAGGATCACCCGCCATAGCCAGGCGCGTACCTCGTTGCGGTCGTCGTCGCTGACGGTGAGGTCTGCGGGGATGCGGATGCCCTCGAACTGGGCGCTGGTGGCGTTGCTGACGGCGTTGAAGAGGGCAAGAAGGCGGTGGCGGCCGTCGTCGGTGTTGCCGGAGCGGATCTGGAGGCGGGCGAGGTTGACCACGGGTTCGAGGGCCCGGATCGCGGTCATGCCGGGAAGGGGGGTGGCGTGCAGGTAGGCGGCGGCGTGCTGGTGGCACCATTCGCGTGCGAGGTCGGGAAGTCCGAGGTCGGAGGCGATGAGGGCCGCCTGGTTGTAGACCGCGGATGCCAGGCCCTGATCCGCCTTGTCCTTCGCCGTGCCGGAGAGGTCGACCAGGGCACGGATGCGCTGCGGGAGTGGCAGGCAGGCGGGGCGGAAGCGGGAGATGAGGGGGAAGCGCCGGGCTATGGGGTCGTGCGGGTCCATGAGGTCTCCCCGGAGAGGAACGGCAAGGGGGTACGACGTGGGCCCGCCGGGCGGCGGGCCCACGCCAGGGGTTACTGCCAGGTGACGAGGACGCGGTTCAGCGGTGTGTCGAGGAGGAACACTCCGGGCCGCTGCTCGATCGCGGGCGCGTCGAGCGGAACGATCTCGAACGTGGCCTCGCGGCCGCGGTACTCGCGGTCCCAGGTGCGGACGGCGTCGGCGACCTTGGCGACGAGCTCCTCGCTGCCGGGGCCGTGGCCGATAACGCCGAACTCCCAGAGCTTGCCGCCCTCGGGCGTCTTCTCGTCCAGCAGACGCCGGGTGAGGTAGGTGAGCGCGCCCTTGTCCACGGCCGCCGTGCACGACGGATACGGGTCGTCGGTGAGGACCGTGCCCTTGGCGGTCTGGGGGAACAGCATGCGGATCAGGCCGGAGGGCAGGGAGCAGGAGACGAAGAGCTCCATCCACTCCGGGCTCTCCATGGCGCGGACCTTCATCCCGGTCCACTCCTCGATCCTCGGCTGCTCCAGGACGCCGGAGAGGGCGTCGGCGTCGATCTGCTGCCCGGCGGGGGCCTGGAGGCGCACGGTGCTCTGTGTGGAGAGGGGGATGACGCGGCGGTCGTCGTCGGCGATGCCGCGCCGGAGCGGCATGAAGGTGTTCATCTGCGAGCCGGAGGACACCCAGCGGCCGTCGTGCTCCTCGTAGACGATGGAGCGCGAGACGCTGCCGGTGAGTCGCTGCGGGGTGACGATCCGGCCGCCGGGGGCGAGTTGTTCGAGCCAGGCGTGCGGGATGCCGTGCGCGCCGACGGTGGCGATGATCCGGTCGTACGGTGCTCCCTCGGCGTGGCCGAGGGCTCCGTCGCGGGTGAGTGCCTCGACGTTGGTGAAGCCGGTGTCGGCAAGGTGCGCGCGGGCGCCTTCGACCAGGTCGTCGTCGACGTCGATGGTCGTGACGTGTCCGTCGGGGCCGACGAGGTGGCCCATCACGGCGGCGTTGTAGCCGGTGCCGGCGCCGAGTTCGAGGATGCGCTCGCCGGGCTGGGCCTGGAGCTGGTCCAGCATGAGCGCGACGACGCTGGGCTGGGAGGCGCAGGAGATCGACGTGCCGTCGGTGTCGTACTTGATGTCCACCGGCGCGTTGGCGTAGGCGTCGGTGAGTGGCGCGTTGGGGACGAACCGATGCCTGGGGACGGTGCGCAAGGCGTCCTCGACGGCGGGGGTTCGGGCGTGGCCCTCGGCCTTGATCTGGTCGACCAGGGCGTTGCGGAGGCGTTCCGCGTCGGCGTCGGACGTGGTGAGCGTGTCGGTGTTCACCGCGCTGACGCTATCGGCGGCGGGGCCGTTCGCCGTGGTGGACGCGGTGTTGTCACTCGATCCCATGACTACCTCTCGTGCGATGTGGGACAGGGCGTGCTGGTCTGCTGAGGGCAGGCCGGAACGGTTGGCGTGGAAGATCACGTGGTGGGCGATGACGGCGCGCAGGCCGCGGGTCAGCTGGCCCTGCGCGGCGAGGTAGGCGAGGGTCGTGCCTGCCCGTTCGAAGGCGGCGATCCACTCCGCGTGGCCGTCGAGCGGCCCGCCCGCGCGGGACAGGCTGCGCGCCTCGGTGGTCATCAGCTTCTGCATCGCCGGCAGCAGGGCGGCGGACCGCTCGGTGGCCGGGCCGCCGGTTTCGGGGCGCAGCGCGGCGACCTTGCTCCACACGTCCCCCTGTTCGAACCAGTCGAGGTTGGCGGCGCGCATCATGCTGCTCACCAGCAGTACGGCGGTCTCGGGGCGGCCCAGCCGTCCGGGGCCGGGCTGGTAGGCGAGGAGGTGGCGGCTGTCCTCGTGGAAGAGGTTGTGGGCGGCCGTCATGGCGGCCCCGCCGCCGAACGCGTCCGTCTCCGGTTCGTAGATGCCGTTCGTCCAGGAGCGCGCGATGCCGTCCGCGACCAGGTCGTCCAGCAGCGCCTCTACGGCGGGGGCAGAACGCTGGGCCATGTAGCGGAGCGGCCAGGGCTGTTTGTTCATGAACCACCAGCGGCTGAGCTGCTGTTCGGCTTCCGCCTGGCGCAGTGCGGGCGCGAGGCGTTCGGCGATGGTCGCTCGCGCTCTCTCCCGGTCGGGGAAGGTGATGTTGTGCTGCTGCCACTGGTCGGCGGGCATCCGGGGTCCTCTCGGGTCAGGCGATGAGCAGGAAGGCGTCCCAGGCGGTGCGCGGCGGGCCGGCGCTGGAGGTGGCGAGGAGCCCCAGTGCGGTGCCTGCGGCGCCGTCCAGGAGACCGGGGCCCGCGGAGCTGTCCACGAGCGCGGCGCTGGCTTCTTCGGGTGCAGTTTCCGGCGGTAGCAGCGTGGAGAGCAGGGACGGCTGGACGGCACGGAGCTGTTGTGCGGTCTCGGGGGAGGCGTCGGCGGCGGTACGGGTGGCGAGGTGGACGAGCCCGGCGAAGCCGTGGCAAAGGCCGGTGTCGGTGGTGGCGCGCAGTTGGGCCGGGTCGGTGAGAGCGTCCAGGAGGGCGTTCTCGGCGGCTGTCTGCCGGGCGGGCTCGCCGAGAGCGAGAGCGGCGAGCTGCTGGGCGCGCGCTAGGCCCGCGGTGCCGTAGCACCAGGACGGGCGCCGAGGTGCGGCGGGCGCGAGCCGACCGGTGCGGAGCTCGTTGCGGGTGACCCAGTACGGCCACGTCCGGCCGCCTGTGGTGGTCGTCTCCCAGCGGTCGAGCCAGGCGAGGATGGTGCGGATGGCCTCGTGGTGACCGGTCACGGTGGTGCCGCGCCGGGCGGAGAGCGCCAGCAGCGCCAGGACGGAGCAGATGCCGTGGGCCATGCCCGTGTTGCTGTGGCCGCCGGGGAAGCGGTCGTCCATTCGCCCGGAGGGCCCGGTGAGCGTCCACCACCCCGGGAGCATGTCCCCGTCGTGGGCGATCGGTTCTACCAGGCGCACGCAGTAGTCGAGGACCGCCCGCAGGGCCGGGCCTGTCGGGTCACGGCGCAGGAGGTAGCCGCCGAAGCCGGCCAGCCCCCGGATCGCGTCGAACTCGGCGAGCGCCGGGAGTTGCCCGCTGTCGATCCTGCGGTGCGCGGCGTCCAGGCGGCGGCGTACGTCGCTGAGCACCTGCCGGTCGAGCAGGTCGAGGTCGCGCTGGTAGGCGCCGGGGCGTCCTGCGGCGGCGCAGGCCAGGACGTAGGCGAGTGCGGGGGCGCCGTAGAAGGGGTGGCTGTCGGCTCCGCTGGTGAACGGCCGACGGGCGGCGGCCGCGAGCCACTCGTGGGCGCGCTGCCAGGGGCCGAGGCCGGCCGCAGCCCGCTCGATGTGCAGCAGGGCGACGCCGATCGGTCCGAGAGCCAGATGCTGCCGAGTGCCGTCGGCGGTCATCGTGGCGGAGGTGGCGTCGGGGTGGGCGAGGAGTTCCGCGACGTGCGCGGACACGGCGAGGGCGGCGTCGTTCACTGCGTCCTCCCGGAGCGGGCGCGGAAGGCCAGGGCGGCGGCGCGGGCGAGGTGGAGACACATCTCCTCCTCGGGGAAGTTCACCGCGACGCTCCTCACGAAGTGGGTGTGCAGCAGGGAGGTCAGGACGTCGTCCACGGCGATGCCCGCGGTGTCCGGGCCCGGGAGGTGCTTTCGGTACGCGGCGAGGGCAAAGGCGCGGTCGGCCCACGCCGTCACGATCGCCTCGCCGCCGGGGGCCGCACGCAGCGCTGCCCAGTCGTCGCGCGGATCGGCCAGGCGCACGGCTTCCGCGAACTGCGGCCGGGGGATCGCCCCGGGCGGCTGGTGAGGGATGTGGTCGATCAGCCAGCGCGTACCGGCCTCCGCGCTGCCGAGGAACGCCGAGGCGATCGCGAGCGTGTGCGCGGCCACCAGCGTGCGCTGCTGCGGGCGCCGCGGCTGGGCAAGCTGGGCGACGACGGCGCGCGAGTCCGCCCGGAACACCGTCTCGGCGGCGTCCCACGCGGGCCCGGAGCCCCAGCGGCCCATCTCCCGGTAGGAGGTGGGGTACCGCAGGTCCGTCAGCAGCCCGGCGGCGCGCAGTTCGTCGGCCCACGCGCTCACCGTGTGGGCGGTGTCGGCGAAGTCGTCCGGGTCCGTCAACGCGAGGCGCAGGCGAAGGTGCTGGCCGGGGTCGCGGAACCTGATGAACCACCACGGCGGAGCACCGAGCCGGCGGATGAGGTCGGGGACGTGCCGGGTCAGCACGGCGTCCTGGCGGCGCTGGTCCCCGTACAGAGCGGCCAGCAGCACCGAGGACGCGGCCGGCGTCTGCATCTGCTCCTGCGAGAGCGTGCGGGCCGGGGTCGGCTGGGGCAGCGGCGGCCACGCGGGGCGCCCGGTCGCCTTGAGGGGGACGACGATGTCGTGCGCGCGGCCCTGGCTCCAGCCGTACGCCTCCGGCCGGGGCGCCTCGGTGAGCACCGCGGAGGGGGTGCGGTCGAGGTGCTGGCGTAGCAGGCTCCGGTGGGCGGCCTGGGCGAGGTCGAGGGGGAGCAGCCGGTCGTCTTCGACGAGCTGCACGTGCTGGGGCAAGCGTCGGCGGTTGCGCCACCCGGACAGGGCGAGGCTCCATTCTGCGGCGGGACGGTCCCGGCCGGGCAGGTCGGAGGCGTCCAGCCGCCAGCGGGCCGGGGCGAGCACGGTACGGCCGTAGCGCAGGCGCGGGAGGAACGGCATCGCCGCGGCGGCACCCCAGTCGAAGACCGTCACCTGGGAACACTGGGCGCGGGAGAGCTCCGTGAGCAGACGGGCCAGCGGCGGAGTGTGTTCGGTGAGGTTCAACGCGTGCATACCTACGGCCTCGATGCGGCGGCCGAGACCCGGTGCGGCCAGGTACATCCGGCGGCCGTCGCAGGCCACCGCGAGATCGGCCGGGGTGAGCACGGTGGCGGCCGGCGGCCGGTGCTCCTGCAAGCTGATGAGGAGCGGCAGGACACGAGGGGTTCGGGTGACGTGCGCGGTGTCGGGCAGAAGCGGGGGGAAGGAGAGCTGGGCGGGGTCGGTACCGGCGTCGGCTGTGGGCAGGTCGGCCAGCTCCGCGCACAGCGCTTCACGCGCGGCGGGGCCCAGGACGCTGGCGAAGCGGCCGGTGCTCACCCCGACGCCACGGGACACGCTCGCGACCTCCACGGTGAACCGGCCGCGCCGCGCCTCCTCGATGCTCGTGGCGTGCAGCCGCACGCCGATCTCCAGGTGCGGTGGCACCCTCGGTTCCTCGGGCCCGACGTCCAGGGCGGCGATCATCTCGTCGGTGAGCACCACCTCGTCGTGGCCGTCGAGCGCGGCGGCCTGGGCGAGCCGGACCAGCACGTCGTCGCGGGGAGAGACACGTCGCCGGCGGGCGCCCGCCGGGGCCCCGGGGTAGCCGTCGGGGTAGCCGATCCCGCTGTCGGCGACGACGTCGAGCAGGGGCACCATCGTGCCGATGCCGTAGCGCTCGTAGAACCGCTGGTGATACTCCCCCCACCCGCGGGTCCCGTACGGGCGGGCGCTGAGCCGCGTGAGCACGGTCGCGGCACGCTCGACTTCGCGCGCCACCTCGTTCGGGAGCCGGAGGTGCGCATCGAGGCGGAGGTCGAGCGCCAGGGGGTGACGGCGAAGGCCCGGCACCAGCTCCCGCATCAGGGCGGCCACCGCCTCGCGGTCGCCGGCAGAGTCGCACTGCCGCAGGCCCGTGTGGACGGCGTGGAGGTCCTGGATCGTCCGGGCCAGCGGCGCGAGGGTATCGGCTTGTATCGTGTCGAGCTGCGCGAGGACGTACCCGAGAGCATCGGTCTCGGTGGCCGGCGCCTGGAGGTTCGTGAGGAGCACGCGCCGGCGGATCAGCCCTGCCAGCAGCCCGTGTACCCGCTCGGGCGGAACGGCGGGGAACTCCGACGACAGCTCCGCGCCCAGGTCCTCGAACCGGATCGGCGCGCCCGCCGCGGCGAGGACGCTGCGTACCGGAGTCGACAGCTCGACGGAGGCCTCCACGGCTCTGCGCTGTCCGGGCCGTCCGTCGTCCTGGTACGGGACGATCAGGTGGCCGTCCCGTACGAAGGCCGTGCTGTTGACGGCAACGGACAGCAGCGGCAGTAACTCCCCGCTCTTCTCCAGCTGCTCAACGAGCTTGGACAGCCACTCGGCACTGGCCCGCGCGACGACCACATGGTCCTGTCCCCAGGTGACGTCCGTCCGATCGCCGAAGGCAGCGGTGGCGACGCCGGCGAACAGGCCGAACGGGGTGGCCCGGCAACCGGCACGAAGGAGGTACCGGGTCAGGGAGAGCCCGATACGCCGTACGTCACGCGCGGGGGGTGCGGCGGACGCGCACAGTGTCTCGATTTGGGATCCCAGGTCCGGGCTGGCGTGTCGTACGGCCTCGGCCAGAGCGGGGTCGCTCCAGACCGCGCGCACCCAGGCAACGCGGTCAGCGGTGGTCTCGTCCCGCTCGGCGGCGGAGAAGGAGCGGTCGTCGAAGTCCGGGAAGGGAAGCCCGGCCATGCCCGGACGCGCAACGGCGCGAACGAGAGCGGTCGTGCCGGCCCGGAACGCCGGTGGTGCAGTCACGGATGCCTCCTGGAGCCGGACGGGAGGGGGAGAGGGCGGCCGGTGCCGCCACGCCATCGGCGTGGCGGCACCGGCCAGGTTCAGGCCGGACGGCCTTGGATCAGGCGACGTTGGTGGTGCAGGCGCCGCAGGTGGAGCCGCAGCCGTCGTCGGTCAGGTTGGTCAGCCCGGCCGCGTCGGAGACCTCCAGCAGGCCGACGTTCAGGGTGAACCCGTCCTCCTGGGGCGCGGGCTCCTGGACCTGGGTGGTGCTCTGTGCGACGTTGCGCGTCATGACAACTCCTCGTGATCTGTTGGGTGTTGCGGACTTTGTGACGCTGCCAGCAGCCTGGCGGACGGAGCGTAGCCGGGAGGCTGATGCCGTCGACCAGGTTCTGGCCAACCCGACGCGAAGCCGCGACGGGAAGCTCTCTCAGCCCGGCCTGGCAGCCGGGCGGGGGGCGGTTCTAGGCGGGGGCGCTCTCGGCGGAGTTGAGGGACGCGGCAGAGCACTCGCGGTCGAGGACCGAGACGAACACGCGGCTCTTGTCGTCGCGCGACTCCTCAGACCGGAACTCTCGGGTTTCGTTCCAGAAGCTCCGGACCGCGTCCCGCTTCATCAGGCTGCGGACCTGTACGTACAGCTCGTCCAGGTCGAGCAGGCCCAGCTCGAACTTGAGCTGGGTGAAGCTGACCTGACGGTTGACCCTCACCAGCTCGCTGAGCCGCTCAGGGGACCGGTCGCCGGAGGTCCAGATCTCCCAGTGCTTGGGGTCGGTCGCGATGGCTTCGAGCAGCTGCTGATGGAGCGCAGCGGTGTCGAGGCGAATCCGCTGCTCGTGCTGATGCTTGACGAGCTTGAGCTGCTGGTGGTGCCGGCGCTCAGCACGCCAGATGCTGGTGGCCGCTACGGCGGCGACGGCGAGGATGGCGTTGGAGGTCTTCATGGGGCCCTTCGTGGGATCGATTGCCGAACACTCCTGCGATGCGGAGGGGTGCATGGGCAACGGATGTGGAGTTCTGTCGTACGCGAGGGGACGGGGGCTCCCGGCACGAACTTCGGCACTCCGTCTTACGCCGCGGACACCAAGGAAAAACACGGCTGACGTGGTAGTTCGTGCCGGGAGGTGGTACCGCTCCCGGCCTGTGGCTCGCGGGGAGGCGTTGGGCTCAACACAGGCCGGGAGCGAGCTTCGCGTCAGCCCCAGGGGCCCCGGAGGACCACGGCCGTAATGGAGCCGTCGGGGACGAGGTCGCGCCGGTCATGCTCGCGCCAGCCCTGAGCGAGGGCGCGGACCTGGTCCTCCGGCATGCCGACCTTCCGTCCGTCGCGCATCTTCTCGGTGACCGCCGTGGTGACATGCAGGACGCCGTCCTCATGCAGCCACCGACGGACATCAGCGATGAAGCGCGGGATCTCCAGGAACTGGAGCGTGTGACGGCAGGACACCAGATCGATGGCGCCGGTCTGGAGATGGCGGGGTATCGCGTCGGCGTCGAAGTCGTGGACCTCGAAGCGGAGTGCGGCCCCGTGGCTGCCGTGGAGCTCACGGGCGCGCTCGATCGCAACGGGAGAGTAGTCATAGCCGGTGACGCGCATCCCGACCTGCGCCATCTGGCACGCCCACTCGCCGAGTCCGGTACCGACGTCCAGGGCGGCCTGCCCAAGAGCAGCGCCAGCGCGGTCCCGGAGAAGGCGGATCTCGTTCACCGGGATCGGCTCGAAGGTCGCACTGGCGGGCGCGTAGATGTCGTCCCAGAAGGCGGCGGACCGGTGCTGGAGGGGGGCGATGGTCACGAGGTGGCCTCCTGCTCGCGGCCGTCGGGGGAGGTGCCAGTGCCGCGGCGGTGGAGGCGGGCAGGGTCGAAGCGCCGCTCGAAGGTGTCGCCCAGCCGTGCGCCGAAGAAGTTCTCCTCGGCCGGCGGCCGGGGTTCGGGGACGATCGCGGCCAGGGCCCGGCCGGGCGTGCGCCTGTCGAGCGCGCTCATCGAGTTCTCCTTCACGAGTTCGTTCCGTACCAAGCGAGCGTGACCACGAGCCCGCTGACGAGGACGATGAAGAGGAGCTGGCCGGTGATCTGCCGCCATCCCACGCCTCGGTCGTCGAGCCAGCGGGCGGGTGCCCTTCAAGTCGAGGGCTCCGGGATGAGCAGCGAGGTGAAGCACCTGTGCTCGGCGATCGCGTAGAGCGCGTCCCTGTAGCACGCATGGTCCAAGCTGATGTGCTGAAAGGTGGGAGCCAGTACGCCCTGGGCAGTGCCGCCGATCAGTGTCTGCATCAGGTCGTTCCACGCCGGGCTGTCGGCGGGCTGGACCTTGCCGGTGTCGTCGTGGATCTCGCTGTGCACGCGCCACCCGCGTCCGACGGCCTTGGCCCGCAGCTGCTTGAAGTGCGGCGTGGGGTCCTCGCCGGGCAGGGTCTTCACGTACAGGACCACCCGCACCGTGTTGCCGATGATGGCGTCGGCGTTCAGGGTCTCGCGTAACCGCTCCAGCCCCTTCTTAGCCCAGTAGGAGCGGGCCTCGTCGCCCATCGGGACGACAGGGGTGGGGCTCTGGCTCGTCGTCATGATCTGCCTCGGCAAGTCGGGGGAGGGGAGGGCCGTGGTTACTCCGGTACGGCGCGAACCCGGGGTAACCACGGCTGTCAGGCTGGCCAACGTCGTCGACCGGCTGGTCACCGCCCGTTACGACTGCTGCGGTTTCCGTGGCAGAACTACGGTCCTCCATGCGACAGTTCATGTGCAACCCCATGTGGAAGTTCCACATGAATTGGCATATGCCGGATGCCTTGCCGCGGACTTTGCAGGAGGGACTCAAGGTGAAACACTCGGGGCTCTCACCCCAAACCGGTGGACTCCCACCTGAGTTCGCCGAACTCGGGGGTGAAACTGCTGCAACTGACTCTGGAGGACGGCACGTGGCGGCTCCCACCGGACCGACAGTCCGGCGCATGCGGCTCGGCATGGAGCTTGAGACCTTGCGCAAGCAGCGCGGAATGACGGTCGAACAGATTATCGACGGGCTGGGAATCTCCGAGTCCCAGTACCGCCGCGTGGCGAACGGGACATCGGCGTTCCGCAAGAACTCCGACTTGATCGCGGTCCTCGAACGCCTTGAGATCACCGACAAGGCCGACGTCGACTTCCTGCTGGACATGCACAAGGGGAGCCTCCATCGAGGCTGGTGGTCTCCCTACTCACGGATCATGCCGTCGGGCATGGCCTTCTACGTCGGCCTCGAAGACGGCGCCAAGGCCATACGGGCCTGGCAGCCACACTTCGTCTTCGGACTGCTCCAGACCAAGGAGTACGCCCGCGCCCAGCTCGCGGTCGCGAAGCCGGTCGACGAGAAGAACACCGAGTCGGTGGAAGGGGGCGCGGAGGTGAGGATGCAGCGCAAGCAGGTACTCACCCGAGAGGACCCCCTGGAGCTGCGGGTGATCCTCGCCGAAGCCGCCCTTCGCAACATGGTGGGCGACCGAGACGTGATGCTGGGGCAGTACGACGAGATCAACCGGCTGAACGAGCTTCCGAACGTCGCCATCCAGATTCTGCCGTCGAAGGAGGCGACCTATCGCTGCGCCTACGACTTCACCTTGATGGAGTTCCCCGAACCGCTGCCGGTCGTGACCCAGATGGACACCATCGACGGCGGATCGAGCATCACGGACAAGCAGACGGACATCTGGCAGTTTTCCCGCAGGTTCGAAGCCTTGCGGGATGGTGCTCGCCCGAAGACGGAGACACCGAACTTCCTGCAACAACTAGCCCGAGAGATCTGAGACATGGCCCTCAACTCCCTGGACCTCGCCCCCGAGCGCGCATGGTTCAAGTCCTCCTACAGCGGTGACAGCGGCAACAACTGCGTGTCGGTCGCCGACCTCACCGAGCGCGGCACCATCGGCACCCGCGACTCGAAGCAGGACAACGGTCCGGCATTCGAGAGCTCGTCGGCCGCCTGGTCCGCATTCGTGGCCGGCGTCGCGGCGGGTGCCTTCTCCGCCTGAACGAACGTATAGCCGAGCGGCCCGGCTTCCCCCACGGCGTATGAGGGGGAAGCCGGGCCGCTTCGTGCATCTGTACCCGTAGGGCGCTACGAGCCTACCTACACAACCACAGTTCGTCAGGTGGCAGCAGCGGTCGAACTCCGGCCGGTACAACGAAGGCGATCAACCGCCTTCAGGCGGTAGCGTGGTAGCTGCGGACGGCCGAGGCATCGCCTTCCGCTTGGACCCCGGCGACGGGGGATGCGGCTCGGGCCGGCCTCGCGCCCCGAGGCTGGCTGCTTCCCGCTTACGCGGGTACGGAGCACGCCCGTACCGTCACGAAGGGAATCACCATGCCTGCCGCGCCGCGCCGCGCCCACCTGACCTGGGTCGAGGGCCCGCACATGCACCTCACCGTCCACGCCGACGACGAGGAAGGCGGACTCGACCTCGACGCCGACCCC